TCCCTCAACCTCATCAAGGGCCTCGGCTACCAGCAAGCGCCTGTCGTCGCAGTCCGAGGTGGGGACGGCGCTATCCTGGAGACCTGGGGCGGGTTCCGCCCCGACCGCATCGAGAAGGCCGCGGCACTCGTCGCAGCCTAACCACCCCAACCAAGCAAAGGACCCATCATGCACTTGGCCCTCACAATCCTCGCCATCATCGCCGTCATCGCCATCCCCGCCTTCATCGGCTACAAGGTCGGTCGCGCAGTCGAGCGCAGCAAAATCCGCGCCGAAGGTCGCAACGACATCGCTACCGCTTCCGCTGGAGGTGGCTCCGACTGGTGACCCCAGTCCCCCACAGGCCGCACCCTCACCCCGATACGCCCCTCGCTGAGAACGCCACCTATTGCCACCAGGTGACGCAACCAGCGAGACAAGCGCTCGATGGGTGGGGGTGCCCTCGTATTACGGGCACCATCCCGCCAGCACTAACACTCACACACTGAACACCTGCGACCACAACGGAAAGGTAGAGTCCTCGTGACCACCTACGACGACACGATCAAGGCCCTTGGAGGCCACTACATCACCGACGGCGACGGCACCGACTACGGGACGTGGACTCCCAACACGGTCAAGACCCTCGTCATTGCCCATGACGGCGTGTACGTGGAACGTCACGGCAAAACGAAGGGCGAGCTCACACGCGCCGCCGCGAAACCCTCCTCCACGTCGAAGTCTCCGCTGCGCGCCCTCTCCCATAAGCAGTTCGGCGCACTCGAAGCCATCGTCGCCCCCGCCAGCATGTTCGAGGGAGTCAACGTCGAAAGCATGTTCAGTGAAGGCGTGCGCCTTGGCGGCTACTACCAGATCCCCGACGACATCATGCCGCCCATCGAGCAGATCGCCCGGAGCCTGCGCCTCGAACGCGAAGCCTACATGTCGGCCCATTCCGGCGCGAAAGGCGACCCTCGCCCCCTCATCCCCGACGCACCCGAAGGCGCGCGCCTCGCTCTGGCCACCGACTTCGCCACCCACGGCCACTACACGCAACTGCGCCCCTTCGCGCAGGTCGTCGAGTCCTACCAGCTCGCCCCCAACGTGTACGCCTCCGACCAGATCGGCGGCACCCTCGAGACCTACCTGTCCTCCCTCAAGGCCCCCAAGCGTGAGCAGATGCGCGACGACACCACCACGGACGCGCCCGCCCGCATCCCCACGCCCAACGAGGACACCCCCGGTGACGACCTCGCTGATCGTCTCCGCGACTTCGAGACCAGCCTCCACCAGACCAAGATCCTGACCCTCCTTGAGGCCAGCCTCAAAAAGGGCGAGCCCTACACGGCGGCCATGGCATCCCAGTGCCGCGACCTCACCAGCCTCGACACACAGCCAGACTGGTGGCCAACCCTAGCCAGCCACAAGGCCCTCGCCTCCAAGGTCAACTCCCGCAGCCGCGGTGTCCTCCTCGACGCGGCCAGCGACAGTCGCTCAGCTGCCCTCTACCTCGTCTCCCTCCCCGAGGACACGCGCAAGGGCCTGGGGTTTGAGAATATCCCCAGCGACATCACCCTCGACAAGGTACTCGACGCGCTTGCAAACGAGGTCTCGGAAGAGGCCATGACCTTCTACCAAGGCCAGGTCACCGCCCGCGCCGAAAGTGTTCTCAAAGAGTACGACCGTATCTTCAAGTCCGGCTACAGTGTCCTCCAACCCGCCGGTGTCCTCACCTGCGACGAAGAAGGCCAGGGCCGGCTCATGGCCCTCTCCTCTGACGGGCGCGCCTACCAGCGCACCCACAATCTCATCCTTCTGCGCCTGTGGGAAAAGGTGCAGGAAACGCTGCACCTAACCCCCCTGCCAACAAGAAACATCAACGAGATCGCCGAGATCCTAGTAACAGGACAGGATCGGCAGGGGAAACAGGATCGGCAGGGGAAACAGTACCCTGACGGCACTCGTTTTTATTTTCCCTACAAGATGCTCGAGTACGCCTTTGGACGCGAGTCCAACGACGGCGCGCAAGACCTCTACCCCCGTCACAGCGACGCATCCTCCTGGGACACCTACCGCGAGCGCGAAGTCAAGAAGAGCCTAGAAGCCATGCTCACTACCGTTGTGCGAGCTTTTCTTCAGCATAAGGCGGAGGGGCGCACGCACCACGATCCGACCCTCATGAAGGAAGTCGCTAAAGCGCTGGACACTATCTGCAAGGCCATGACGACGTGTGTCCTCGTCTCCGCCTACGACAACTCCCCGAGCAACATCCCCGTCAAGGTCAAGGTCCGAGTCCTCACCCCCTACGAAGGCTTCAGTGAGAACATCGTCGAGCGCGCCATCGTCGAAGCCCTCGGCTTCGCAGGCGGTACCACAGCCCAGAACTACGCCCCCATCAACAAGGGGATCTTCTGGGAGTTCCGGCACGACATGGACAAGGTGCTCGCCAACGCCTCCCCCGTGTGGGCAGGCAAGATCCTCGATGCGATGCAACGCCAGGGACGCAAGCCCAGCGCCAGCAACATGATCCTTGGCATCGGCCTCGACGATGACGTAGTGACCACCGGCAAGGAGATTAAGCAGTTCAACGACCACACCAGCCACGGCATCTTCGCGGGCTCCCGATCAGGTAAGGGCCTGACCACGCAGACGATCCTCGCGATGCACCTCATCGCTGGCATCGCCCCCGGCCTGGGTGACAACAAGCCCGACATGGCATCCCTGCTCCTGTCGATCAACCCCGACGCTTTCGTCATCAACGGCTCGAACATCGCATCCAACCCCGAAGAGGGCACGGACATGTTCATGCAGTACACGGCAGCAAAGGTCGCCGAGCTCGAAGCCCGCGCCCACATCCCCGAGTACCTGAACAAGAACAACCTCGCGTGGGCCCCCGGCTACACGGGCACCCTCGGCACCGTCGTCTACCTGCGATACATGATCCTCGCGCTTGGAATGCTCGCAGCCCGCACAATCAGCCCCGAAATCGCTGAACAACTAGGCGGAAAAGACGGCATTTGCATTGTGTTCGATGAAATCAGTAACACGAACCAGCAGATCCAGACGTTCTTCCAGTCCAACATGCAAGGCCACATGTGCTACACGAACTACGAGTCCGAGTGGGCCGCGTGGGAGCAGTCCGGCTTCGACGACAAGAAGAAGCCCAAGCAGGACGTGAACCCAGGCGAACTGTGGTTCACCAGCATGTACTTCATGATGCGCCGCTCCTTCGAAAAACTATCCCAACTGCGCAACGCAGGCTTCAACAACGCCGAAGCCAAACGCTCCCGCGTCTTCATGATCGGCCAGGATCCCGTCAACCCCGTCACCGACATCGGCCAGTTCTTCCCCGCAGGCAAACCACTCAACGCCAGCACGAAGAACATCCCGATCCCCTTCAAGGAGGCCGACAACTTCATCTACAGCTACGCATCCATCGGCAAGACCGACGTGCTCATCGGCCACCACCCTGGACGCAACTACCTGAACCAGCTCACCCCCGGCTCCTACGCCTCCGACAAACTATCCTCCACCATGCGATGCTTCGCCTACCTCCCCGGATTCAGCGGCGACAACATCCACAAGATCATGAACGGCGACGAATCCGTCGCCCGCACCGCCACCTACCTGCGCCCCGGCCTCCTCTTCGCCGACGGCAGCGAAGACGGCTACTGCTGGAACAACTCCATCTCCTACATGAAGAGCGCAGGCGTAGACGTAGAAGCAGTCCGACGCGACGTATCCACCGACACCGGCGAGCTCGACCCATCCCTCGGCTTCGAGGGCTACCTCGCGAAAGCCGGAGTCACCCGCGAACAGGCCGCGGCCACCCTCCAGAAGCTCTCCGACGCAGCGAACCTCACCGTCCGCAAACTCGGCTACGAGGGCACCTGGCAAGAATGGGTGTCCGACCTGCGCCCGCAGTGGATCGCCTCCGTCGAGGACATCTACAACGTCTTCCAGGGCTACGAGTACGATCCCCAGTCCGTCACCCTATTCCGTCACGTCTACCCCCAGGCCTTCGAGTCAGAAGACACCAACAGCGGCTTCGCGCTCGCGGGCAGCGACGCAGAAGAGTGGGACATGAGCGACCTCACCGGCGATGACGATAAGCCAGCCGCCGAGCGCGCCGCCAGCGACACCCAAGACGCACACATGGCAGTCCCCCAACCCCCGACCGTCGCCGCACCCACTGCGCCAATCCCACCTGTCCCCCCACCGCCACCCATGCCCCCGGCACCCACCGTCCCCGACATGGACGACACCACCGACCCCAACGCCGACCGCATGGCCATGCCCGACGAACCCGACGCACCAGCCCCCACATGGGACTACTCCACCAGCCCCGTGCGCCCCACCACCGGCGGCGGCTACGAGTTCAACACCAGCACCCCCCGCACCATCACCCCCACAGAGATGACCCCCGACGCAGTGCAAGCAGCGCTCTACGCCGACATGAACGAATGGGCCGGCACCTGGGCTCGCGTCAAGCGCGTCGGAGTCGTCGGCGAAACCATCATCATGAACGGAGTCGCCTACCGCACCCAGGTAACCGACGACTGGCGCAACAACCAAGTCATCCCCCCGTACATGACCGACGCGATCCGCTCCTCCAACATCGCGCCCATCATGAACTGGACCGTCCTACGGGAGATGCCCAACCTGCGCCGACTGTCCTTCGACTCCTGGGACTTCTATTGCTCCTACGTCTGCCCCGACCTCGGGTACAAGCCCGACTCGTCAATCTCCCAGCTCTTCGCTGACATGCCGCTCCTCCAGCACATCAGCATCGAAGGCGAAGAGTTCGACCGCCAGACCTGGAGCACCATCAACGGCACACCATCAGGCGTGCGACGCTACGACGAAATGCAGCGCGCCATGTCCGCCGCCACGCACATCCTCTCCACAGGCCAACGCAACGCCAGCGACTACACGCGCAAGACCTGGCAGCGCACCGACCTCGGAGGCCTGAGCAAGACCTGGCGCATCACCGCAGGCCTCACTGGCACCCTCGCCATGGGAGCCGCCAACGTCGCATCCAGGGGCGTGCGCAGCCTCGCCTCCATGATCGGCGGCGGCATCGCCAACTACCGCCAGCAGATGAAGAACAAGGAGCAAGCATGACCCCCCGCCCTACTCCCCATGACCTCAAGCTCCTCGGCTTGACCCCAGCAGCGACCCTCGCCGACCTCAACCGAGCGTTCCGCACCCGAGCTCGCACCCTCCACCCCGACAGGGGCGGCGACCCCCACGCCTTCCAAGAACTCAACAACGCACACCAGCGCCTCAAGGAAGCACTCGCCCGCCCCGTCCTCATCCACGACCGCCACCCACTGCGCTACACCGTGCGCAACAACTGAAAGGCCCCAGCCGTGTTCATCATCTTCACGCCGTTCCGCATGGCGTACAAAACCCGCGGCATCGTCCAGTCGATCCTCTCCATCCTCCTAGCAGCCGCCGTCATCTACCTCGTGACCCTCTGGCACCCGTGGACCAGCTCCTACGTGCCCGAGGGCATCGTTGGCCTCGGCGAGTACACGGCCACCACCACACAGTGCATGGTTGAGAAATCATGGAGCGACCTCGACCCCGTAGCCATCTCCCAGATCCGAGACACCCACTCGCTTGCCAACGTCGCACCCGACGACCTTGCGAAGATCTACTCCCACGCCACGGAGTGCTCACGCTAGAACCTTCCACTCCAACAAGTCGGCCCCTCGGCTCATAACCACGAGCGAGGGGCCGCTCCTTATGCTCACACAGGGAAGGAAGTGCACCTAGCGCCACATCCGCGTAGCACTAGACCCACATCCAGGTACACCGCCGCCAACATCTAGGTTGACCCTCCCAACATCCAGGTTGCCCCTACCTGGTTCTTGGTACTACTAGCCCCTAGGTACACACGCAAAATCGAAGATAAAGGTTGCACCTGACCGAGATCGCGGTTACATCTGTCGCGATAGAGGTTATACCTGCGCAGATAGAGGTTGTACCTATGCCTAGATAAGCACGAGAAAACGTAGATAGTGGTTATACCTGTCGAGATACAGGTTAACCCTATCGACATCCAAGTTAACCCTGCGTATATCTTGGTACTACTAGAGCTAGTTCTTGGTACTACCAGAGGCCAGGTCCACACGTAATATCAGAGATAGAGGTTGCACCTAGCAACATCCAGGTTAACCATGCCTAGATCATGGTTGCACTAGACATAGTTCACGGGTGCACTAGCGGACATCTAGGTAGCACTAGAGCCAGTTCCCACCGAGAGAAGCGAGGATACACACGGCGCAACTATAGGTCCACACAGGCGGGGATTACATCCCACCGACAAGCACCCGGCAGTGGCACAACTGGACAAACCCCGATAAAACACCCCATTCCTGACTCTCGCGTCGCCGCGCCAACAACCCCCTCTAGCCATCTCTACCGCGTCCCCAACGCCCGACCCGCATCTCAATCTGCGACCCTCCGACCGCTCAAAGTGATGAAAAATGTTGATCGTGAAATGATGGTTTCAGACATCATTTTGAGTCCACGCGCACCTCCAAACCGGCGGTGAACCCCTCCAGGAGGCCCAAAACGCCGCCAGCAAAAGCGCGTGGACAAAAAACGATGGTTTTTCCCACATCAACGATCACCCCCTCAATCAGTGGTCAGAAGGAGAGCATCGTGGCGAGGTTCTACACGCAACTAACGAGGCTTGTCTCAAACGCGCATACCCTGTCCACCGACGCGCAAACCCTCATCAACCGCACCGTCGTCTACATCAGGGGAGCGTCCTACCGGCAAACCCGCCTCTACCCGCAGGCAATCCGGCTCCGTATCCCCGGCACTCCCGATGGGGCGCTCGCCCATAAAGGCATGAGCTACGAGGAGATCGGCAAGCACCTCAACCGCAAAGAGACAACCGTGCGCATCGAAGTCGAAAAAGGACTGCGCGAAGTCGAAGCTCGCCTCGGGAAGAACTTCCTCACCCTCATCACCACCGACACCCCCGATTCTCTCGCAGCCGCCGCCCGCACCCTCGACCGCGCCGTCGCCCGCGACACCGGCACCGGGAGCCTCGAGGACTACTTCGACTCCGAGTTCATCGCCCAACTCAAAGCAGCGACCAATGGCACGACTTCCACGGCCTCGCCAGACATCGAGCTGCTCCAGCAGACCCTCGCCTACGTCATGCAGTTCTCGAAGGCTCGCATCCACGACGAACTCCACGCCCTCGACGCGGGAACTCTCGCCTACGTCGCAGCACTCATCACCGGCACCGGCGGCAACTCGAACGACCAGTACATGTTTGCCCAGAAGCTCCGAAACGAGGCCAGCAAGTGACGAACCCTCAGACCGTCGCCCGCCAGGCACTCCCCTACAAGCAGCAGTGGGAGACGCTACTCCACGACGAGAAGCGGCCCAACAAGCACGCCACCCTCACCCGCGAGGGAGACACGACGACGATCACGGTCTCCACGGAGCCGAAGCTCACCGACGCGCAGACCGTCACCGCCTACATGAGCGGCCTCGCCCACTGGGCCCGCACCACCCCCACCCCGCGAGCGCTCATCACGCCCCCGGTCGCGCACGTGAAGAACCGACGCATCTTCCAGCCGCTCGCGCTCCTCCTCTGGCAGCTCAACAACCCCGACATCGACATCGACACGACGAACGCGACCTACAGGGACATCGACTATGTGCTCTGGCAGGGAGTCACCCGCGAGCTCGACACGTTCCGCCCGGCCACCGTCGAAGAGAAACGCGCCGCCGCATGGTTCACCACCGGCAGCGTCGTCGTCGTCCACTCGCGCCTCTCCACCGCCTCAACGGCAGGCTCCTACCCGCGCCTCACTGGCTGCACACTCGCCGTCGTCCGCAACGACCCCGCCACCAGTGACCAGCTGGACCTACAGGCCTGGCCGATCAACGGCACCATCGAAGACTCCATCACTGACCTGTGCAACATCCCCCTCGCCGACAGGTGGAAGTACACAGACCTCATCGCCCCGCCCCAACCCCACGATGCCTCCTACCATCTCGCCGACTGCGCCGTCGGCTACCTCGGCTACCAAGAGCCGTACATGATCGAACCCATCGACCAGACCAACACCGTGCCCACAGTCGTCACCCGCGATGGACAGCTCACGCCCACTATCCTGTCCGAGGTAGACCTCGCCTACTGGGCGCTCTCCCAGCACGGCATCGACTTCGACCGTGAACGCTTCCAGGCTGAGAACGCCGAAGCCCTCAACGGACAACCGCCAGCCTGGGACACTCACGGAGAACTCCCCCCACCCGACCTCGCGCAACGAGTACAGCTCGAAGCGACACGACACCTATCCACTGAGGATGACGAATGAACCTCCGAGAGCTCATCAGCTCCACCCCATACACGACGGTCCACGCCCCACACCGCGGCCACGTCGCTTACTCCACGCGCCGACGCGCCGGAGCAACCGTCGAACGAACGACCCGCATCGACCTGTGCGCCCACCCGTCTTTCAACCGCCTGCACACTCTCGCGCACCTCGCCACCATCCCCCTACCCATCTACAACCGAGAAGGGGCCCGCACCATCAAGAAGGACGAATATGCCCTCCACTACGACGACGGCCACGTCCTCGCCGTCACCATCACCAGCCCCCGCTCGAGCAATGGCACCCGCGCCGCCGAAGCTACCCGAGGCCTGGCCTATGACGCACTCATCCTCGACGTAACCGCGCAGGAGCTCCAGCAAAAAACCAACGGCTCCTACACGTGGGCCAACATTCCGCCCACAGCGCGCCTCCACTACAAAGACCTCAGCCCCCACGCCGCAGTCACCTCCTACCTCGAAACCCTCAACGCCGCCCGCATACCCGCAGCGCTCCACCACCCCACCGACGGTTGGAGCACCAACCGCTCCTGGATGTGCAGCCTCTACCCTCATGTGCTCGACGAACTCGTGCACGCCACAGCCCAGCGACGAGCAGCGCTCACCACCACGACGAAAGGCACCGACCAGTGAAGTACGCAGGCAAAGAACTCACGCTCGAGAACTACCGAGCGATCCTCACCGGCTACCCCCTCGACATCCTTGACGAGGTACGCAGCGCCATCTTCGACGGCACCCCGATCATGCCCTACATCGACCGAGACCCTGACGACCTCCACCAGATCCGGCTCGCCATGCTCGAAACCATCCCTGAGCCATTCTTCGTGCTCCCTGCCCCCATCCTGCGTATCGTCCGCAACCACGCCCACAATCAGGGCAACCTCAACAGCTTCCGCCCCTTCCTCAAGATGGGCCTCACCGTTCCCGTCCTCGCAGCAGTACTCGAATGGACTGCGCGCGGATACCCCACCGCAGGATGCGACTTCCGGTACATGCGCGAAACCCAGCTCTCCCTCTACGAGAGCGCCCTCGCACAAGGCATGGACATCAAGCCCTACCTCAACGCGGGCATCTCCTCCGACACCGCCCTACGCTCCCTCCTCAACCTCGCGCGCCCCAGCCTCGCACGCGCAGGCCTCAACGAGGAACAACTCCACCAGATCAGCCGCGCCCCCATCCTCGCAGACCTTCCCCTCACGAGGAACAGCCAGGCCGACACCCTCGAAGCGCTCGCCGACATGTACGCCACGCGCATCCCTGACACGGTTCCCGGCCTCATGCAGCAGCTCTCCTCCCAGAACGAGGATGGCAGTTTCCAGTACTCCGGCACTCAGATAGCCCGCATCCAAGAAGGATGGGAGAAAGGAACCCTCACCCGAGAACTCCTCATGCCAGGCCTCAGCAACGCCACAGTCAACGCTCGAGCTCTCGAAGCGAACGTCGCTAATCAGCGACACAGACACGCCTAAACGCACGTGTAGGCCATTTACCGATAAAATGGTCTAAACGGCGCACGAAACCACATAGAAAGGACGCGCTAGTGAGTGAGCAGACCAAGACCAAGGTGCAGGCGCGCCTGGTCATCGACTTCGGCAACTCGGAAACCCGAGTTGCTGTCCTCGTGAATGGCAAGGCCAGCCCCATCACGATCCTCCCCAACGCCTTCGCGGCCATCGGGGACGACTACGTAATCCCAGAGCAGTACGTCGCCGACGAGGTGAATGGCAAGCCCAACGAGCTCCGCTCGATCATCTTTCGGGCACCCCAGGGCCTCGCAGCCAGCGAGCCGACGCACCTGTACGCCGCAGGGCCTCTCGCCGACCGAGAGTTCGCCATGTCGGCAACACGCCCCAGTTCCGCCATTGCGACGAAGGCGCAGTCCGAGACGACGCTGTGGAGCTTCCACTACGCCGTCTTCGTCGGGCGTGAACTCGTTGCGAAGCTCCTGCGTAAGAAGCCGGAGTCTCTGGAGATCACCTGGGACGTGACTCTCCTCGCCCCGCCCAGCGAGACCGGAAAGGGAGAGACCTTCAAGAAGATCTTCACGCTCGCGAAGAGCGTGGAGGTCATCGCTCCTGAGCGCGTCAGCATCCCGATCAAGGTGGGCGACGTGTCCGTCCTCGCGGAGGGTCTGGCAGGCTTCAGCGCCACCGTCTTCACTCCTGCGATGGGCACAGTCGCCGACTATGCAGACTGTGTGAACGAGCCGATCATTGTCCTCGACCTCGGGGCCGGCACTGCCGACGTGACGTTCATCAAGAACCTCAACCCCATTACGTCCGCGTCCGCTTCCTACCCCGTTGGCGGCAACACCATTGCCTCCCTGGTCGCCAAGTACGTGCACCAGGAACACGGTCGCGCACTCTCCCGTGAAGCCGCCACAGAAGCGGTCCTCACCGGCACCATCCGTTCAGGCGCGAAGCGCAAGGACGTGTCCCGCCAGGTCAACGCCGCCCGCAACGAGGTTGCAGGCACTATCACGGCCAACCTGCGAAACACCTTCGAAGCCAACCGCTTCGCGCCCGATGAGTTCGCCTACCTCCTCGTCATAGGCGGCGGCGCGATCAAGACGGAACAGACAGACCCCTCTCTCGACAGGGCAGAAGAGATGGAACCCATCGCTGAGTCGGTTGTACGTCAGGTCCGCTCCTTCGCCCCCGACATCGAACTCCTCCCCATCAAGGAGGGCGTCAACCTGCGCACCCTCAACATTGAAGGTGCCATCAACTTCGCGCGATTCGCCGACAAGAAGAAGTAATCCCACAAGCCCCTCCGCGCCCCACGGTTCACTGGCCCCCTGCTCACCCAGTCGAACAGGTAGGGGCGCGGAGGCCCCACCACACAGGAAGGAGCCCAGCATGTTCAAGGCCTACTACTACGGCCTCCCCGCCTCCGCGGTGAAACTCGCACGCGAGGGCTTCGCTCAGATCTACGGGGCTGAGGATGTTGTCGAACTGTCGGAGGTGCCAGCCGCCAGCCTCAAGCTCCAGTCGCACAGGAGCGCCACGCGCAACGATGTGGTGGCCTTCATCGTCCCTGACGGGTATGCGGATAGCGGTCGCATCGCACCCAGCATCGTGAGCACTGACAAGTACATCCCCTACTCAACTGACGCGCGCCTCGTCGAAGCCCTGAACGCTCGAGGTGCTTCTCTCGACGCTCCCTCGGGAGAGCAGCCGCTAGACCCCAATGTCTTCATGCAGGCGCTCGCTGCGCTTGCAGCTGCGCAAGGTGCTAACACGACGGCTCCACAGCAGGCCCCCCCGGCTGTCGCACCTGCCATCACCTCCACCAACGCTGACGTAGCGCGCCTACAGGCCGACCTCGACGCAGCGAACCGGAAGCTCGCGGAACAGGAAGCCCTCCTGAACACGCGCGCATCTGAGAGCGACCGTATCGCAGCTCTCGAAGCCGACGCGACACGCCTCGCCCGAGAAAAGGCCGACCTTGAAAAGCAGGTCATGCACGGTGGTAGCGACGTGGAGCTCCGTAAGCGCCTCGCTGCCTTTGAGCGGTCCCCGTTCGCGCGCCTCGACGCATTCTCCAACGCGGACTCCATCCTGACGCTGAGCCTGCCGACGGTCGCGACGCTCTCGCCGACGGTCGTCAAGAGCCTGCACGTGCTCTTCCCCGGTACCGGGGGAGCCGTCCAAACGACGTACAAGATCATCCAGAAGTACGCCGCTGAACTCGCCTACAACGGTCCCGTCTGCATCATCGACCTGAACGTGGATAGCCTCATCGACTACCGCTTTGGCACCAACGACGTGACCGATGGGCGCACATGGCTCACCAAAGGCACCGGCCCGGTCCCCTACACGGACACCAGTGTCAACCAGGTCAGCTTCATCACCATGGGAGCGCGCTCCTACATGAACGACCTCTCCTATCTGCTCGTGGACTGGGCAGCTCGCCTCTCGCAGGTCGCCCGTGACGGAAAGCAGATCATCCTCGTCGGTCCACCCGCCAACAGCATGGTCGCGCGCGTCCTTTACATGGCGTTCGCAGCCCACAAGCTCCCCACCGTCATCATCGACGGAATCGTCCAGTCGCTACGAGCGACCCTCATCAACCTCGGAGGCCTGAACCCTCAGCCTCGAGCCCTCATCTACAACCCCTCAACAGCTGGGCAGGCGCAGCAGTTGATCCAGTTCTTCGCCAGATCAGTTGCCACAAGCGTTGTCCGCGAGGGAGATAGGCTGACCGATGTCATCGACTAAACGAACTCTGGTCGTCAAGGGCCTCCCGGAGGACATCTACGACGACGTGATCCGCCCATTCGCTCAGCAACGGCAGGCATCCCCCCTCGTCATCACCCTACTGACCGCTTACCGCGACAATGAGGAAGTGCGACGCATCGTCAACGTCATGCTCGGCTATGAGGAAGACTTCGAGCGCGCTCAGCTCCAAACAGCCCTGGATGAAGCGCAGCAGGAGAATGAACGCCTCCAGTTCATGCTTGACTCACTCACCATGCGCACACAGCAGGGGATGAGCTACTTCGAGCAGGTCGCGCCCGTACAACCGCAGGTCGTCGTGCAGGCCCCACAGGTAGAGCCCAAGAAGGACGACCGTATGGACGAGCTTGAATCCCTCGTCCGAGAACTGCTCAGAACCCAGCAAAAACCCCAAGAACCCCAACAAGTTCAGGTGGAAACAACTGGTTCTAACGCTGTGAGCCCTTGGGTGTTCCCCACGGGTGACAACGAGGACGACTTCGCCCCCCGCATCGACGACACTCCATCGCCCCCCAGGGCAGACGAGCCAGAGCCGGAACCAGAGCCGGAAGACACGGCGAACGCAGATACCTTCTTCAGCAACATATTCGGGTAAGGAAAAGACATGGCTTCTTGGGACACCAACATCCCCACCACCCCCATGCAGAACAACGTGCCCGCGCAAGGCGAGGCCTGGGACTCGTGGGGGTCACCCGCTACACCTGCAACGTCAGCCAAGAAGAAGCGCGGAAAGAAGAAGCTCCTCAAGCGCTCCCTCATCGCCCTAGTGCCCGTCGCACTGATCGGCACCTACTTCGGGGTCATTGTCCCGCCGGCGAAGAGCCTCCCCGAGGCCGCTAAAGGCACCTCCACGTTCGTGCCCTACATGACGGCCCTCCACGACTTCGACACCGACGGACTCAACTCGGTCATCGAGCAGTCCTGGGTGGCGCGGGAGTACGACTACCTCAACGGTAACGAAGCACGCACCAACGCCGTGCGAGCCATCCTCGCCACCGTCACCTACCAGCTTCCCGTAACTGGGCAGCTCACTTGGACAGGCCAGCCCCACCGCAACCCCTTCACCTGGAAACCCACCACCGCCCCCTCAACACTCAACAACGGCGAGAACGTGGACTTCCAGCTCGTAGACTACGGGGCAGTCACCCTCGACAAGACCGGCGTGAAGGACGCGCTCGCCAAAGCGAAGCTCACGTCGATCAGCGACGTGGAGTTCAGCCGTAAAGTCACGGATGCGTTCGCCAGCTACATTGCAGCGAACGCCGCCAACCTCCCCACGACAACTGTCAGCCGCCCGCCAGTCATGGACTGCACCGGCACCGGCCTCGGCTCCTCCTGCCGACTCTCCAGCGCTGAGGACGTGTATATGGACGACACGCTGTTCGCATCCGACAGCTTCCACAAGCTCCAAGACACGTTCAGCGAACTCGCCGTAGATGCACTCGATCCTGAGCACGCTACCGCCACCACGCGAGACGACGACTCCGAGGACGCTAAGACCACCCGCAAGTACGCGGACAGCTACTACACCGAGCCCAACTGGATCGGTGCACACGCCCTCACCAGCGCAGGACAAGACGGATCCCTGCCCGACACGAGCACACTCCCTCGAGTCGGAGACGGCACCTTCAACGCCCCCGCAGGCCTGAACACTCCCGTCGTTGTCAAGACCACCGACGGCACCGACACCCCCATCGAAGTTACCCTCAGCGCGTTCCTTACCGGCCCCGACGCATTCCGCGCCATGAGCCAAAAGTCCGCACAAAACCGAGGCTTCGTCGAAGCGAGCGAAGTGCAGTACGCCTTCTACACGTTCAAGGTCCGCAACCTCGGCACCGAGACCATCACCCTCACCCCCGACGACACCCTCGTCGATGCCACACGCAACCCCTACACCCGCACTGGCACCGTGTACGGCCTCACGAACAGCGTTACCCTCGCACCAGGCGAATCTGGGACTCTCGAGTCCTGGACCTCATCCACGCGACTCTCCGAGCTCTACCTCATCTGGGGAGCCTCCTACGACCGAGCCACCAACCCGATCTGGTTCCGAGTCCTCGCCGGCAACCCATCCAGCGGAAAGTGAACAGACCATGACCATCACCCCCATGACCGCCGTCCCCGCAGCACACGCACAGCAGCTAGGCCTCACCCCCGTCGAAACCCTCAACGGGAAAGCCTCCCTCGACGGCATCATCAACGTGTGGCGAGCTTTCATCCGCGAAGGCGGCGACTACCGCACAGCAACCGGCATCGTCACCAACGGCCAAGGCGACTTCTGGGTCGCCGTCGCACCACCGCAGGACAACCCCACCTTCAACCTGTGGACCTTCATCATGCCCAAGGTCGCACCACACTGGGCGGCGCTCGCAAACGGCGGACCTCGCCTCGTGTCCACCAACCTGTCGCCCGTAACGCTCAGCCAGATCGTTGCCCCCGCCAACGGGCCTCTCGCGACCATCGGCACTCCCGACGCTCTCGCAGCAGCCCTACGCTCATCAGTCAAGGACAAGAGCATCCCAGCCGTCGAACACTCAGCGGTGGCCGAGCTCGAGGCCATGATGACCCCACAACCCGCACGCAAGTCCCTGTTCGACCGTGCGTCCACCCCGCAGCCGCCAGCCCCGCCGGTAGTAGCCCCAGAGCCGCCACAGCCACAAGCAGCTCTCCCTGCGCCGACGCTCCCTGAACCTCCAGCCCCACCGGCCCCCATCGTTCAGGCCCCCGCGCCGGTTACGCCACCTCTAGCACCAGCTCCCGCGCCAACTCCAGTTGTCGAAACCCCGGTGCGCCCCACACCTGCCCCCGCGCCCGTCGCCCCTGCGCCTGTCGTACCCAAGCCGGTAGCATCCGCCGCAACCAACGAAGACGACATGACCGGCTTCTTCGACGACGACGAACCCACGGCCACGACCTACAGCCTCCACAGCCTCACCACAGAGGAGACCTGGCCGATCCTCACCCGCCCCGTCGTCATTGGACGCTCCTCCACGCGCAGCGAGATCAGCGTCAGCCGCGACAGCAGCCTCAGCCGCAGCCACGCCCAGATCTACGAGCAGGACGGCCAAGTCATCGTCACCGACCTGGGCTCCAAGAACGGCACCCACATCGGCGCACACCGCCTCCAACCACACACCCCCACCATCGTCCCCGACGGCGCACTCCTACGCCTCGGCCACGTCGCCTTCAACGTCGTCAAGGAGCAGGCATGAGCGTCCACACGATCACCCACCGCAACCAACGAAAAGAAAACCAGGACACCTACGCCTGGGCCACCTTCACTGCCGACGGCAAGACCGGCATCCTCGCGCTCATCGCCGACGGCATGGGCGGAGTCGCCAACGGCGCGCAAGCCTCCCAAAGCGCAGCCCGCACCTACATGGACGCAATCAAGGCCGGAGACATCACTGACGACACCCTCATCGAAGCCGTCACCACCGCCCACCAGAAGGTCACCGACACGGGAGGAGGTACAACTCTCACCCTCCTACGCCTCTACGACGGCCAGTACTGGATCCTCCAAATCGGCGACTCCCGCGCCTACAAGATCCCAGCAGGCACCCTCGAGGGCACACAGCTCACCGAGGACCACTCAGCCCTCAACGCCTTCAAGCGCCGCGGAGTCACCATCACCCCCGACATCGCCCGCACCTACGCCAGCCGCATCACCCGCGCACTCGGCAAGCCCAAAGCCGACGGTCACACCCCTGACATCTACACCGGCACCTACCAGCCCGGCGATATGTTTCTCCTGTGCTCAGACGGGTTTTGGCACGCTTACGAAGCCGTCGGCAACAAGCTCGACGCTCTCACAGAAGCAGGCCTCAACGACCTTGCAACGCGCGCACAAGCAGCAGGGGAGCAGGACAACATCACCGCTCTACTCGCCTCAACGGAAGGACTAGCATGACGAACCTGCGCAAAAAGGGCTCAACCTTCGGCAAAGGGGACCGCTACGTCATCAGCTCCGTACTCCACAACGGCACTTTTAGCCAGGTGTACGGAGTTTCCGACGCTAAGAACGGTAAGCTCGTCGTCCTCAAAGAGGTTGCAGCTCCCGTCCCCGACCCTAAAGGCCGAGGCAAGATTGCCGTTGATAGCCTCAAGCGCGAAACGCGCCTCATGCAGCCCCTCACCCACCCTGGTATTCCTCGCATCCTCGACGTGCGAGACCGTACCGACAAGCCGGGTGGCAAGTACTCCGTCCTCATGGACTACATCAGCGGCTACGACCTCGCCGATGCAGCCAACCGCACCAAAAAAGGCCGGTTCAGCGAGCAGTTCGTCGTACCCAAGATGGTGCAGGTAGCCACCATCCTCCACCACCTCCACACCCTCCCTCCGCACATCCACCCCGGCCCCGTCGTCCACCGCGACATCAAGCCGAAGAACATCATGTACCAGAACGGTTCCATGGTGCTCATGGACTACGGACTGGCCGAAGTCATCACCCCTGACAATCAGATCAACACCCACGCCCTCGGCACCAAGGGCTACGCTCCCCCCGAGCAGATCACCAAGGGCGCGCCGCTCGACATCCGAAGCGACATCTATAGCCTCGGTATGACGATGTACCAGCTCCTCGTCGGCGACCTTCCCGCGTCCGACCGCAGGGGCATCCCCACAGGCCCCGTGGACGCGCACGCAGCCAACCCCGAAGTTAGCCGCGCCCTCTCCGACGTGATCGCCAAATGTGTCGCCCTGCGCCCAGATGACCGCTACTCGTCCATGGTCGAAGTTATCGCTGCGCTCAACACCTACAAGACCGCCGATAGCCGTCACCGAGCCAAGCACCGCAGGCGCATCCGCACCGTCGGCGCGCTCGCAGCAGCAGCCCTCGTCATGTCAATAGCGTCAGCGGGCACTTACACCTACGGGGCCAACGCCGACGCGAACTCCTACGCAGCACTAACCAGCGCTGCCCAAAAAGCCGGCACCGTCGAAGCGTGGGAGCCAGTCATCAACGCGCGCCCCTCCAACATCGACTCATACTTCGACACGATTACCGCCATCAAGCAGGGAGACGGCAGGTTCACCTCCGCTGAGGAAGCTGCCTTCATCCCCCTCGTCCGCGAACACATTAAGGACATTCAGGACAACCCGCGCTACCCTGAGCTCGCTTACCAGATCGGTGAACTCTACTGGTTTTTCTACACCAGCGACGCAAACGCCGACGGCCTCGCCTTATCCGCCCCATGGTTCAAGGACGCGATCAGCGGCAACTACAACGTCGAACAGGCGAGCGCTCTTTACAACATGGGCTCGTTCAACCGCGACATCGCATCCGCGATCCAAACCAGCAGCGACACCGGCATGTACCGGGCCTACTGGAACAACCTCACCAGCCTCAACACCGACAGCTCCGGTGAGGTCGTGCAGTTGCAGCTCCTCAACTACATCGTGGACTGCATCAACAACTACACATACAGGCTCCGAACCGACGGCGTGCCCAAAGCCGACGTTGACGCGCAGCTCGAGCGCGCGAAAGACTACCTCACGCAGCACCCCAACCCGACCCCAGGAAGACCGGCTGAACTGTCAGCCCAGCTCTCCACGAAGCTCGACCAGTCCCGCACCCTCGTCGATGCTGTGTACGCAGCCGAAGGAGCCACCAAGTGATTACCGTATTCACCGCAACGGCAATCGGCCTCGCAGTCGCAGCCCTCATCCTGTTCTTCACCGCTCTCATCCTGTTCTTCCAATGGGACATCCCAGCAGCACGCAGGGAACTCAAGGGACAGGCGTTCACCGACACCGTTGAAACCCTCACCTCGACACTGAGTAGCGACGGAGCCGTCGAAGCGTACCGCAAGATGTCCGCCCTGTCTCTCGGTGAACACTCGCCCCTGAACGACGCGACGAACAGTGACTCGTTCGATAGCGGTACACTCGCCGACGACACGAGCGGCGTGCTCTCCGGCGACCTCACTCCCACCCCGCCACAGCTCACCACAGTCGCCCCTGCGCCCATTGCCGCCCCCAAGCCTGCGCCAGCTCAGCCTGTTCCCCTACAGGTCGCAGACGCCCCCACGCGAACCGCACAGCTGCCCGCACCGGCACCGCTCGAGCGCTCCGCTAACGTCGGAGAGGACGACGACACCACGTTCTTCTCAGATGCGAGTACGGAAACCACCGAAGAAGCAGACACCGCGTTCTTCGAGGACACCGAGATTCCTGCCGCAAACCTCGCGCCACAACCACCCGCGCAGCCAACCGACCCGCTCAGTCGCGTAACCTTGGTATCAGAAGCTCATAGTTGGCGTTAAACCCCATCATCGGAAAGGTTCAAGAATGACTCCCCGGAAGACGACCAAGACGACAGTGCGCATCGCTGCCCTCCTGGCATTCGCCACAGCCACCACCACCGTCGCACCCGCAGCGCTCGCCACCAACGCTTTCGGCACCACCCAGCCCGCCGCCACCGTCGCACCCGCAGCCGTCACCGCAGCGCCCGCCCCTACAGCGTCCGTTGACTTCGACCTCGGCAACTACTCGCAGGTTCGCAAGTGGCGGGGCACCGCCACCATCGCCCCACAATCCGGCGCAACGATCACCAGCGTTGAAATGCGACGCTACGATGCTTCCGGCGCGCTCACCGCAGCAGGCCAGGGGACAGCAGGCGTGAACCAGCTCCCCGCCGACATCACAGCCCCCACGCGCATCGTCTACATCGTCCACACGGACAAGGGTGTGTACGCTGCGGGCATCCTCGCCACCAACACCGGCGCAACACCCATCACCATGACCGGAGTCATCCCCACGGACTCCGGCGCGCTCGCGCTCACGGACGGCTCCTACACTGTCGGCACCAGTCGCGTCCCCGCGTCCGGTACCCCCACCGTCACGTGGGACAACACGACCTTCACGCTCGGCGCACACACCACCGTCGGCGAACCGTCGATCACAGCCATGACGCTCGACCCGGCCACCGGCCCCGCCTGGGGCTTCTACACAACCCTCCCCGCCCTCACGGCAACGATCAGCTCCGACACGCAGATCGTGTCCGCAACGACCGATGAGGGCTACTCGGTGAGCGTCAGCGGCACCACCGCCACCATCAACCTGACTGGCAAGCCCAGCAAGGCCACACTGCGCATCACCGACGAGTTTGGCCGCACCGCCAGCCAGTCCATCAACGTCCCCTACGACGACGAAGGCCCGCAGTTCTCCAACCTCCGCGCAACCGGAGGCCAGGTCAACGCATACGGCGACTACGCCACCTCCGGCAACGTCACCATCAGCGGCACCGCCACCGACAGCCCATCGGGCGTGTACTCCGTGGAGCTCGTCAAGGACGGCGAAGTCGTCACCACCCTCAAGCGCCAGGGCGGCAACTTCACGTTCACGATCACCGAAGCAGGCACCTACAAGGTGCAGACCATGGACGAAGCAGGCCTCACCAACGAGGTCGGGCTCAGTGCCTTCACCGGCGGCGACACCGACGTGGTAGCAGTGGATTCCACCATCCCCACCCTCACCGTCCCCGACGCGATCACCAACGCCAAGACCCTCGGCGACGGCCAGTACTGGCTCACCTCCGCCCCCACAGAAGACCTGACGTTTACATTCAGCGACGACCAGGCCCTCTCCCCGCGCGGCATGAGCCTCATCTTCGACGGTCGCCCCATCGCCCCCACCCGCGTTGCTGACAACAAGTACACGTTCACGATCCCCGCGTCCGAGTTCACCGATGGTACGCGCCACCAGATCGACTTCTACGGCGCTGACCGCGGCCTCCACCGCACTTCCTGGACCGGCACGATCTCCACGTCAACCAGCCAGGCCACCATCAACGCCACTGTTCGTAACCCCGGTGACATGAACGTCACCCCCTACGGCGTGTTCTCCCGCACCCCCATCCAGGTGCAGCTCACCCCACAGGGCGGCGGTGGCCTCGCGCAGACCTACACCGATCCCAGCAGTGGCATGACTGTCTCCCCTGACGGCGTTGCCACAATCACCGGCAGCGTCAACGACCCCACTGTCACCGTCACCGACCCGCTGGGCCGCTCCCAGACACTCCACGTCGCAACCGCACTCGGCTGGCCATCCAAGCACGCAGCCGTGGACACTCAGGCCCCCACGATGACCACAGACATCACTGCCACGGATGGGACATGGTTCTCCTCAACCAGCGGGGCGATCAACAGCTTCACCGCCCACGACGACAACGGCATCGCCACCATGACAGCCACCGTCAACGGCACCCAAGTCGCCACCGTCAACCCCAGCGACAAGACCGGTGAAGCCGCCACCACCGGCACCCTCGACGTGGATTACACGAAAGCCACGCGCGCGGAGGATGGTTCCTACCAGGTCACCATCACCATGACTGACCTCGCAGGTAACGTCAGCTCTCGCAACTACACGTTCTACGTGGACGACCAGGCACCGACGATCACGAACTTCGTCGTCGTGAACCCGTCCTACGCGCCGGGCAAGACCATCAACGGTTCCGACCGCTACGGCCTGTTCGTTCAGGGAGCCACACGCATCAAGGCTCAGGTCTCCGACCCCGCCCCATCTTCGGGCCTGGGTAACGCTCTCATGACGTTCTACACGCCGTCCGGCACCGTCATCCGCACCGAGTCGGCCCCCATCAACTCCGGCGTGGCCGAGTTCGACATCCCCAGCGGCTTCAAGGGCTTCGTGTCCGCTACAGCCACCGACAAGGTGGGCAACATCAGCGACAGTCAGCGCCCCGACGGCCTCGTGTCTGAGGACTCGAACACGACGATCACCAGCACCGACATTTCTGTTGAACTCGGAGCCCCAGCAGCGACCAACAGCGCTGGCGTGCCCCTCTACAAGGACTCCGCATCCGGCACTCTCACCGCCGTCGCCACACACTCTGGTATCCGTACCCTCACCTGGGGATACGGTGACACAACCCTGGGTACTGCGACCGTCTCCCCCGACGGCCAGGTCGATAACCCCGCAGTCCAGGTGACCGCCACCGACAAGAACCTCGTCACCGGCGTATCCGTCCCCCTGACGCTCGCCGGTGAATACCCCGCTCAGGACGTGTGGATCCACGTCACCGACAACGCTGGCTACGAGGCTGAAACGCGCCGCACCATCAGCGTGGACGCAACCGCCCCCGAACTCACGGTCACGTTCGACCAGACCAACCAGTCCGGCTTCTACAACACCGACCGCCACGCCACGGTCACCGTCCGCGACAACAACTTCGACCCCGGTAGCCTCACCACCACCGGCCTCGTCGGCACGTGGGGCACATGGGTCCACTCCGGCGACACCTGGACGAACACCATCACGTTCTCCGACAACACGGACTACGACTTCACCCTGTCCGCAGCGGACATGGTGGGCCACCAGTCCAACACCTTCACGTCGGGCCGCTTCACCGTGGACAAGGTAGCCCCCGTCGTCTCCGTCGCCTGGAACACCACCGACGTGCGTAACGGCAAGTACTACAACCAGGTACGTACTGCCACTATCACCGTCGTCGAAGAGCACTTCGACCCCGCCCTCAACCAGCTCACCGGCACCGGCAGCATCAGTGGTTGGAGCAGTGTCGGATCCACGCACACGGCGACCGTGACATTCCCCGAGGGAGTCCACACCTTCGGGTTCCGCACCACCGACCAGGCAGGCAACCCCAGCAACGAGGTCACCGAAGGCGAGTTCATCGTCGATACCACGAAGCCGGAAATCAGCATCAGTGGCCTCACGAAGGGCACCGCCTACTACCAGCTCCCCACCGTTGGCGTGACCTACAGTGACACCAACGCGGACACGAGCAGCGTCACCGCCGTCCTCGTAGGCCGCAAGGGCAACGTCTTCAAGCCCGCAGTCAGCGGCGGCTACCTCGACCTCTCCGAGATCCCCGATGAAGCCAAGTACGACGACCTCTACACCCTCACCATCAAGGGCACCGACCTCGCAGGCAACGACCAGACCGCCAGCGTCGAGTTCATCCTCAACCGCTACGGCTCCAACGTGGACGTGACCGGCACCAACTACCAGGGCCGATACCTCCAAGCCCCCGTGGACGTTGACCTCGAGGAGACCACCGTCGAAGCCCTCAACGAGGATAAGACCGACATCAAGGTCACCCTCGACGGTGCACCCTACCCCGTCGCCCCCGCGCTCCAGTCCACCACCCGCACGGGCGGAGACACCGGGGACTACGTGTACGCCTACCACATCGACAAGGCAGCCTTCCAGAAGGAAGGCACCTACCTCATCCAGGTTGTCTCTCAGACTGAGGGAGGCCTCGACCAGGTGAGCCGCCTCAGCTACTCCTTCGTTGTGGACTCCACGAACCCTGAGCTCCAGGTGTCCGGCATCCGAACCGACGCAGCCTACCGCTCCGAAAGCCGCGACTTCACCGTCACCCCCCGAGACATGACCACCGTGACTCTCGAGGCCCAGGTGGACGGAAAGCCCATGCAGCTCCTCTCCGACGAGAACGGGGTCTACACGGGCACACTGCCGCAGTCCACGAGCGCACACACGGTCGTCCTCAAGGCCACCGACATGGCAGACAACGTCACCGAGACGACTATCAGCGACGTGTACGTCAACGCCTCCACCTTCGGGCAGGTCATCAACTGGATCCGCCACCACGTGCTCGCAACCAGCGCCGCAGGCGGCATCCTCGCAGCAGCCGCAGCGCTGATCGTGTTGGCACGCCGACGCAAGAACGCGGACAACTGACCCGCGCTCACCGATAAGGGGGGAGGGGACCAGCACCATGTTGGAATCCCCTCCCCCTTCGACATGCCCCAACGCGAGGAGAAGAGGGGCACCTGGAAAATGCTAGGATTGTTCAGGAAACATCAGCCAGAAGGAGCAGATATGGTATCCAGAAAGCCGTCCCGACTGCGGCGAGCAATTACTGCGCTCACGGTTGCCGCCATCGCAGCAGTGGGACTTGTTGCTACCCCCACCGTCCAACAGGCAGCACACGCGGAAACGGTGCCCGCCTACAACACGCCCACATTCGCGCCAGACGTGTTCTACGTGTACGTGAAGAAGGGCGAGTACCTGTGGTACACCTTCCTCGGCAAGCAGCCCGAGTACGTCCTCGATGAGGACGGCAACGTCACCAATATGACCCCATGGCAGGGCGGCATGGCCTCCCACTACGCCAAGCACGATGGCATCTTTCAGGTGTACTACGTGCCCCACATCGACGCGAATAACCAGTACTCGGACAACCAGTTCTTCTGGAACGTTCAGGCCGTCAACGCAGCGGATCAGACGATCCCCGGTCGCGTGTGGGCCGACAAGGTGTTCGTCGGCCAGCGAGCCTCCTTTGACTGGAACAACCCCTCAACCCCGCAGCCGGGCTCTATCGGCGAGGTCAGCCTCATCGCTGTCTCACCGACCGGCTACAGGTATCAATTCGTAGCCCGCGAATACGGCGGCATCCAGTCAGTCATTGCCGCCACATCATCCGGCATCAACAAGATCGTCACAAAGGACGGGCAGGACTACTGCGAACCGACCTACCAGTCCTACGACGACTGGGCTATCCGTGACGGCTCCGGCTACGACGCATACGCACCCAACGGCCAAACATCCGGCACCTGGGTCAACCACTACCGCACCAACTACAAGTGCGGCGAACGCTACAAGCTGTTCTTCACCACCCCCGCAGCCGACCTCCCCGAGAGTATCCTCCCCACCCCCAAGACGCTGGGCACCCCCACCGTCGAACTGAAAGACCTCGGCAACCACAAAGCCCAGGCAGTCATCACAGGCCTTGACAAGTTCGCCGCCTACACATTCACCGCCGCAGGCAAGGAAACCACCGTCCAGGGCAAGACCAGCGTCACCATCAACATCGACGCAGACAAGGCCGTGGACTGGACCCTCAAGGCCGCATCGAGTAACGAGATGCACCTGATGTTCAGTGACGTAGAAATGCTTGGAGGCCTCACCATCAAGGCCCTCAACGGCCCCTCCGCAGGCGACGCAACCGTCTACTGGGACGACCGTAACCTCACGTCCTGCCGCTACGTAGAGAACACCCGCACCCCATGGGAAGCTCTCGCAGGCGTAAACTCCGACACCCCCTCCGGTGTGCACGGCTGGAACGTGAACAACGCGAACCCGAAGCTCCATCCCGAATGTGCGCTGTCAGAACGAGGAACGCACGGCGACGGTCGAATCATCGACACCTGGGCGCGCTCCGGCGAAGCACGCGAATGGCACGGCACCTTCACCCCCGAAACCCCTTCCATCGCCCTGACTAAGACCGTCACCGAAAAGACCTACGGCGACACGGCCACGGAACTCCACTGGACCTACACGGCCACCAACACCGGCAACGTCCCCCTGACGAACGTCCACATCATCGACGACACCTACGACGGCGGCTACACAGGCACCGACCCGAACACCGTCAACACCGTCACCGAAGCCTGCGCAACCGTCCAGCCCGGCAACACCTGCACCTGGAAGAACATCACCAGCCCCCTCGTGGACTCCGACTTCCCTGACGCAGGCAAGACCATCACGAACACGGCGAAGGCCACTGGCGTTAGCCCCGCAGGCATCCCCGTCACGTCCGACCCGTCCTCCGACTCATCCACCTACGTCCCCGCCAAGCCGGCACTCGAGATCGAGAAGACCGTGGACAAGCCAGAGTTCCACTCCGGCGACAAACTCACCTGGACCTTCACCGTGCGTAACACCGGCGACATCAGCCTGCACGACGTGACCGTCGTCGAGGACTCCTACAACGGCCATAAGCCCCTGTCAACGGTCACATGCCCCGGCACGACGCTCGACGCAGGCGCATCCATGACCTGCACGGCCACATCCGACACAAACGACGACGACATCCGACAGGGCGACGTGACAAACACTGCGCACGCAACCGGCATCTCCGACGGTCGCAACCGAAACGTTGAGTCAGCACAATCTACAGCCAAAACTGTGGGTAAACTGACTCCCGTCACCGTCATCCCGCGTCTGCCCATGACCGGCGGCACCGGCATCATCCTCATCGCAGGCATCGCCACCATCGCGCTCCTCGGAGTCGCAGGAATGACCCTCACATACAAGCGCCGCTCCGCCTCGAGCGACGAGAACTGACCCCCAAAAAGAAAGGAACCTTCTCCATGAAGAAGACGACCCACCGATACACCGTCGCATCCGCGACCGCCGCCCTCGCTCTCGTGAGCCTCATGGGCGCAGGTATCGCCAACGCCGCCCCCAGCCCCATCCTCGACGGTGGCCCCACCCAGGGCACCATCAAGATCCACAAGATTAAGGGGGTGGAGAGTGGTACCCGCGCTGACGGCACGCCGCTCTCCGACCAGGCCCGCCAGGCACTCGGCGAACCCCTCGCCAACGTGACGTTCGATCTCTACAAGATCGACGGCATCGACCTGCACTCCACCGCAGGCATGGCCATCGCGGAGAAGGCCGCGGACCTCACGCTCACCCCGGAGATCGTCGCCTCCGGCAAGCTGTCCATCGACGGCAAGGACTACACGTTCACGAAGGCGACGAGCGTCACCACCAACGCCACTGGTGACGCATCTGCGACCGTCGAGCTCGGCGTGTACATCGTCAACGAAAACCTGGCGAACTACCCAGGCGACGCATCGGCGATTACGCCAGCAGCGCCGTTCCTGGCGATCATGCCTCAGACCAACCCCCGTAATCACTCGGACTGGATGTACGACATCGACATCTACCCGAAGAACACCGAGAACAGCATCGAGAAGACCGTCAAGGACGGCAACACCGGCACCCAGAACCAGGACGGCTACAAGGTCGGCGAGAACCTGACCTACACACTCGCCTCCACCGTCCTCGCAGGCGACAGCAACGGCGACGGCCAGGTCAACGGCGCAGACCTGGGCTACTACTACGTCCAGGACACCCTCCCCGAGGGCACCGAGTACGTGTCCAGCAAGGTCTCCGTCGGCGACACCGCGCTCACCGAAGGCGCGGACTACGTGCTCTCCCAGACCGGCAACCAGCTCGGCTGGTCCGTGACATCGGACGGCCTGAACAAGCTCGCCGCCAACACCGGCAAGAAGTTCACCGTCGAGATCGTCACCCGCGTGACGGCGAACAACGTCACGGGTGAGCTGAAGAACCAGGCCTGGTTCATCCCGTCAAACAACTGGCTCATCAATAACGGCAACAAGCCGGGCACCCCCGGCAACACCCCGCCTGAGACCCCCAACAAGCCGCCAAAGTCGCCCGAGGTCGTCTCCAAGTACGGTGACATCGTGCTCAAGAAGACGGGGACCGGCGGCACTGTGCTCGCGGGCGCGGAGTTCAAGGTCTACCGCGCCACAGGTGGTACCGTTTGTGACGCTGCCGCCGTCTCCGGTGAGCCCATCGCCACGTCTGCACCCACCGACGCTCAGGGCCTCACAAAGGTCTCCGGCCTCCAGCTCTCCAACTGGTACAACGGCGCAGAGCAGACCGACCTGCACTCCTACTGCCTCGTTGAGTCCAAGGCCCCCGAGGGCTACAACCTCCTACCGAGCCCCGTCAAGTTCGACCTGACGGTTGCCGGTGAGGTCACCGACATGGCCGCAGCGTTCGCCGACGCGCAGCGCGACGCAGACACCACGGACAATGCGGGCGGCTCCCGCACCATCGTGGACACAAAGAAGCAGCTCCTCCCGTTCACGGGTGGCGCAGGCATCGGCCTGATCGGCTCTGCCGCTACCATCATGGCGGGCGCAGCTGGGTTCTTCGCCTTCCGTTCGCGCCGCAACAACCAGCAGGGCGAGACAGCCTGACCTGCAACCCCTAAGCCCCGCGCTGACCGGCCACATGCTGCGAAGCGCGGGGCTTCCCCATGCCTCAAAATTGGCTACATAACACGGGACAAACAGCAGTAATTCATCTGGAAAACCTTAGACAGATGATATTCTTTATACGGTAACGTTAATGCAGGAAGGGAAGTCATGAAGGCAGCAACCATGCGACGCTTCGCAGCAGCACTCATGCTCGCCGTCGCTCTCATGCTCGCCTACCCCACTGTAGGTACCATCTGGGAGAATCAGCAGGCGCGCGAAGCAGCAGTCCAGCAAGCCCAGCAGGCCGAAACCCTCAAGCGACAGCAGCCCGAGAAGGTCGAACAAGTGCTCCGCGACGCTCACACCTACAACCAGTCCCTCGCAGGCGTTCCCCTCGCCGACCCCTACACTGCCCCGAGTGAACACGACGCAGCCGCCTACGACAACTACCTGCACCAACTCGCCGACACCGACGTAATGGCTCGCATCAGAGTCCCCAACGTCAGCATCGACCTACCCGTCCACCACGGCACCAGTGACGAAGCTATGCGCACCGGCGCAGGCCACCTCTACGGCACAGCACTCCCCGTCGGCGACACGGGTGCCCGCCCCGTCCTCTCCACCCACACAGGCCTACGCAGTGCCACGCTCTTCGACCGCCTCAGCGACGTGAAGGTCGGAGACGTGTTCTACGTGGACGTGTACGGCGAAACCCTCGCCTACGAGGTCACCAGCATTGATGTCATCACCCCCGACCAGATTGAAGCGCTCGCCCCCGTCCCCGGCAAAGACCTCGTGACCCTCATGACCTGCACCCCCTACGCAGTCAACTCCCACCGCCTCCTCATCACCGGCGAACGCATCCCCTACAACCCCACAACCGACCCAGCTGCAACAACAACGACTCCCGGCCCCGTCGAGTTCATCCTCAACACGATCACGCCCCTGCCCTGGTACATGCGCCTCATGGGAGCCGCATCCCTTGGTGCTCTCATCACGGGCATCGTCATGGCGATTCCCAAGAAGAAACGCCCACGACCACAGGGGGACGCGTGAGTAGCATCGAAACCCTCGAAAAACGCACCGTGAGCGCCCTGTCTTACTTCGGGCTCTACAAGCTGCACCTCGCGAACCTCTACCTCGCCTACGCACAAACACAACCGTGGATCCTCAACAAGACGGAGCTACACGACGTTGCGCGCTCCATCATCCCCACCCTCAGCTGGAAGCTCGACGGCACAGCCATCACCACAGCAGCCCACTACCGACTCGCCTACTCCATCATCAAAGACGACCCTTTCATCACCGACGACGATAAGCAGATCATCTACGACGCATGGCAGGCCCTCCGCTGGCGCACACACCTCCTCGACCTGCACACCAACCAAGAAACACTCGACGCAGACACCCGCCTCGAACGCCGCAAAACCAACACCCCCAACTGCCGCTGGATCCTCGAGGCACGCACCTTCGGACAAGGAATGCCCACATTCCATACATGGTGGGAACACCCCGACGTGCAAGAACTCTTCCACAACACCATCGGCACCACCACACCCATGATCGAAGCCCTCGACGCGCTCCCCGCAGGCTTCGACATGTGGGTAGCCTTCGACGGCCAATTCTCCACCGGCCAACACACGCCCCTCACAGACGCATCCCTCAACTGGATGCGCACACACGACGGGCAACCCTGGCAGAAATGGGCCTGGGAACACTTCGCAAACGACGATACCCCACTACCGGCGCGCCTTGACGAGAACGAATGGCGCTCACGGGGCGGATGGTGGACCATCGACCCCACACTAGGGCGACAGATGGTCGCCTTCCCTGACGAGTACTCCAGCCTCGAACCCACCGACCTGTTCGCCCGCCCCCCATTCATCGACCTCGGGCTCGCAGGACCACTCACCTACGGAGACAGCCTCACTCTCCACCTCAACGGCGATACCATCAGCATCGACGACCCCGACCTCGCAGGACTCCCCTCATCCGTCCCTCTCCCACCACTGGACCAAATCACCGTCGAGCACGCCGCCGAACCAGGAATTACGCACGCCGCACCCGGCCATGTCGTCACTTACACGATGACACCAAACGCCACCCTCGAGGAGTACAACAATGACCTCTACTAGCATCAAAAGTGCGCTACGAATCTTCGTGCGCCACAACAAAACCTTCACACTCCGCGGCCCCCAGAGCGTCCTCTCCGGCCCGATTGTCCCTACAGTACCCATCCCGCAGCCCCCAGCAATGGGGCCAGCCGGTCCAGGTAGCGCGCCGATCTCCCCAACGCCAGAAGCCGCTAAGGATCCCCGCAACCGCCCCTACGGGCACAACAACGCAGCCCTGCGTTCTGAGTTCTACTACGTCGCCTTCCAAGACCACGCGCCCAGCCCCTTGAAGCACACGGCCCCCGACACTCTCCTACCAACACGCAACCCCGCCACCTGGTATGCGCCCGCCCTCAACATCCTCCACAACGCTCCCTACAGCTCCACCTACACGGACCTGTTCTCATGGGTGGACCTCATGGAACCAGCACTCGCTATCGACGCTGACCTCCTCCAATGGGCCAAGCTTCCACCCCAGGGCAAACAGCAGGCACTCACCGTCCACATGCGCCGACTACGTGCCCTCATGGACGCTGGACTCCGCGTCGGAGCAGTACGCGAAACCCATGCAACAGGCACCGTGAACCTCAACCTGTCAGCCTACAAGCGCCAGGGCTACTCCTTCGCAGAATGGTCCGAGAACATGGCCTCCGGCAGCGCCCACATCCCCCTGCCCCTCATCGTCGCGATCCTCAACGCGCACCCCGACTTCACCACACCCCAGCAGGTGATCCTCCACCTCCAAGCACAAGTGAGAGTGAGCGACCTATGATCGACGACTACACGAGCCTATGGGTCGCCCCCATCAACGACGTAGGCCTCCCCGCGCGCGCCGCCGAACAAGAAGGCCCCCACGCCCTCGCCGAGCTCGCAGAAGCCCGCGACATCCTCACCCCCGACCCTGCAATCAATCCGAAAGCCGTCCTGCGCCAAATCGCATGGCGCAAATACGAACAGGCGTGCAGGACCACACGCCGATACGGAACACTCAGAAAGGACACCCCCAATGGACAACAACGATGACTTCTGGGATCTCCCAGTCGCCGACGAAGACACCTACGAGACAACGGTCATCCCCACCGCAGACGAGCCAGCTCCCGAAGTGGAGAAGAAGCGCAACGCGCGCACTGTGATCCTCGGCAGCATCGCGCTCGCCCTCGTGATCCTCGTGGCCCTCGTGGCCGCTATAGGCCTCAAAAACTGGCACAACGCACCCGCCAACGCAGGGGCAGAAGCCTCCACGCCGCAAGCAACCGTCGCACCCACAATCCCCGCACCCGACACGACAGTGGCACCGCAGCCTGCCCCCTCCCAGCAGACACCCACGCAAGACCCTGCAACCACAGCACCAGCCACCCCCGCGCAGCCGACACCAAGTGCGACCATAGACCCCAACAGTCTGACGTTCGCACCGGCACAGCAGGCGCGTGCCGTCGTCATCGGGAAAGACATCACCGCAGTCAACGGTCAGCTGGTCTTCACCCTGCGCATCAACATCCCCAATATCCCCCAAGCTGCGCAGGGCGGTACCGTCGCCTATGTCGTTACCAAGAGCCAGTACGACTCCTACGAATCAGGCTCCCTCATTGACGTGCAGTACCGAGTCGATCAGGACGGTCGCATCGCTATCGTCCGCTAACGAGCGCCGTACACACCGCAACACGATCCCATAGGGTTTAATGGAGATAAACACGCAGAAACTATCTCCGCACGAAAGGTCGCACTCATGCCGACACCAATCACACCTCCACACATTGCCCGCTCGAAGGGCATGACGAAACGAGACGTGCTCAAGCGCGTCGAAGACGCTCCTGCCGCCCAGAACCTCAAGGCGCTCGCGGACGAGATCTACCTCGTTGGCCTCATCACCGACCCATCCAAGGTGATCCCCGGCAAGAAGAACCCCGACGGCACGCCACAGCGGGGCACGGTCGTCGGATACAGGTTCCACACCAACGTCCCGCTGCGCATCCCCGACTTCGGAACAGGAGACAAGTTCCGGCGCGACGCTTACGCAGTCGAAGACCCCACACGCTACAAGAACATCGAAGCGGACACAGACTTCGACCTCACGCGAGGGGAACTCGCCGCATTCGCAGGAAAGGTCGGCACACGCATCACCGGCCAGAACCCGGATATCGACCAGGAGCAGGCTCTCATGATCGAGGCGCGATGGGGCCGCGGCTCCGGCCCTGACAGTCGCCCCAGCGCAGTCCTCCTGCGCCCCGACACTCGCGCCATGGGAGCCAAGACGCTCATCGGCCTGTATCCCGAGATCCCCGTCCTCAACTACGTCCAGACGGAAGGATACGAGGAAAGCGAAGGGGTTCAGTATTTCAAAGCCAAGGGCTATAGAGCTCTACGCCCCGAGTTCGAGGGGACCAAGTTCGCACCACTCGGCTACAACGCCGCCGACAACCCACCTGCCCCCAAGAAGAGCCGAGAACAGAAGGTGGCTGAGGAATCAGCGAAGATGTCGAAGCTGTTCTCCGACCTCTACCCCGACAGCGGCGACTGACAGAGCAAGACGCATCCCCGCACGGTCGTCAACGCTCTTACCCCACACCCATCAACCGCAAGAAAGGAACGCCTGCCGTGAAACTCGCCCCCGCGATCACACGCGCTGCTCTGACATGCGCCCTCATCGTGGCCCCAGCAGCCACCGGAACAGCCGTTAGCGCAGCCCTCGCCGCCCCTACGCAGGGAGTCGTCGCCGCCTACGACAGTGACGCGAACACCAACACGCCCACCCCACAGCCCACGCAAGCGCCCGGCACTACTCAACAGGGCACGCAGCAGACCCCCAACCAGCCGCAGCCCACGCAGGGTAGCAACGGCCCATCCAAGCCCCAGATCGACGTGACTACACCCGGCACCGATCCATTGGTCAAAACCGACCACTCGAAGGACAAGGGAAAGTGGTTGCCTAAATGGAGTGACGACGAAAGCCTTAAACAAGGCGCAGAGAGCGCCCACCCAGCCGCAGCTCTCTTCTCCTTCATTACTGGCTGGTTGCTCTCTCTTCTGATCGCAGTCTATGCGCTCATTAACATGCTCGGACTCTTCTACGTTTCAGTGAGTATCGGCTTCATCCGCACGATCCTCTCGGGCGGCATGTACGGCAACGGCACCGGAAGCCAGTCCGGCGCGAACTCCATGGGCATGGGCATGGGAATGGGCGGCAACCCAAACGGCGGCGCGAAGGCCCAGGGCGGTTGGCTCAAAAACATGCGAGTCGTCCCCGCTGCCGCCATTCAGGCCGTCGAGATGGCCGAGTCCGGCGAACGTGGAGGCCCCTCTGGCAACCAGATGGGCGCAATGATGCCTGGCAGCTTCGGCGGTGCCCCACAGCAGGTTGGAGGCAGCGCGAAACCCATCACGCCGATCCGCTACTACCTGCAAAAGCAGGCACTCGAACTCATCGCCCTCGGTGCAGCAATCATCCTCCTGGTCCTCTCCCCGGTTCTCTTCGACACCGGCATCGCCTTCGGCAACGGACTTAGCCAGATCATCTACTGGCTGACATCACAGATCTTCTAACCCGCTAACGGGGCGACGCTACTCCACCAAACAGCAGTGGGGAGCGTCGCCCCCCGCACCCGCCAGAAAGGAAGTCCATGAGCACCTTCAAGGAAGTGTTCAAGCAGCGCTTCATGCCTAACAGCCGCCGCCAGGCTACCGAAAGCGCGCGCGTCTCCGCATCCACAGCAGACGCACTCCTCACCATGCTCAAGGAGCACGTCCCCACCAACGGAGACGTGCTCGAGTTCGACATCACTCGGACAGCAGAGGAAGCCGCCGTCATTCAGGCCATGTCCGACCCCAAGATCATGGCCACATACAACATCTGGCAGGACACGGAGGTACGCACCAAGTACTACGCCTCCATCAAGACCCTGGAGTTCGTATGACCGTCAGAACCCCCCGCATCCGACAGACAGCGGAAACATGCCAGGTCAGCCACGCCCTCGCGCACGAGATCATCACCCGATACGGTGAATGGACGGCCAGCCAGGCAACCAGCGCCACCCAGCCGACCACCGTCAGCTACCTCGGCATCATCGAGTTCTCCAACGGCACCCCCAGCTATGGGCTGAACGAGCGACAGCCCCTCGAGGCCCAGTACGCAGCCTTCGCAGCCGACTACGGCTACGACATTGAACTCGCCCGCATGGTGCTCGCCGCATACGCGAACGCCATCATCCGAGAGCTCGCCACGTCGGGGCGCGCAGTCCTCCGCGGCATCGGCGCACTACACGTCAGCGACACCGGGAAAGTCCGATTCAACCGGGCAACCGCCGTCGCCAAATGGGACGGCACCGACACCACGTTCCGCACATGCGTTAACCCTGCCTTCCGTCAGCGCTTCAACGACCTACAGGAGGCCACAGCCTAATGCAGGGAGCAACCCACCGCGCCGGAGGCGCAGCAGCGTGCATGATCGGCTACACGGCCCTCGCCGCACACCACGCGCCACTCATTGAAGCAGCCCCGCTCGCCTCACTGGTCGTCCTCTACCCCTTCGCCCTGTGGGGATCCACAGCAAGCGACCTTGACCACCACCCCGGCAGCGTGTGGGATGAAGTGAAGCTCGCCGGCGAACGCTCAGGCCACACGATCCCCTCCCAGGATCCCGTATCCAGGACAATCAGCCATATCCTGCACCTCACGCGACCACTGCGTGACATTGCGCCCCGTAAGTCACGAACGGCGCAGATACTCAGTATCCTTGACTGTAAGCACAGGTCTTGGCAGACCCACAGCGAGTTGCCATTCCTGCTCCTCTTCGGAGCACTCACGCAACTTAATCCACTCACGACCAACCTAGGGGAGGCTCTAACCCAGCTTGTACTCACCGGTATCATCATGGGCCTCATCGCCCACCTCACCCTCGACCTCCTCACCCCCGAGGGACTACCGTTCGCAATGGGACTCTTCATCAACCGAGTGATACTCAGGAAGAAGATCCTGCCCGAACGGATCAAAATAATCCCTCACGTCAAACCCCGACGAAAGGGCGAGCCCGGCTTCTTCTCCACTGGTGGCACTTGGGAGAAGAAGATCGTGTTCAACATCCTGCACGCAGTCAACCTAGGACTCCTGGGCTGGCTGATCTACAGGCTCGGAATCGCCCCGTACACATCGTTCCAGATCATCTGAATCGACACAGAAAGACACCGAAGAATGAAACTCTCCCCACGCATGGGCATGGGCCGAGCGGCACTCGCAACGCTGTTCCTGGCCGTCGCCCCAATCGTTGCCACCACAACCGCTGCGACAGCGGCTCCCGTCACCGCGCCCGCGAGCGCGTCGATCAGCGTCACTGCACCCACAACAGTTGGCGTGCTGCCCGCAGCCGACGGCAACGGCGCTGGTAACGCCACACAGGAGGCCGACAAGGCTCTACGTACCACCGTCGCTAAGGATCTGGCTGGGAACACCTACCAGCTCAGCGGCGGCGGCACCGTCAACGGCTCGGACATTATCAAGCCCGAGGGCACGATTAACCAGGCCATCTACGAACAGCTCACATCTTCGGCACAGAGCCAGTTCGCCAACGACCTGATGGCCAAGACCGACAGCTACACGGAGCCGACTGCTCAGGACTACACTCCGTCCCTTGCTAAGTCCGCTGGCGTGAGCTCAGAGACGAAGCAGAACTGGTTCAAGGAACTGCGCTCCAACTCGGGCCTCGGTTCGAAGCTCCTAACTTCGACGCTCGCTCGCGGCGTGTATGCCGACCTTGACGGCGGCGCGCGCTGGTTCGCGCCGTTCAGCGGCCCACTGTCCACCGCCCTGGGCTTCCTGGCTATCCTGATCCTCGCGGGGACAACAATTTCAGCGGTCATCGACCTGGCGTACATCAGCATCCCCGCGTTCCAGGTGCTTTCCGATGCCGTCGCCAACGGTGGTGGTAACGGTAGTGGCGGCGGCGGTGGCCTGCGTCAGGCGAGCACCAAGCTCGTGTCCACAGCAGCCCGAAAGGCCGTCGAAGCTGAAGAGAATGGCCAGAACGCCGTCTGGGTGTACTTCAAGAAGGCCTTTATGAAGTACCTAATGGTTGGCCTTGCTCTGTGCTTCCTCGCCTACAACCTCCTCTGGAGCCTTGTCGGTACAGCCATGGACCTTGTGACCGGAAGCCTCTTCTGATCCGCTCGAGGGCAGGGGAGCAACATGCCAGCTCCCCTGCCCTCATCGACATCCACAACACGCACACGCTCACGCAAAGGCAAATGACCCAATGACCCCCACGCAGACACTCGCAGGCCCCCGCAAGGCGCTCCTGACGCTCCTCGCTACCCTCGTCGCGCTCATCATCTCTGTCGGGCCAGCCTTCGCGGACGACAACGTGCGCGCCACCACCTACATCGCCAAGAACGATGTCAACATCTCCGCCATCGTTACCGAGGCGAACCGGAGCCTCAAAAACTCTCCCGAGATCATGGCCTACGATGCCAAAGAAGGATCCGTCAGCTTCGACTTCACGACGTACAACAAGCTCGACAGCAAGGACAAGCAGACCTTCATGCAGGCTGCGCTGTCGGCTACCAGCAAGAGCGGCCTCGGTGGGCAGCGTAAGTCCAAGCTCTACAGCTTCATCAGTCAGCAGGACGGCAAGGTCTCAGCAGCGGTCAGCAACCTAACGACAGACGCATCCGCAAACTTCTACAGCGCCATGGCGCTCCTCAAGCCCTTCACCGGCCCATTCAGCACATTCTTGGGGCTCGTCGCGATCCTCATTATCGTTTTCGTGACGACGAGCCTCCTCATCGACCTGGCCTTCATCGCGATCCCCGTGTTCCAAGTCGGCGACGCGGACAAGGGCATCACCCGCAGGTTCATCTCCTCCGCAGCCCGACGAGCGGTGCGCGAAGAAATGGACAGCAATAAGAGCGCCGTGTGGATCTGGTTCAAGCGGAGAGTCTTCGTCATGGCTGGACTCGCCATCGTGCTGGTCTACCTCGTGAGCGGCAGTATCTATGAGATCATGGGGTGGTTCCTCCAGGTCGCCGGAGTGAACTAAGAAAGGTTAAGCAAATGAAGAAGATCCGCAGCGTTATGCGCTCGACTGTGCGCCGCATCAAGAAGGCAGCGCCCCGCGTCGTCATGTTCCTCATGGCACTCGTCGTCACGAGCGGCATCATCGTCGCCCCCGCAGCGTTCGCCGCCGACGAGAAAACCCCCACGGGCGGCAACGCGACGAGCCGTACCGCTGCGATCATCAACCTGGCGAAGAACCAGAAGCTCGCAGACACCAATGCCAGTAGCCTCAAGCCGGAAGAACTGCGGATCCTCGGCACCTTCGCATCGAACTTCTACGTGCCCTTCCAGAGCCAGTTCAACTACAACGGCTCGATCATGAAGAAGGACAGCGACGCTCGCGACGCGACACAGAAGTCCGTGTCCAGCGCCCTACAGTCCACCGTCGGCATGAGCGCCGACTCCGCCGACTCGGTTGCCGCCTACATCATCGGCAACGTCTGGCAGGGCGGCACCGACCTATCCTTCGCATACTCCGACGGCGACTACTGGGACCAGAACACCTCCTGGACAGTCAAGGACTCCTACCCGACCGACTGGCGTTCCTTCCTGCGCATGGTGTCCGGCGGTAGCCTCACCAACCCCAACTACACCTTCCTCAAGGAAGATGACCCGGCGATGAAAGCCAAGTGGAACGCCCTCGTCTACCAGGTGGACGGCAAAACTGTCCCCGCGTTCGTCTGGGATCCCACCGGCGTGAACCTCACCCCCTCCACCGTCGCCCTCTACCAGGCGCTCTCCATGGCCGACCTCGGCAACGGCTACGGCTCCAGCCTGTTCGACCTCTCCACCGCCGACGCAGACCTCTCCAAGGGCGAAGCCGACGCATTCACCGACGGCGTTGACGCAACAGCAGCAGCCAAAGCCCTCGCCGACACCGCCCTCGACCAGTCCAGCTTCTCCGGCAAAATGGCAATCAGCCCCTTCGGCGACATCGTGTACCGAGGCCCCAACCACACGTGGGTCGCGATCCCCGCATCCATGAACCCCGGCACCTGGACCAAGGTAGACTCCTCCGGCACCAAGTATGGGCCCGCAAGCGCCTACAACACCGTGAACTTCCAGAACCTTGTCCTGTCGAACATCGAGCAGCAACTCACGACCCCCTGGGAAACCTCGAGCGGCTACAACACGAACTACGCCACCACCAAGATCAGCAGCGCCCTCGACGATGCAAACGGCTCTGGCTACATGCCGATCTCTGGTTTCTTCGGCAAGACGCAGCCCGGCTCCGCGAGCAACACTACCGCCAACGACGGGTGGTTCAGCGACTCCTGGACTGACACTAAGGAAAAGCTTGAAACGCAGCTCAAGGAAAAGTACAAGACTGCGGGCGTAGCCTCTGATGAATACGTGCACAACATGTTCGGCGGCAACAACCAGAACGCCTTCGCCGTCATGCGCTCCGCGACACAGACCAACCAGTCCCGCTCACCGTTCATCTACAAGGAATGGGTCGGCGCGCACGAAGGCCAAGCCTCCACGACTGTCTACACGACGAACAAGATGGTCGTCCTCGACGACATCCAGGCATTTAAGGGCGACGTGCCCGAAGACGGCATGTATCAGGATGCGATCACCGCTCCTTCCGGTGAGGTCTTCGCCAAGGCAGGCAACCTCGACAAGAACACGGCCTCAAGCGCCTGGCAGAAAGCCCTCGACCCCGCGTCGAACCTCGCCCAGACCGCCGCATCAATGCCCAAGCCCACCGCCGTCAGCCTCTACGCCAGCTACGTCATGGCCGCATTCGGCGACGACAAGGTGAATCAGAAGATGGGCTGGAAGTACAACGCCTCCCTCCCCGCCGTTAAGTCCGACGTGAAGCTCGAGGCCGACCCCGCGCAGGTGAAGAACGAGAAAGCCGACGCGATCACCAACTACCTGTACTTCTTCCTGTCCCCGAACTGGGAGCACACGAACTACGCAGCCCAGCTCATCACGAGCAAAATCTCCGGCCTGCTCATCCGCTGGCACGACGACATGACCGGCACCCAGGCCATCAGCATCGTCCAGGGCACCACACGCTACACCGGGTTCGCCGGATACGTGTCCACACCCAACCTGCACGATCTGTCCTGGACTGACACGCTTATCAACGTCTACAACAACAACGCCGTCTACCTGCTCCTCGTCATCCTCATCATCCTGTGCGTCTACACCGTCATGAGCATGATGAGCTGGAAGCAAGCCCTCGGCTCCTTCACGATCTTCGTTGTTATCGCCCTGTCGATCTTCCCCGTCATCAACGGTGTCGTGGACACGACAAACCGCTTCAGCAACGCCGTCTACAGCCAAAAGTTCACGTACTGGGCCGTCATCACCCACCAGACGTACTCCACAGAGATCGACAAGGCCGCAGCAGGTGACGACTACTCGAACTACCTGCAAACCGTGTTCAACAACAGTGCCGACATGGGATCCTTCGTGTCCGACGGCACCGACGGTAAGGCCAACTCGATCAGCAACCGAGGCGGCGAAAACATCCTCCTCAAGTGGCAATCCCCCAAGAAGCGCACCGCCGTCGAATACGGCAAAGACCTCGCCAACGCCACACAGAACAGCCCCAGCCTCTCCAAGCTCCTCAACAGCGCCACCCAGCAGGCATACGGTGGCGAGACCTACCTCGACGACCCCAACTCCACGTACCTGTACCGCTCCTACGTGGACATCTCCAACTCATCCCGCTACACCTACCTCGGCGTAGCGGCCCGAGGCGACGGCAAAGCCACCGTCAACACCGACCCCGCCACCGACAACTGGCCACAGGGACTCAAGGACAACTACAAGGACTACAAGGCGGACCTCGACACCTACATGGGGTCCGGCTTCGCCAACCGCCCCACCGGCGACTCCAACCCAGCCACCCTGGCCTACATCACGCCCGTCCTGTCCAGCAAGATCGTCGCCGACCACTTCGCCGACGTGAAAAAGCTCGACAACCTGTCCTACAACGACCACGTGGGCATCCCCGGCGGCGCTTACCAGTTCAGCCTCGGCACCTACACGCAGGGCAAGTCCGCGCGTGAGCAGATCAAGAACGCCAACCCCGCCGGGTACAACCCAGACGACGAGTCCTACTCCGATGCCGACTACAACGGCCTGGGAGCCTTCGCGCTCGCATCCGAGTCCCCTTACTACCATTTCTCGTGGTACACCTACGACCACGGCCTCTCTGCGAAGAACAGCGCGTCCGGCGGCTACAAGGACATGATCCTGAACCGGCCCAACCAGGGGTTCTTCTACAACAATGCCTCCGGGGAGAACGAGGACGAGACCGCCGACAACGACGGCGAGCTCAAGGACTACCTGGGCATGAAGGAACTGTTCACCTACACCATCCCCTACCTCAAGGCCGCTAACAACGTCGTCGTCGAATACGACAAGCGCTACAGCCTCAAGACCTACCCGAACCTCCCGTTCGAGCCAGGCCACGACGCAGAGTTCCGCGACGACCCTGAGAACCGCCAGAAGTACTGGCAGAACGTCAACGTCGCCCAGCTCGCCAACATGCACTCCTCATGGGTGGACCAGCTCTACGATGCTTCCTACGCCAAGCAGCAGACGATCCGCCACAACGGTAAGACCTACACGATCACTGACCCCCTCGACCCGGCCTCCTACCCCGAAGAGCGCCCCATGGTGTTCTCCCCCTCGGAGATGAACGCCTACGGCCTCACCAAGGCCGACCTGACGAGCGTTGAATCGCGCATCATGAGCGTTCTTGAGAACAGCCGTAAGCCGTTCAACGAGATGCTGAATTACTACAGCTTCCAGGACAGCGTGCTCAACAGTGCGACCTCGATGCTCACCACGTTCGAGTTCAACCGGGCGTTCTCTGACACGGAGTTCTTCGGCATCAAGCAGGGCGTGCAGCTCTACCCGCAGTCCTACGAGCTCAAGAACTTCTCCTACGACTCCTACCTGCGTCTCATCCTGTCGAACTCCCTCCAGAAGGATGCCCTCGAGGCCGGCGACTACAACTTCTACAAGCAGGTCACGCAGGAATCGTCCATGACGACCTCCGTCATGCTCATCCTCACCGACTTCCTGAGCATCTACGTGGTCCCGCTCCTCAAGTACGGGACACTCCTCGCAATCGCCGTGTGCGCCCTCGTGTTCCTCCTCGCCGCAGTCTTCCAAGCGACCGACGGGAAACTGGCCTCCAAGGCATCCAGAGCGATCCTCGCGCCACTGGGCAAGTTCCTCCTCATTACGCTCGGCATGACGTGGATTATCAGCCTCCTCATGGGCGATCCTGTCGATGGAGTGACCGGACAGCTCAGCTCGTCCGTGCGTCTCGGTGACCCCGTATTCGTGCTCCTCGCGATCTGCGCGCTCAACGTCATCGTGTCCCTCCTGTACTTCCGCACCCTGCGGGGAGTGTTCAAGGACATGCGCCACTACGCCACGGCTGCGTACAACAGCGTCTCCGGCGTGTTCGGCAGCGCCCTTTCAAAGATCGCAGCAGTGGGCGGCATCGGTGCAGCAATGAAACAGGGCTTCTCCAACGCTGTCGGCGGGACCGTCAACGCAGGCCAGCAGGTCATGCAGCGCCGACAGGACAAGAAGGCGCAGGCGGCGAAGGACGAAGCCGCAGCGGCCAGCACGCGCCAGACGAAGATTCAGACAGCGCAGGCCGAAGCCGAGATGCAAGAAAAGCTCGGACGCTCCGACCTCGCCGACAAGATCCGACGTGACGCTCTCACCGATACCGTCCAGTCGTCCAAGAAGCAGACTCAAAGCACTGCCTCCAGCATCAACTCCAAGATCAAGGCGGGCGCTAAGAAACTCGTGGGCGGCAAGAGCTCAGGGGGTGCGAAGAAGGGGGAGGCGAAGTGATTCTCTCCTTCCTCCTCCTGTGCCTGTCGATCTCCCTCAAGATCGTCGCCCTCACCGCTCGCGTCGGCCTCAACGCCGCCGTCGCCACAGCAGATGTTGCCTCCAAAGCCGCCCTCGAGGGGACAGTGAAGGCACCGGGCAGCGAAAACAGCGACACCACCAAGATTGTGCGCATCGCCCGACGGGCAACCCTCGGAGCTATCAAGTTCGCCGCCCGTGCCGTCGATGCGCTCCTCAGCCTCGTCATGATGGGATGGGTGACTGTCCTCGCGATCTTTGCTATCGTCGCGCTCGTCCTCGCGGGCGGCGGGTGGTTCTGGCTCACCAACCTGTCGGATAAGGTTTCCCCCGAGGTTATGGGTATCGGCAACAACGGAACCGTCAGTGCCGCATCCGCTGTCAACGCATACGACGGCGGTAATGGTGTCCCCACAGTCGCAGCCTCCCCCGGCCAAATCGGCCCCGCCATGCTCGCGAACGCCAAATACGCCATGGCGAACCTCCCTGCACAGGGCTACTACTCCTACGACTGGGGAGGCCGCGGCCCCACCGGCTACGACTGCTCCGGCTGGGTGAGCGCCCTCATCCTTATGGCCGGGTGGACCATGGACGACTCTGGCAACCCCGTACAGCTCGGAGCTGACCAGGACCGCATCGTCGTCGGACAGTCATCCTCCGCGCAGGTTACCAGCCTCCTATCGGCTAACAGCGCCTTCTTCGCCGCCCACGCCACCCCCTACAACGGTGACGAGTCAGTCCTCACCCCCGGCGACATCATCACGGGCCCCGGCCACGTCGGCATCTACGTCGGTGACGGGTGGATTGTCCACGCCTCCGACTACGGCGCAACCGGCCTCAACGTCTCCCCCGACGAGTCCTCCGCAGCAACCCACGACGTTGGCTTCCAGAAGGGCTACCTCAACCAGTGGGTTACCGGATACGTCCATTTCGGGTAAACACGCACCCCACATACCAGCCTTTACCGTCAAAAACACAGTAAAATAGGGGCATGAGCACGAGAAACGATATGCGGCCACAGGTGGGAGACGAGTCCATCTCCATCCCCCTGACACTCGACAAGCCGCAAGTGAACGGCAAAGAACGGTGGCGCAACCGCCTCTACATGGCAGCAGGCGCAGGCGCAATCGCATTCTTCCTGGACCTCGCCTACCTGATCGGCTCAGGCGCGGGCCTCGGAGCCAAGCTGATCGTCTGCATCGTCCTCATCCCATCGGTCGCGTCGCTCATCATCCGGCACCTCATCCTCGAGGAACGCGAGTTCCGAGCCGACCTCATGGAACAGCTCGCCAACGACTACCGGATGGCCCTCAGCAACATCTGGGGCATCTACCGGATCGAGAATACGCCCCCCTACGTCTGCTATTTCAAGACCGGCGGACGCATGGGAATCTTCATCCACGCCAACAAAGGCTCCCGCGTTGGAAACGACACCGCTCAGGCGGTCTTCGACCATTACGAGGGTTACGCATACGCGATGCGAGAAGCCGGTAGGCGCGGCATTATGGTTGGCCACATCGACTACATGGGCAGCATCGGCAAAGACGAGCGCATCGAAGGACTCAACGAAGACCTCGCCAACACGGAGAACCCCTCACTGCGCAACGACGTGCTACGCCCCACCTACGAAAACCTCGCAGCCCTCCAAGAACACGCCACCACCCCCGGCGACGTGTACCTTCTGGCCACCACCAAAGGCACCGGCAGCTACGAAGATCTGCACGAGGCGGCAATCGCCTTTAAGACTGCACTGTGCGAAGAGGCCAACTGGGCATCAGCCTCCTACATGCCCCCGCACGAGATCGGTGCCCTCGCGAAGAAGTACTTCGCACTCCTGACGTTCTCCGCATCCGACGCGATCCGCCAATCCACAGGCCAGGTCAACTACAAGCGCTTCCTGCGCCCCACACGCATCCTCCACGCTGACGGCACCACCACCCCCATCCAGTAACAAACGCTCGAAAGGTTATAAGAACATGAAAAAGGCTATGAGCATCGCGCTCATCGTTGAGAAGGCCTCCGCAGACGCGCTCCTGCGCAGCGCACGCAACCAGGTTGACTCCAACGCATACGAGGTGTTCAACTCTGTTGTAGAGCTGAATGGACGCTACTCCAGTACTGACGCGAGCGCCATCGGCATCGACCGCCTTATCATCTTCGACAGCGATACCACGCTTGGTACCGGCAACCTCCTGGACACCAACCTACAGATCCTCAACATGTTCCTCGGCAAAGCCGAGAAGATCGAGAGCATCGCCCTCGTGAAGAAGGCGCGTGAGGACCGCATCAACCAGTATCGAGCAAACGTCAACCACCCGCACAGCCTCATCATTCCGCTGTCAGACAGACTTGAGGCTTCCTTCCTCGCTGACCTCCTCACGCTGTCGCTCAAGGACATTGCCGACACCTACACCGACACGCGCATCACCTCTCCCACCCTGACCTCGCAGCCCATCAGCGACGACCGCACCTACAGCGCCGCCAGCGCAATCCCCGGTGACATCCTCAGCCTTGGCGCAGCAGGCGCAAGCCACGCAGACACCGGCTTCTTCGACGACGAAAACCTCACCGTCGAAGACCGCCTCGCAGCCTGCCCACCACCGCAGCTACGCGACTTCCACCCGCTTAGCGCGCACGCCCCACAGCTCACCCCATCAGCGAACCCAGACATGCCGATCTTCCGCACCGGGGCCCGCGTCAACGCCGTCCTATCCGCTGACAGCCAGCAGACGGCCATCTACAGTGCCGTACTCGCGGATGCCTACGCCCAGAGCGGCCACACCGTTCTCTACATCGACCTCCAGTCAGGTGAGCACCCGGTCCTCGCGTTCCTGGATAACGCCGACGGTTTCGCAGCCACACGCCCATCCATGAAGGAAAGCTCCCCGTTCCTCGACGGCGGCATCTACTTCATGTCTAACGGGGCAGCAGAGGACAAAAACACGAACCTCGACGACCTCGAGGCCGTCCTGCCATTCATCCCCTACTTCGACTACACGGTCGTTGACGTACCCCTGGAGGCAACGGGCAAGACAGAGGCTTTCCTGACTGCCCTCAACGACGCGCACCCCACCCAGACGCACTTCCTCGCACCCCAAGGGTCACCTGAAGGGTTCGGAGCCCTCCTGAACACGATCTATGACTCCGACCAGATCAGCAACAAGCTCTGCCGCCTCCTCTCCGAGACAGCATGGCTGCACCCTGGCGGTGCTAACCCGAGCACCCTCAACTTCCTCGCCAGCGTTGCCCCCCGCATCGTGTGGGACCGCGACCCGTTCATCCGACAGATCGAAGCCCTCACAGGACCGCAGCGATGAAAGCCCTCATCTCCACGACGATCCAGCCAGACAGGTTCCCTGACTGGCTCATCGCCGCATCCGTCAGAGACTTCCTCGCGACAGCACCGAGCGCGCTGACCGTCGAAGCTGTCGTCATCCACGACACGGAAGAAGAAGCGCCCGAAGCAATCGCCGCCCTCAAAGACCCGCGACTGCAAGACGCTCAGCTCATCTACGTCAATGACGAGCCAGACACAGCACTCGCCATGGCCATCACCGGACTGAACGGCGCGATCTACGCGGACTCCTACCTCCTCGAAAGCCCAGACCTCCTTGGGGGGATCCTGGCAGCGGGAACCGACCTCGTACTCGCCGACGACGTATCCGGCGACAAGGACATCCTGCGCGCCTTCCGCGATTCAGTCCGCGAGGGGAAGACTCTGCCGAGCGCAGCACTCGAGATCATCGCGCAGTCTTCATCCAACGTCGTCGCAGCATACGAGCGCTCCGAGGAAGAGCGCCGTGAGCAAGCAGAGGTGTCCGTCGGGATCCTCAGCGACATGAATGACAGTCTCGCCACCCTGAAAGAGCACGCGCGCAGGTCCGAGGCGACGCTCAAGGCCGCTCGCGCTCAGCTCCAGAGCGCTCACACGAGCGGAAACAGTGGCCCGCGCATCACGAACTTCCCTCCGGTTGATTACCAGGGCAACAAGCCCATCTACAGGGTCAAAGACCTCGGTCACATGAAGTACCTGACCAGCTTCATGCTCGGGTTCCGCGACTACCTCCAAGACCGCCTCAACATGCGGCCCCGCCTCATCTTCATCGAGTCCCCCTCCGCAGTGACGCGCACGCACTATCGAGAGTTCCCCTGGGTTGACGACTCCATGTCCAGCGACGACCCTGCGCTGCACGCCCCCGTGGTCTTCACGAGCAGACCAACCGCAGCGCTTCTGCACGACAAGCTCATCCAGGACAACAACTACAACGCCGTCATCTGCGTGGACCGCACAGTCCACAGTCACTCGCACATGGTGACCGGCTCCGCGTCGCGGACGGTGTACGCAGCGAACGGCCTCAGCTCCGTCGCGGGCTACACCAACTTCCCCATGGGACGACTCATCACCTCGCACACCCTCTACACGGGCACTCTCACCTACGTGCCCATGTTCACCCAGTACCCAGAAAACGCCAACCGTCGCGTCAGCTCCTACGCTCAGCTAACAAGCCAGTACGAAGACCTCATGAAGGGCTTCGGCAGCCTAGCGGCCCGCTCATAAGGACATAATCATGGCAACAAAGAAGACCAACGCTCTGACGCGCCTCCTTTTCGGAGGCCGCATCCACGAACCCGGACGACCCAAGAAAGTGGGCCGCTGGGATCTGATGAACCGCATCGCCTGGTACCACGTGTGGGCAGACGTGTTCACGACGAACACCCAGATGCGGGACTCTCGCACATTCCCCGAGCGCGACTACAACCTCTACACGAACAACCGCGCCTCTTTCTCCGGCAAGGACAACCTCGTCGTCTTCCTGTCCTTCGACGGCTACAGCACCACGCTCCCCATGCGGTTCCGCGCCGAGATGCGCAAGCGCCTCCACCCCACGATGCGCATGTTCTTCACGGACTACAGCATCCCCACCGCAATCAACTGGGAAGACCCCAAACTCAAGGCACTCCTACGGAACTATCAGAACACCGCTGAGGAGAACAAGGGCCTCGGCGACAATGCCTTCGAGTACCAGAAGAATGCCACCGACCTCGCACGCGACCAGTGGCGCGAAGAGAGCATCGTCTACCTCTCCAACGCAACCAGCGCCGACCGACAGCTCGAGTTCTTCGAGTACCGCTGCCACGCAATCGTCATGGGCATCCGCGGCGAAGACTTCGACGAATCGCTCGAAAAGATCGAGCAGTTCTGCACACGCAACGGCATCACCGTCAACCGTGTCGTCCAGCACCTCGCCGACTTCACCGCTGCGTTCTCCCCGTTCAGCATGGACCACAGTCGCAAGTCCTTCGGTCGCGTCGGAAAGAACGTGCTCTCAGACGAGATCATCGCCCGCTTCACCGGCTACGACCAGGGCCGTATCGGCACACACGGCTCCTACATCGCCCGCGACGTGAACTCCGGCTACCCGATCCTCTACAAGTTCCGTGAGAACGACGTGGACGCGGAAAACTTCGTCGTCATCGCCGAAACAGGCGGCGGCAAGTCCTTCTTCGTGAAGAACCTCCTCAACGAGCTCATGAAGTACTCCCGCGTTCGACTCACCATCAACGACGTGGAAGGCGACGAGTACACGCCGCTCGTCAGCTTCTACGCCAACTACGACTCCTGCCTCATCCTCAACATGGCTGAAGGTCAGGGCAGCTACTTCGACCCCGTTGAGATCATGACCTCCGGCGACCTCGCAATTGATGTAGAAAACGGAACGCATGGCCTAGCTGTGAACTACACGCTCTCCTACCTCAGCGCCCTCATGGGATCCCACCTCCACACCTACCAGTGGGCCGAAAGCATCCTCAAGAACGCCATCAGCATTGTCTACCGCAACGCAGGCGTGCTAAGTGACGACGAGCACGCATATACCTGGAAGAACAGCAAGGGCCTCACCCTCTACAACGTCTACCAGGTCATCAAGGACAGCCACGAAGCACTACGCACCGGAGTCGCTAAAGATGACTACCGCGCCAGCGACGAGGACTACATCAAGTCCCTCACGTTCGTGCGCGCCCAGCTCGCCGAGTACTTCGAGCCCGACGGCTCCCGCGCCAGCGTCTTCTCCAACCGTGTCTCCACCGAAGACGTAGCCAATGCCCGCGTCGTCCTGTGCTCCTTCGGCATGAAGTCGAAAGCCACCGTCATGGTGGATGACGTGCAGCTTCGTCTCTCTCAGCTTTCTGCTGCGTCAATTCACCACGTGCGTTCCCTAACCTGCAAACGCGAGGGTAAGTTCAATCTCACCGTGTGGGAAGAGCTTCAGCGTTGGGCTGCTTTCCCTAGCGCCGCTGGCATTCTCGGCACCGCTATCACGGGTGGCCGCAAGATGGGCGACATTAACCTCATCATCAGCAACGAGCCATCAATGTTTTTGGAAGCAGGCTCCAAACTCAAGATTTTCGAGAACGTCCAGTCGGTCGCTATTGGCAGCATCGGCGATGCGAGTGTTCGCAACGAACTCGCTAAAAGACTCAGTATCGAATACCTCAAGGACGAACTCACGCTACTTGCCACAGCAACCAGCAAAACATCCGAAGACGGTCCAGAATCACCCTACAAACGCGCGTTCGTTATCAAGCTCTCCACCGGAGAGGTTACCCTGGGGAAGGTGGCGCTCCCCGACGGCATCGCACAGTCTGAACTGTTCAAGACCGGCTCTGTCGAAGCAGTCGAGGACACCGCCATTGAGGAGGCCTCGAGTGGCGCAACAGCGTTCCAGGATCCCGACGACCTCCAACGCGAGATCGACAACCTCCTCCAACAGGGGCCACCGCTACGCCGACGCTCACGACGCACACAACAAGCCGCCGTCGAACCGCCGACAGAAGCAGCACCCGCCTCGGACGGCTGGGACTTCTCAGCCCTCAATTAACCAGCTAGAACCAGAACCAAGGGAGAGAAAATGAAGGTTACGGCCTCCCCCTCCGGCCAGCAGCGCCCCCCACAGCGCCAGCAGGCCCCCACACCCGCCCCCCGTCCCGCGCCACGCCCACAGCAGGCAGCAGTGGCCGACAACATGCGTGACGAGGAGGAAGACCTCACCGCTTCTGAGCGCGTCATCAAGGTCGTGCGCACCAAGTGGAAGATCATCCTCCCCGTCCTCCTCGTCCTCATCATCGCCGTGGTCTACTGGTTCTCGCACTCAGCGTCATCCGCGCGCGCGAACGAAGAGAGAGTCCGCGCCCTCGCGCAGTCCGGCTCCACCCCATCCGCGTCCGAGTCTGCGGGCCCTGACGGCGTTGACCAGCTCCTCATGAACCAGCAGCCCACCCTGCGCGAGAAGTACGGCACCCCGAAGTCTGGGTTCATCTGGGACGTGGACGGCACCCTCCTCTCCCTCGGTAACCCCGACACCCCTCCCGATGAGGTTGCCTACGCCTACCTGCGTGCCCTGAACACGTTGGACTTCACCACCGCCGAAGCTAACTCGCGTCGATCCTCCGTCACGACGACCTACGCGGACTTCTTCGACACCGACACGGCCTCCAGCACCGACTACAAGGACCAGTACCAGCGCGACCGCTACCGCCTCGGTCTCCTGTCCCTACAGGTCCAGTCCGTCACCCGTGGCGCGAACTTCTCCACCGACAAGCAGGTCTACACGGTGCGCGCCAAGATGCTCGACTTCACCAACAAGACCTTCTGGAACAAGGACCGAGACACGATCTTCCAGAACCTCCGCGACTACAACAAGGGCGAGGCCGACACGAGCAAGGGGGATCAGTACGTCTACACGTACATCACCAACTCCTACCAGCAGGCCGTCGATCACCTCCAAACCACCGGCCCGCAAGAAGGTGACGCTCCCATGCGTGATGTGACGTTCGATCTCACCATCCAGCGCTACCCCGCGCAGAACAGCGGGTGGCTCGTGTCCATCGACAAAGACCTGGACAACCTCCTGCGCAACACCGACGGCGTTGACGTGGCAACCTACATCCGCGAGCAGTACAAGGACGCGAACCGATGATCTGGTCAATCCTCACCATGCTCCTGATCCTCACCAACGTCGGAGTCCACTCCCTCAAAGACCTCGACGAGAAGTACCGCAACGGCTTTCACGCGATCTCCTGCATCGTCGCAGCCATCGCCCTCGTCATTGCTCTCATCACCGTCCGCTAACCTCACAGAAAGGCCTAAACGGTTATGGCCATCCCCACCAACGGCGACGACGCGCTCGCACGTTTCAACGCACGCAACCAGGAACCCGAGTTCGCGCCCGGCATGGGTGACGAGTCTATCTGGGGCATGGACTCCGGCCCGTCCAGCAGTTCCTTCGACGACCCCTTCGGTGGCCCGTCGCGCTCATCCTCGTTCGATAGCCCCTTCGGTGGCGGCGGCAATGACCCCTTCGGTTCCTCCCGATCCGGTTTCGGCGCGCCCTCTCCGTCGCCGTTCGGTGGCCCGTCCACTGACCCGTTCTCTCCCTCGTTCGGGCAGCAGGGCCCGCCGCCCGCCGCCTTCGGCCAGTCTGGGCAGCAGCCGCAGACAGCATCCGAGGCTATCAGCCAGGCCGCACATCAGGCAGCGTCGAAAGCCGGGCGCAACTCCTATGAGTTCACGAAAGCCGCTGTGGTCGCAGCGAAGACCCACACAGCAGCGTCCGTGAGCGGCATGGGAGCCGCCACCATGAAGACCAGCGGCGTTATCTCAGTAGTGGGCGCGGGCATGTGGCTCCTGTCGAACTTCCTCCCAGCGCTCGCAGTCGGCTACTACATCTTCGTCGGCGCAGCCGTCTCCGCCCTCATTGGCATCGCAACCTTCGCCGGCGGCTACATCATCGACCAGAAAGACGACGTGCGCGAGCAGCTGCGCCGCCCCGCCCCTGAGCCGGAACCCGCCCCCGTCATCGAGCCGCAGCCCCTCCCCGTGTTCGACGAGCCTGAACCCGCGAGCGCCCCCGCCCCTGAGCCTGAGCAGGAATCGGACAGCTGGGACTGGAACGACCTCATCCCCGACGAGGAACCCGCCGAGGACGTGGACTACGACTCCCTCGAGTCCGACCTTGAGAACCTGAACATGCAGAAGGGCACCCAGACTCGCCAGTTCATCTACGAGACCCTGACGAAGGGCCTACCGTCCATCAGCCCCAAGTTCGCAGACATGCGCAACCTCCGTAAAGGCAGCAAGGAATGGGCGATCTGGGCTGAGCTCATCCGCGACGCAGCCAAGCAGGTAGGCACCCGCGACGATCTCCTCCCCGACCTCAAGGATGCCTCCGAAAACCCCTTCATGTTCAAGCTGACGATCAGCCGCACCCCACGCATGAAGACCCAGGCAATCGCCGATGAAGTCGTCAACATCTACAAGTACGACGACAACGGCAACCTCGAATACCCCAACGCCTACGCCACCAGCGCCGAGTCCGGCTCTCGCGCGTTCATCAGCATCTACAAGGGAGCCAAGATCGACATGATCTCCCTCGCCGACATGTACGCTGCGTCCCCCGACACGCAGAAGTTCGTGCGCAACCCCAAGACCGAGATGCCCGTCGTTATCGGAACCACCGGAGACGGCAGTGTCAAGGCCGTGGACCTCCTCAAAGCCCCCGCCATCGTCGTCTCCGGCGAGCCCCGAAGCGGCAAGTCCTGGATCGTCAAGCTCATCCTCAACCAGATGTGCGCCTACATGAGCCCCAACGACCTGCACCTCTACATCGGCGACCCAAAGAACCAGATCAGCGAGTACGCCAACTACAACCTGCCGCACGTGCGCCGCAAGGAGTACACCGTGGACTCGGTGATCGACATGCTCCGCTACCTCGTCAACACTGAAGCCCCGCGCCGCAAGAACATCATGCAGCAGTACGGGTACGTCAATGTCCTCGAGTTCCGACGTGACCATCCCGAAGTTACCTTCCCGTTTCTGTACGTCGTCCTCGATGAGATGATGTCCCTCGCCAACGCCATGGGCAAGGAAGACGCTCGCGAATACCGTGAGCTCATCGAGCGGTTCGTGTCCGAGTTCCCGGCCCTGGGTATGCGCGCTATCTTCATCCCCCACCGAGTGAAGAACGACGTGATCCCCAAGAGTGTGTCTGAGCTGATCTCCGTGCGCATCACTGCGAAGTCAGCCAGCGACGCGAGCGCCGCCGAAAACCTCGGCCTGAACTCAGCCAGCGAGTTCCCCTACAAGCTCTCCAACGCTGGCGACGTGGCAGTGCGCATCGCCGACATCAACGACGGCGCACCCACGTACCTGAGAGCAGCAGTCCTCGCCCCCGACACGAAGGGCATGGAACGCCTCGAGTCCTACATCGGCCACTACTGGGACAAGCTCGACCCCGTTAACGAGGAGGCCGAACCCCCGGCTCCCGAGCCGAGGCCAGCTCCAGCAGCCCCGCGTCCTTCTGGTAGGAAGCGCAGCAGCACTAAGGCCATGTTCGACCGGATCGGCGCTGCGCACGCAGACAGCTCACCCTCAACGCCCGCCCCGGCAGAGACCGACGCTTTCTTCCCCTTCGGCGACCAGGACGACACCGACATGATTCCCGCACGCGAGGAGACTCCGGCGGGTGACGATCCATTCCAGTCGGCATTCCAGGGTGACGACACAGGTGACGAGCCGGAACCGCCAGCACTAAGCCGTGAGGAAAGCGCCAACCTCGACCGCAAGTCCTTCTGGGACACCTTCTAGGAGACGCGAATCATGATCCTGGACATCGACCCCGAAGTCGCACAGCAGCTCCAAGCCGCTCAAACCACCTACCACCAGAACCGGGTGATCGGCAGCGGTGACTACGAAGCCCTCATGCAGGAGATGTTCGACGAGTTCGAGCAGACAGAACGAGAGCAAGGCTTCGCGTTCCTCTCCCACCCCCGCCCCATCACTCCAGCCACCCGCTCGGAGTACATCGAGCCACTACGGAAGATCCAGGGCGAAGCGCCCCTGACTGGCGATGCCCTCACGGCTCTCGTCAGCAGCTTCCCTGACTCTGAACTGGAGGCCATGAGTGCTGATCCTAACCATCAACGGCCAGCGCCAAGTGCTCCCGACCGGAAGGCTACCCGCAGCCGTGTCACACAGACCAAGGCGACGGGCAGCAAGGGCTCTCGTCGTGATAATGGTGGTGAGCGTCGCCGTCGCACTCAGCAAGCCCCACAGAGTGCAACAGGGCGTACCAAAGCCCCAGAGGTAGCATCGAACCCTGTTCGCGCCGTACACACGCCTACAGGGGCCGTCACGGACTCCGTGTACGAAGCGCCCGCCACCATCAACGAGTTCCTACGCGCCCACCCCGGCGCAACCTTCGAGGACACCATCCGATACTTCCCACGCGCCGCCGTCGAAAAGCAGATCCGCGTCGGCAACATCGTCAGCAGACAAGGACGGCTCTACCTATGACCCCCGAAATCACGCGCGTAAAGATCACCCACATTCCCGACGAAACCACACGCGGGTTCCTCTGCGAAGCAGCCGCCTACATCGGCGACTTCCTCGTCATCACAGACATGCGCCTCATCAGAGAACCAGACTCGACCTACAGCCTCCGAATGCCCTCACAGTACAACCACTCCAAAGGGCGACGCTACGAGGTCTACCACCCCATCAACCGAGACTTCTACACCGCCCTACGCGACAGCATCATCGCCGCATACGAAAGCACGAAAGGCGCTCGCCCATGACGCACTGGTTCACCAGCGACCTACACCTCGGCCACGAGAACGTCGCCATCGTGCACCGTGGCGCGTGCAGCGTCGAACAGCACGACCAGGCTATCGTCAGCAACCTCCTACGCTGCCTCCAATCCGGGGACGACCTCTACATCCTCGGTGACCTCTCACTCGGCAGGAAACGCGACATCGACCATGCCGTCGCACTCCTGGCCCCAGTGTCCAAGCGTGTCGGCTACAAGCACATGCACCTCATCCGCGGCAACCACGACCCGAAGGCCAGGTGGGCGACACTGCGCCTCGCGGAAGTGTTCTCAACGATCACCGACTCGATGGTCCTCCAGGTCGCCCACATGCCGACGCTCATCCTGTCGCATTACCCGTCCAGACAGGTCGCCAACATGGTCGCCCACACAGGCGTACCCGCCGAGTGTTCATCCAACGCCTTCGACCCGAAAGTCCTCTACAGCAACTCACTCACCCGCGACGAGCCCAACGTCCTCCTCTACGGACACACCCACGACCAAACCCCCAACCGCCCCGAATGGGGATACTTCGACATCAACGTCGGAGTGGACGCATGGGCCTACCAGCCCGTCAGCCTCGACCACATCCGCGCTCACATCAACCCGAAAGGAACCCGCGCATGACCGCCACCCTCACCCCCCTTACTCCCAGCCGCCTCGCCCACATGAACGCCACAGCGAACCGCGCCTACGAGATCGCCAAGACCATCTTCGGGAAGACCGAGGATCGGGCGCGCGAGCTCTACATCTTTGGGCTCCTACACGACGTTGGATACGCCTTCGACCCCAACGATCACGCTCACGCAGGCGGCAGAGTCCTCATCGGCCTGGGAGTCGCAGCAGATGCCGTCTACGATCACGGAGACCCCACCGTCGGCTACATGGATGATGAGCTCCTGATTATCAACGCCGCCGACATGACGACCTCCCCAACCGGCACTCCCATCCGCATGGAGGACCGTCTTAAGGACATCGGAGACCGCTACGGAGCCGACAGTCCGCATCTCGCCCTTGCGCGCGAAGTCGCCGACCGCATCAAGTATGAACTCGCCAAGCGAGGCCTGCCAACATCCTGGCTCTAAGCCCACGCGATCACTACTGCCCCCTGCCGGATCTCACTCTGGGAACGGCAGGGGGTTTTCCACGCACCGAAACATGCTTACAACGGGCAGTTTCCCGTGGTTTTGCCCCAAAATGCGATAAACTATGAGGGTGACAAAACCCCTCACAGGAAGGAGTGAGCCGGTGCCCCTCATCACCGAGGTCGCCAAACGCCTACGCAGCGTCGCCCCCAAGCTCGCATCAGCACTCCCCGCGCAGTGCCCGCGATGCGAGTGGCCCCTCGCATCCAGGATCGACCTCACGCTCATCACCTGCGTGAACCCGCGTTGCCCCGCAAAGATCGAGGACTACGCGCGCCACGTCGTGCAAGGAATCGGCGTGACGACCGTCAGCCCTGACGATCTGCACAGGTACGTCGAACAGACCGGAACCCGCAACCCGCTCTCGATCCTCACCGTGCAGCTAGGGGAACCTCTCTACGAAGGCGCGGACCCTGCGCTCGCGGACGACATCAGCAAAGCAGTCGCGCTCGCGGACCTGACACCGGCTGAGTTCGTTGCCCTCCCGCATCTCCCCCACGTGGGCCAAGATGAAGCTGAAGCGCTATTCGCTGACGACGTGCCGCTCGAGCGAGCCTACAAGCCCATCAAGGATGGTGGTGTGCCCTACGTGCAAGCCCGCCTCGCAATCCCCAATGACACGGTATCCCTACACGCCGGCCGCGTGTACGAAACCCTCCTCGAGTTCGAGGAAGACCTCACGACAACCTGGAAGCAACTGGAGAAGAAGTGACCACACCCCGCAAGACCCCCCGCAACCTCATCAGCGTCTACACGAACGCCGCCGGGCACACGTGCGTCGCCCTGTTCATCAAGGGCGTTAAGGAACCCGTCTGGTGGCGCACATACCGCCCATCCGACGCGGAGAACGTCAGCCGCACTGGGGAACTCCTCGCGAAACTTAATCTCGCTCTCCCGGCGCTCGCGAAGAAAGTCCAGTACCCGGTCATCTTCCAGGTGCGTTCACCCATCATCGCGCGCATCCTCTGGGAAGGTCATCAGCCGGAGAAGTACCGGAACCTGATCCGTCCCCTCATGTGGCAGGGCATCGACCGTCTTCCCCAGCCCGTCGTCGAAGTAACAATCAGAGCCAACCCGAAAGCCAAGGCCCTCCTCAACGCACCGCGAGAAACCGAAGAATACGTCAGCATCATGCCCGACGAACCCGACCAGCCAGACAGCGCAGAAAGACCACACCCATGACAAAGCACCCAGACCTCGACCCAGACGTACAGGTCACCGACATCCCCATCCCACCCGCCCTCAAACGAGCGGGCTCCATCGTCAAGAACTTCTACACGCAAGCTCTTGATTTTGCTACCCCCATGAGCCGACGCGACTACTGGCCCGCCGCAGGCTTCTACGCCGCCACAACCCTGATCGTGTGGTGGTGGTGGACAACCGGCCTCATCTATGTCGCTACCACCCGCGGCGACTTCTTCCACAACCGCCACGAAGCCATCGCTCGAGCAATCCCCCTCATCCTCGGGTTCTCGGTCTGGCTCATCGTCCAGACATTCCCGTTCCTCGCCGCCACAAGCCGCAGGCTCGTTGACGCGGGCTACCACTGGGCGCTATCGCTCCTGGCGGTTGTTCCCGGCGTGAACCTGTTCATCCTTGCTGCGTGCGCCCGCCCCACAGCCGCCAGTACCACTACGACAGTGGAGGACCGTCATGAACGCGACTGAACCCGCCGTGTGCGACTTGACCAAGCTCAAGGACTTCCTACGCGAACAGCGCCTCAAGCAAGTCGCAAAGAAGGCAGCGTGAAGTACTTCCCCCGCGTGCGTCGCCCCAGCCACCACCAGGTCTGGGGCATCTTCGCTGACATCGACACCATCGCCAAGCATGTTGACGTTCCAACCGTCGAGATCATCACCAGCTTCCTCGCGAACCCCGACAAGGCAGTGAAGCTCAACGCCGCAGCCTACTCGCGCACCGTCGCAGTCAACGCTGGGCACAGGAAACGCAGCATGTGGCAGCGCGACATTCCCCTCCTGGCCGATCACGCCAGTGACGGTAGTCCCCTCGCTGTTACCGCATACGGGCTCACAGAACACGAGCTCATCAACCGTGCCCCCGAAGCGTACAAGCCTGATCGACACTTCGGGATCTACGACGAGGATGCAGAACTCGCCCGAGAGATGCAGGCCCTCACCAAGCGGTACGAACGCGAAGGCGTGAACCTGACCGTCATGATCGAGAACGCCTCCACCCACTCGGCAGCAGCGAGCAACCTCTGGGAGTTCATCACCCGACACCCCCAACACCGAGGCCTCATCACCCGCTACCTGGGAGCCGTCAACGCCCCGACAGAAAGAGACACACTATGAGCCCTAAGCGCATCCAACGCCAACGCACTCGCGGATGGAAAGCCCCCGCCGGGGCCGTCTACGTCGGCAGGGGAAGCATCTACGGCAACCCGTGGAGGGTAGACCCCGCAGCAGCGCCACAGCCGGGGATCGTCGCCACCCACGAGGAGGCCGTCGCCCTGTTCACCAAATGGCTGCGCTCCACCCCAGACGGGCAGGCAGTCGCACGCCAGGCCCGCAAGAACCTCGCCGGACACGACCTCATGTGCTGGTGCCCAAGCAACAAGCCATGCCACGCCGACGTACTCCTCACCATCGCCAACCCGCAAGCCACCCGTCCTGCGGTCCATGTAGTGAACGCAGTTCGACGCGAAGATGCCGACTACACGGCCTTCTTCGTCACCGAAGCATCCATCCAAGAACTCGCAGAGAAGTACTACCAGTCGTTCACCCTGAACCGCGACCAGCACGGCTACTACCTGTCCCTCGGCCACAACACGGGACTCGCTGCGCGCCCCGGCGACGTGATCGTCGAAGGCCCCCACGGGTGGGGCGACTGGGAAGCCATGACCATGGACGAGTACGACGCTCAGTACGAGACGGTAGGAGACGTGCAATGAGACTCCCCCGCAGCCCCTACAAGCGCGCAGAAGCCGCCATCGACTCATGGGACTACGAGAGCGAAGAAGGGCAGGAGAAAGCCCGCACAGCAGCCGTATTCACGATCCCCGCAGCTCTCATCCTCCTCGTCCTCGTCATCGCCGCTATCGTGATGCACCTGGCCGGAGCGTTCAACCCTGAGCGTGACGCATACCAGGAAGCTCAATCTCACGTCGAAGACATCACTCGCCGGTCAGAACGAGGCCTCGATAAGACCCGCACTGACAAACCAGCCAACGGCGACACAACCGACTGGACGTTGTTCCCGTCCCTCCCTGACGGCGCAGCCTGGGACACCAGCAATGTCACCTACCACGACACCTGCCTTTCCCAGCGCGCACAGGTCCAAGACGCGCTCACTAGCCGCTACCAGTACCTCAAGACCGGCATCTACCCCGTCGCCTACGCGCCCACACTCACCGACACCCCCACCGACTGCCCCGCCAGCCTCGACGGGTACGTGTTCCTCTCTGACGGCGCGACCCCTGTCCTCTACGTCGCCCACATGAGCGCCGGAACCCCGGACGCAGACAACGTGACGAACATGGTCACCGCCAACGCCTCCATGGCCACATGGGAGGCCATGTTCCGCAGCCTTGACGCAGACAACCATCTCCAGGTCCGCAACCTCCCCGACGGGTGGGACATCGCCGCTCTCGTCTACCCGTGGAACCAGACCCCCAGCGCTCCTGTCGCGTCCATGTTCGACCTCGCCACCCTCGGCGCAACCCCGACCCTCTACGTCGCCGGATACCGCACCCCCAGCCAGCCTGACGACAACTACCAAGCAGCGTGGGCGGCGGCGACCGCCAGCAGTCCCGGCTCCAACCGCACGCCCCCACCCGTCACCGTCCTCGACGCGACACAGGCGAAGCCGCTCCTAAACGGCCAAACCACCTGGTTTACGACGCTCACCAAGTAAGCCGCCAGAAAGGACACAGCCACATGCTGCGCAACGTCACGATCAACACGAGCGTCGGCCCCCTCGTCGGTGTCGCCGCCGACAACGGGGTCGTCTACATCAACGGCACTCCGCACGCGCTCACCATGTACGCCTACGACAAGCAGACCCCTCTGTGCGTCATCCCAACATCAGGCACCATCGTCCGAGTCCCCGACGAATACCAGCCACTCCCCGAGACCTTCCCCGGCATCCCAGAGACCCTGAACGTCAACCACCCAGATCAGTGCATCGGCTTGCCCGATCCGATCCCTGGCGTGTTCATCATCGTGTCCCGTGTCGCCGCTGAAGCCCTCAAGATCTACCACCGCCCGGACATCAGAGTCCCCGGCGAACCCATCCGCGACCGTAACGGCGTTCAGATCGGATCCGTCGGAATCTCCCACTACGCCTGAAAGGCCCCACCGTGTACCACGATCACATCCCCCACAATCACCGCCCCCTCGAAGACCTCCTCAACGGCAACATGCAACGAGGCTACAGCCATCACCCCCAGCGTGCCGGCATCCGGTGGGCTGGCCACGACGGGCAACCTGAAACCGTCGTCCGCATCCTAGATACATCCCGCAACTTCATCCTGACGTGGACAAACATCTTCCAGATCGGCACCCCACGCGAGCTCGGCCTCACTGCCCTCCTCGCCAACTACATCAAACCCGGCAAGCAGTACGAGTACCGCATGGACTTCCTGTACCCGGATGCTGTCTACCTCATCGAAAAGGGAAGCCCCGACGCGCTCTCCACTTCGCGCCTGCGCACACTCCTCACGGAGAACGTGTCTCTCACAGCTCTCCTCATCTCCCAGATCCGCGACTACCACCAGCTCCAGCTAGGCTACGACGACACCTCAGCCTGGCTCAGCCACTCCGGGAAACGCCCCCGCCCCCGCGCCACCCCCAGGGGCCTCTACCTACCCAGCAGGGCCCGCTCGAGCGCCCTCATCACGGTCGGCCCCAAAGGCAGCGGAGCCTGCCCCACGTACACAGGTGAGCACGGTCGCCCCACGTACTACGCAGAACGCATCCTCAAGGACGGCCTCGACCTGGCCGTCAACGGCCAATACGGAAACAGGTTCCCACTATGAGCAACAACGCCGACAACACCGAGATCCCCTACGTGGACGCAAGCGTGCTCCTGCCGTACTGGCGCGAGGACAAACCCATCCTCGAGTGCGACCCCACCAAGACCTACACCTGGTGGTGCATCAACGCCCACACGTTCAGGACGACCGCCGTGAACGCCTACAAGATCGTCCGCGAACGAGGTGGGCAACTCATGTGCCAGGCCTGCATCGACGGCCTCCCTGTCCCGCCCGCGTCGTTCACCTCCATGGGCTACAGCGCGGGAGCGTGGTGACTCATGGCCGGTTACGCTGACGACTTCTCGATGAGCAACAATGCCATCGACGCATACGACCGCGGCCTACGCCCCAGGTCCAAGTGGAGCAAAGCCGACATCCTGAACGCGCTCCCCGCGAACGCTCGAGCGTACCTACAGCTCGACGACTACCCGCTCGAGTTCCTGCGAGAGTACTTCCTCGTAGCCGAGGAGTGGCACCACACGTCGAAGCTCTACAACAAGACCGAGTTCTACCGGCCCGGAATCGACCAGTGGGAGGACACCTACACGCCCGAGGACGTACACGACATCTACCTGTACTGGCTGCAACGCCAACAGAAAGCCCAAGCGGCGAAAACCGCCGCCCCGCGCAAGGTCCGCGTCACCTACACGCACTGGATCGACAAACGCACCCACAGGACCGTCACCGAGTACGCGCTCGTTCGCGGCTCCTGGATATACACACAAAGCGGCCTGCGCAAACGAGCCGACGGCACCAACATCCACATCGACGAAACCTACACGCGCGCCCCCAAAGGAACCGCCCAGATCTTCCAGGAGATCGAACGCCGCATGAAAGGAAAAAACCGACCATGATGACCATTGACGAAGCCCTCAGAAACGTCACCAGCGCAACCTACACGCGCTGGATCGAATACCGCACGCCGTCCGGTAACTGGTCGCGCAAGCGACACCAGGAAACTCAAGACACCATCACACCCCAAGACGCGCGATTCCTCGCAGAAAACCAGCACCTTTACGGCAACAAGCGTCGATACCTCCCCGGCACGCCCCTCCCCACGCGATTCGTGAACGAGCAACCCGGCCTCAACCTGCGTCGAGTCGCGACCGTCGAATACCACCATTAACCGAACGTCGCATGAAGCGGTGGCCGCCCGCAGTGTCGGTGCGCCTACATGCACGCACGGGAAACGCGGATAGTATTCGCTTACCCGCGAAAGAAAGGAACAAGCCCATGACAAAACGCGAACTCGTTGCACCGCCAGTCGGAACCATCTACCAACTACGCCACCACGGCTGGCGCGCCGCCCTCCGCGATAACGAGTATTGGCAGGTTGAACGCCGCACCGAAAAAACCGTGTGGCTACGCCAGCTCGTCACCGATACCGAAGGAAAGCCGATACTCGGCATGACCCGCACGGACATCCCCCTACGTCAGTGCCGAGTCCTCCAAGATGCGTGCCTGTGCGTCCGTAAGGGCGTGTACGTGGATCTGTACCGCGACATCTACAGGCCAGCAAGCTAGTCGAAGAAGGAGACGACATGTCGCACATGCGAGACCGCTTCACTCTCCCACCAGTGGGCACGATCTACTGGTCCGCAGCGCGCGAGCGCGCGTGGAAGGTCGTGAAGCGCACCGAGAAAACCCTCTGGCTCCAAGAACTCGAGGTCACTCACTCACGAACCGCGCCGCCGACGATCAGCCGCTCAACCGTGATCGGCGATGTCATCATGCGCCGCATCGACAATACGGGACACATCCGCCCCGACGAGAACACCACCCTCCACCCATACAGGGACATCGCATACAAGCCTGAATAGAAAAGGAAACCCCAATGGCTACCGCAACACCCCAGGCCATGCCTGTTGGCACGATCCTCCAAATGAACCGCTCGTTCTACGAGGTCATCCGAGCGACAGCAAAGACGGTCTGGGTCCAGGAACTCCAAACAAGAACAGGGAGAACACCTAGTGGCTCTTGGGCCACTGTTCCCATCCGAGGAGCCTACCTGCACGACGAGAAGATGATGTACCGCTGCAACCCCACCGACGGCTTCGTCAAGATCGGCATTTACAGAGCCTACGTCTACGCGGGCTTTGTCTGGTAGGACTAACCGACCTCCGATACGACAGCTAACACCCAACGAAAGGAACTGCAATGGCTACCACAACACCTACCGCCCCAGTCATGCCCGTCGGCACCATCCTCCGAGCAGGCGACAAGTACTACGAGGTCGTCCGCGCAACAGCCAAGACAATCTGGGCTCAGGAACTTCAAACAGAAACGCGGAGAGATATTGGAGGCAACTGGTTCACTCTCCCCATCCGAGGGGTCTACGCGAGCGATGAGAAGCTGATGCGCCGCCCCAGCCACATCGACTACTCCATCTGGTTCGGCAATGACAGGGCCTACTTCTACGAGGGTGGAGTCCTGTAGGGCTAACCGGCCTCGAAACAAAAAGGAAAAGACCATGTACTTCAACAAGAGTGAGCTCGAAGCAATCGCCACGTGGTTCAATCTCGTGGACAGCGAAACTGTCGCTCAGGCACTAGGCCTGAATGCGCACCAGATGCCAGCGGGGCACTGGTGTTGGGGCTGGAACTTCCAAAATGAAGACCTGCCACATACTGAATCAGACCCCACACAAGTCAGGTACACGACAAACAGCTACGGACACGGCATATTTTCTCTCGACGGGCGACACCAGCCCCTAGGAACGGACAGCATTGACCTTGGGGACGGCGACTTGCGTAGTGCGGTCCTTGGGTTGAGCACTTACTACTGTGAAACCACTGGACGCCGCGACTACGAACGGTACTGCCACCAGGAGGGGATGCGCGTCGGCTCGAAGGCGAGCATCCTTTCGTTCATGGACACCTGTGTAGCGAAAGACAGGATGCGTATGCGTTTGTATGCCAGGTAGCCCTTAGTGGTGGAAGTGGGGCCTGTGAGTGGACTATGCGGGCGTTTTGCCTGTATGATCGTTCTGGCGGTGGCCTTCGGGTTCCTTCCGCTTTCTGGGTTATGGACCGGCCTGAACCTCTCCGTGTGGGTTTGGGCCGGTCCTGTTTTTGTGTCCTCCTCCCCACCTTCTTATGTGATCTACTTAACCAAGTAATGAGGTCAACACGCTTGCGGACGCAATAAAACCGACTAGACTACCAATCAACCCAGAAAACAAACAGAGAAGGAACCACAACAATGAAGTCACAGGCCTACGCCTTCGTCACGGGCGCTCTCGTCAGCCTCACCGTCACCCTGTACGTCCTCATCTGGACGACCGCCACCGGCGACGGAGGCGCATGGGACTCCGGCCTGGGCATCGCCCTCGTGGTTGCCATCATCGCTCTCGTTGGTACCTTCGTCGCTCAGGACTACATCAAGGAGGATGCACACCATGCCGACAACAACTGACACCCCCACCGTTGAGGAAACCCCGACGTACACCGTCATCATCGGATCCGGGCTTCTCGACCAGGAGATCGCATGGCGCTACGACCGAGCACCCCTCACCCCCGCGGCCATCGACGCAGAACGCCAGCTCCTCAGCGTGTACTCGGACGCTGAACTCGACGGCGACCCCCTGCACTCCCCCGCAGACCTCATCATCCTCCTGGGAGCCGCAGCAACCGTCCTACGCGCCGAAACCACGGCCCTCGCGGGAGAGGGCCACTACCAGGTGCTCACACGAGCCCTCAACGCCTACAACGCCGAAGACGGCAGCGCTGACGACTGGAACACCTGGCGCACCCCCACCGCAACGCCAGAAGCCCGCATCGACGCGCTCGTGCGCATCATGGCCCATGCCCAAGCACTACTCAACGAACGCTAACAGGAGAGTCCCGAATGACTGCCGATAATGACTACATCGACCAGCTTGCCTCCAGCCTGTCGGAAAGCATTGTGAACCTCGCGAAGGTTGGCTACGCCGACCAGTTCATCACCAACGGTATCGAAGCGTATCGAGGTGGGGAACAAATAGCCCGCAAGGTTGCTGATCTGCTTCCCCGCGTCCGAGAGAATCGTCGGGAGTTTACGGCCTATTTTGATGATCCGAGCGGGCAGATCGTAGAGCCTATTTTCCGTCGCTTCGACTACGAGACTCAGCGGAACCTCTCGCGCCTAGCTCGCGACTACTTCCACGCTGCTGACAGGTTTGAGGAATGGGCGCAGGAGGGGATCCTCCTAGGGCAGATGATTCAAGAGCGAGGTGCGGTTCTCGCGTTCGTCGCTGAGCTGCAACGCCTCCTCCACCGCCCCAACAAGACAGGGAAAACCCTGCTAAAGCTACATCAAAAAGGTAAGCTCGAACTCTTCATTGACATGACTAGAGGCCCTGAATGGTGGCTCTTAGGGGACTGGGAGTCCCAGTATGATGCAGCAGTGAATGATGCTGCATCAGAAGCCCGACACGCGCTTAACGAGACGATGCGGCCTTTCCCTCGTGAGGTTGTCGGACGGATGTTCGTGCGCAATTTCAACAAGCCCGTGAACTCCTACACAGGCTTACCGGGCAGCTGCTACGCGCTGAACATCTCATCCCTCCCCTCAACATGGGACGTGGAGAAAGACCTGAAGAACCTGATCGACGAATCCAAGCGTCGAATGAGCGTTGGGAAGGAATTGCTCAGAGCTGTCAACAGCTTTTCGCAGTCACTTGTGAATGAGATTCTGGCTGCTCAGAAGAACCTGCTCGATCAGCTGCACCACTAATCAGCTACACACGCGAACAAGGGAGAAAACACTATGGACAACTACCTGGACTTCACGAGCCCGGAATACGTGCGTCGCATGGCTGCGTCGCTTGGCGCTAAGTGGGAGGCTCTGGAACCCTACGTCACGTCGGGGGCGCGTGTCCTCGACTACGGGTGCGGTATGCCCGTTGAGGGTGGTATCCGCGAGCGCGTCGAAGCCGCTGGCGGCGTGTACGAGTGCCACGACATCAGCACCACTGTCGAGACCGCCATGAGGGACGCTGGAGCCGCCTTCCGCACACGGAAAGATCTCCAAGAGCGCGCGGTCGGGTACGACGTGGTGTTCTTGTCCAGCGTCATGCACGAGATCCTGGCAGGCGAAAGCTGGTTTGAAGATCTGGAGTTCATCCGCGACCTCGCAGCCCCCGGCGGCGTGCTCATCGTCCGCGACTGGGCAGGCCCGAACTACCAGATCGACAACGAGGATCCCAAGTCTCTCAAGGTCGTGTCCGAAGACGCGATGCGTGAAGTCCTTACCTGGATTGGGGCACTCGCGATCAACAAGATCGTCCACTTCAAGGGAAGGTGCACCCATCCCGTCAACTGGGACACCCGCGAGATCGAAGCAGACCCCACCAGTCTCTACGAGATCGCCTTCCACTCGGTATGGGGCCTCGACAGTCTCCCCCGAGAGTCCACAGAGCCCTACAGTCAGGCGTACTCCATGCTCACCACGGCAATCAGATGGTGGAGAGAGTACGAGCCGGAGGGAGGATACGACGAGTGGGACGAAACCTACCTCGAGCACTTCCAGCGCCTCTACGACATCGACCGCCTGCCGTGGCCAACGAAGAACGTCATCGTTCTACGCCGCACTAAGTAGCCACAGCAACGCTCACACAACGAGCACACGCGCAACGAAAGGAGACTCGTCGTGATCCGTTTTCAGGTTGAAGCCTTCATCGGAGGCATCGTCAACTCTGAAGCTGCCCATCAGGCAGGCCAGAAAGTTGCTATTCAGACGCGAGAAGTACAAACCATCTACCGCACCGTCCATGCTGGTGAGTTCCTATACCCGCCCCTTGTCTCCGTTGGTGATCTCATCTACCAGGCTTCCGACGACACGGTAGATAAGAAGTGCTGCGTGGACATGGGAGCAACCCACTCGCATCTATCCGGCACCTTCGGCAGCGAGGAGGCGCGCGTAATCGGCGACCTTCTCAAGGAGCACTTCGTGGACACGAAGGTCGCCCGCATCATCAAGGTGTATGTCACCGTCTTCACGTCTCCTGAGAGTCACAGCCACACCTACACGGAGGTCGTCACCTACAAGATCGACCCCTTCAAGTGGACGCCGCGCAGTCACGGTGTTACCACCATGACACATAAGATTCCCACCCTCGGCTTCGAGGACTAACCGAAAGGAAGAACACACGCCATGTACCACATTGCAGTCGAAGCGCGCCTCAGTGGCCCCGAAGCGTCGAAGCCTGCTGCGCAGCAGATGATCGCAGACTATGCCGTTAACGAGCCTGAGTCGCTGCGTCGGAATGAAGCGCACATCTGCCTCGTGAACGCCCTCAAGAAGATCATCATGTATGGCAGTGAGGGAGTTGCTGGAGCAACAATCTCCACTGGAAACGTTAAGGGGACGACTGTGCGCGCCAGCGATGTGCTGACCAAGGAAATGCTGCGACCTCTCGCGCAGCGCGCTCGAAGCATCCTTGACGCTACCGGCTGCACGTTGGACGTGCTGATTACGCAGGTCATGGGCCAGGGTCCGTACACGGTGGATAAGGTCATCGTTTACAAGATCTGCCCCAAGCAACCGAAGGGGTTCCACGTTCTCACACAGAAGGTCATCAACGTTCCAACTCTCGGCCTGGAGGGCTGACATGGAGGCGACGAACGGGAGCTTCTGCGTCGAACTGTGGAACCGTGGCACAGGAGACCACATCAAAGTGAGCGGCAAAGGAGACGTGCGGGAGATCCTGGAGTACTGGTTCCGAGACTTCATCCCCTGCGACGATCACGCGCGCCACTGTATCGACACCCTTGAGGAGTGGGCACAGTCCCCACGCTTCGAGAGAACTCCCGAAGTCGTCGCCGCCGAAAACTACCTGGAGGTAGCCGCTCAGAAGCGCCTCGTGCGCCCATCAGTCCTCCTGATACTCCCTTACACGCCGTCTCGTGAGAGCATCCACCTCATCACCGTCGCCGACAGTGAGGAAGCCGTGCAGGAGGCGTGCAGGGTCTTCAGGCAGGACGAGGCCACCTCATGCCTGGCCTACATCGAGGCAGTGGACGGGCGCAGAGCCATGTACGGGGTGCGTGAAGCCGCTCAACGGGAAGGCGACAAGCTCGCAGCCCTCAGCGTCATCTTCGACGGCTTCGCCCGCACCCATCAGGCCGCACACGAGGAACACGAGCTGCGCCTCCAAGCCGTCCGCGAAGCGCGCCTCCTCCCCGGTCCCGTCATCATAGCCCTACGTGAAGCATCAGCCACCCCCATGGCCGTGTGGGCCGACATCACCGGCGCGGGCTCCACACGCGACGCAGAACTGTGGGAGGAAGGGGAAACCGTTCCGTCGCCCCAGTCGTGCGAACGAATGTGGACGCACTGGCACACCTGGGTCAGAGCCAACGCCCGGCTACTGGGCATCCCCGAGACCGGCATCGAAACGGCCATCGCCAAACCACCGCTCCTACTGCCCGCCGACACGCCCGCGCGAACACTCGCACAGTACGCGCTCATGCTGCACGGACAACGCTTCACCCTCGAACCGTAGCGACCAGCACTGACAGTCAGTAGCCGCCACACAACCCTTGAAAGGAACCCTCATGTACAACCCCGACAATCTTCTCCAGGCCATCCAAACTGGCATGACAGAAGAAAAGACGCTACTCGACACCCTCCAAGGCCCAGACGCAGCAAACAGGATCACGGACGAGCAGATCCGCGAGATCATCACACTTCCAACGTTCAAGCCTCGCCATGGAAGACTTCACCCAGAAACCGCTTACGTCGATGCCGACGTGATTACGCGCATCTACTTCTACCCATACGACTGCGGAGCGATCACGGTCGGTATCACGCGCCAGGCGGCGCTTTCCCCTGGTGCAAACAGTGGCATGGGTAGCGCCTACGGCGACTTTCAACAGGCGTGGCTTTCCGTTAGCGACGGCGAGCATGTTTCCAGCCGTCCGCTAAGTGAAGAAGCGTTCCGCCATGTCCTAGCAGTAGAAGACTACGAGTATTACGATGACAGCCTTCCTACAGACCTGCTCGAATGGAATAGCGATATTGTGGACTACGCGCTCCAGAACAACAACATAAAAGGGTCCGAAGTTGAGTTCACTTGTGACGGGCAGATTAAGAGCTATGCTCCCACACTGGAACAAGTAAACAGGGTGATCCAATTCTGGTGCGAAGGCGAATTGCCGCCTCTTAGCGATGTGGAGTACGAGACGCGCGTGAAGGAACTCGACGACGAATACGACCGTTGGAACCCCCTATCCCAGGTGTACGATAACCTGCGCCACATGTTCCCCGTCAAGGATTACCATGGCGGCATCGACGATATTGTCGTCAAAAACATTCAGAAGCTCATGCGTATTGAGCCGAAGGACTCCGCCCTCCTTACTGCGACGAATGTTATCGCAGAGAAGCACATCTCTGAGAGGGTCTCGTTCTTGCTGGAGAAAAGGCAGGAAGACAGGGAAGTCCCGAGTTTGCGTGCGACTGAGCCAACAGCTGATACGCCCATCTTGCGTGAAGCCTTGCAGGCCGTTCTCGATTGGGAGGCTACCAAGGATGAGCAGCTGCGCAAACTTGAGCATGGGGGCCGCACCCTTTCGGAGAACATTGCACTGCTAAGTGGAAAGACGTTCACTAGCAAGCTATACACCAACATTGGAGGCATCGTCGAGACCGAGACGGTGAGCGCATCGTTTGCGATAGAATGGCGCACTTCTGATGAGGCTCGCAAGGAAGGCGCGGGCCTGTACGATAAAGACGGTGCACCGCTCTTCCTCAACGTTCCCACTAACGTAATGTACCGAAGTGTGCGCAAAGCTCTGGAAGAGGACTTTAGTAAAGCGCGCATGGACGACATGAAGCAGTATTTCGTCGATCTTAGGCGCGAGACGCGAGGCGTGATCCCAAAGTTCTGGACTGATGCAGTAGGAAAAATTACTGACGCAAAAGAGGTACAGCGACACGCAGAGCGCGTTTTTGCTGGCATCGAAGACAAAATCAATTACGTGGTGCTGGCCGACCGCCATGTGCCGCACGCCTTTTTCTTTGGCGCTATCGAATACTGCCTGCAAGCATGGGACGATTCCACGAAGTTCCCCTATAAGGTGAACTACCGTTCCAGCATCAGCGTGGATGATGTTGAAGCAGCTCGCCAAAGCGATGTTGCGCTCCCTGTCGTCTCCGGCGCGCGTCGAGTTCACCTCAACGAGATGCGCGCAACGTGTGTTCACGAGTTGGGAGAGTTCTACAGGATGGTTGGCACCGACCCGCGTCTCGAAGGCTCGCACATGCTGGCGATCAGTGAGATCCCCGAACTCGTGCAGCAAGTAGGGAAAGTGCGTGATGCTGTCACTGAATTTGTTGCTGTAGCAGAAGGCTACTGGCCTGCGTACACCCAGATTGACGGCCCCGCGCCAGCTGCGGGCGATTCCGAGGGTTTGGCTGATTGGGAGCGTGAGCTTCTTGGGGAGCCTGTGGATCCTCGTCGTGAGGTTGCGGCCACTGTCGCTAAGGTGGCGAAGGTTCATCCTTCATGGTGGGACGGAGGAGATGTAGCGGATCTTCTGGATGTGGAGGACGTTAACACACTCCTCACGTCCTCCAAGCCTTCTGAGTATGCCTTTGAAGAGGTGCTATCGTGGCTGCGCGCCTACGTGAAGCCTGGCCATCCAGTGATCTTCAAGGGCAACGCAGCCGGCTACATTACCGAGAACATGGTCGTGTACCTCCAGCGCCCCGAGGGCGCGGCTGGTTTCTTCAACCTCCAGGAAGACAAACTGGCCGAAGGAGCCACAGTATTCACGCACACAGGCGAGGATAAAGCCGTGAGGGTCACGGTTGACGAAGGCCCCGACTGTGTGACGCTGAGCTTCAGCATGTACAAGCGCTATGGCGATACCTGGTGGCCGCATGGGCTTGAGGACGACAGGAAGCAAGTGTTCGACCAGTTCACGGTGGACGTGCGCGCCTCGAGGGAGCCAGTGCGCTACTTCGTGGCTGGCAGCGACAACAAGACCCGCCGCTCCCTCGTGGACGGACACGAGCTCCTGGCGACAGCGCTGACCCCGGCGGACATGCTGGAAATTGCCCGTCAGCGCGGGGTGGCCATGCCTGCCATGGTCGTGGAGAAAGCCCTGCCAGGCCAGCGTGGCCTCCTCGTGAGAACCAACCTCCCCAAGTAGCCACGCCCCAGCAGAGCGCCCCAGGACAAGGATCATCAATCCCCCTGGGGCGCTCATGTATATGGTCGTGAGTCGTTCATAGAGGCCTGTTCCTATGTCATAGGAGGGGGTCTCTATGTCATAGAGGCCTTGTTCTATGAGTTTTCCCGTCATAGGAGGGTATGTGCGGGTCATAGCGTCCCCTCTGTAAGCCGTAGAGGCCCGCAGGAGACGCGGGAGCGCCCCAAGGAGGTGCAGTGCGCGTCTGCGTCCCCCTTGGGGCGTTCTGTGTGTGCTAGAGGCGCTGTGGTGCGTTACTGGCGTGTCTGGCGTTTACGCATGGCGACGAAGACGATGCCGGCGAACGCTGTGGACAGTGCGCCCATGAGCAGGTTCGCATCTGCTCCGGTCTTCGCTAGTGTGCCGTCACCACCACGAGTAGTAGCCGTAACGGTAGGGGCTGTACCAGCGGGGAGTACCCCACCAGTAACCGCCCCATTGGTCCCAGGTGTAGACGTAGAGGGACCGGCCCCATGTACCCCGTCGGTACCAGGAGTAGCCCCATCGGTAGGGTTTACTGGAGGTGCCTGTTCCACGGTCGGAGTGGGTGCGCTTGGCGCAGGGGTTTCGACTGTGGGGGCAGGGGCGGGGGCTTCTGGGGTGGGCTGCTCTGTTGGAGCAGGAGTGGGCGCGGGCGCTTCGGGAGTCGGTGCCGGTGCCGGGGTCGCGGGAGACGGTGTTGCCGGTGATGGGGTTACAGCGTCATCCGCTGGGGGCGTGGCCGGTGTTTCTGGCACTGCCGGAGCGGAGGGAATCGGCGCGGGCTCCACGGGGGCCGGATCTGCGGGTGTGGGCTCTGCTGGAGCTGGGGTTTCTGGCGTGGGCTCCGCTGGCGCGGGGGTGGCCGGAACAGGATCATCCGGGGTTGGCTCTGTCGGTGTCGGGTCGGCGGGCTTGGGATCTGTCGGTAGCGCAGGCTTGACCGGGGTAGTTGGCTCTGGCGTGGGCACAACCGGAGCCTCGGGTTCCTCGACGGTGGGCTTCTTCGAGTAGACGCGCACGTAATCGACGAGCATGTCCGATCCAGCACCCATGTAGCTGTCCGCGTAGGGGGTTGCGTCCACGTAGGTCGTGTCGCCGGAATCAGTGGTGAGGAAGGTGCCTCCAACCATGTGGTTCAGGCGAATGACCATGCCGTTACCGTCCACGACGAACGGGTTAGCGCCACCGATGTCCGAGTAGTTGACCGTGTGCCGCGGAACGCCGTCGAGGTAGAACGTGATCTTCTCGCCGGTCTTCTCCACGCCGTAGACGTGGAACTGCGTCTGGCTGGTGCCGTCACCGCCGAGCTGCCCATGGTGCTGTTCAGACTTCGACGGGTCGCTTGCTCGAGGCGTGTGCGTGTTCGCTTGGAGGTAGTTCGGGTCGTACCCCTTTGCTTCTACCGCGTCGATCTCGCCGTTCCCCGGCCAGGGGCCACCTTGTGTACCAGTGAACCAGAACGATGCCCACGAGGATGGGCCGTCGGGGAGTTGGATGCGGGCCTCGGCGTAGAAGTCGCCGTAGGCGGCGTACTTGACGTTGCCCTTATCGTCGCGGGTCTGGACCATGCCAGAGGTGAAGGGGGCCGGGTAGGTGACTTTCTGGCCGTTCTCGGTGCGCGTGCAGGTCCGGTCGATGGTTTCCATCTTCCGGGTTTCCTTGTTCCACTTCTCGCGCGTGGGCGAGTGACGTGCGGTCAGGTGGAGGTAGCCGCCGGACACGCTCACGTTCTCGGAGCTGTCGGTGTAGTGGGTTTGGGTTTTCAGTCTCGGGTCGAAGCAGCCGTAGGCGTATCCCCATTTGGAGGTGTCGAGATTGGAGCCGTCGAACTCGTCGCTCCAGGAGAGTTCGTATCCTGTGGGGGCGGCTGCGTGGGCGGCTGGCTGCGTGGTGGCGACGCTGGTTCCGACGAGGGTCAGAATTGCGAGCGCGCCGAGAGCCTTTCGCGTATGTCGTGTTGCAGTGATGTTCATGTTTCCCTTGTAGTTACGGGGCCGGATGGGCGAAACCATCATACTGACCGGCAGGTCGCCCAATTCGCGTACAGCATGGCGTGGCTTGCATCTCGCAAAGGCTTGTAATGTGCCCACTACAAGCGTTTCTGGGGACACAAAACCCCACCAAGGCCTGAGTGAGACCATTGGCGGGGCCGTATGCGTAACAGAGCGGCCTGTTACTTCACGCGCAGGCGCGCTTTCTGCATGACTCGACCACCCAGCAGGGTGCCGCCGATACCAGCGAGACCAACGGCGAAACCGGCCACTGGCCAGAAGGATGCGCCGGTCTTCGCGAGCGTCGGAGACTTGGCTGCTGCCACCGTTGCGGTGCCGGTTGGGGACTTGTCTGCGCCTGCGGGCGCAACCGTCACACTAGGGGCAGTAGTCTCAGCGGCGGGCGCGGGATCCGTGGGCAGAGCGGGGCGCGTAGGCGCGACCGACTGGTCTTCCGTGGGAGCCGTAGTAGCGCCACCCGGCGCAGTTTCCACTGGCTTGGTGGGGTCAACGGGGTTGCCGGTGCCGTCGTTGTTGCTCAGGCCCTCGTTGGTGTTGTCGGGGCGCTGTAGTGGCTCACCGTCGCCCGTGTTGGGTGGGTCGAGGGGGTTCACGCCGGTGCCGTTACCGTCGAGGGCGTTAGGGTCCAGGGGCGGCACGTTGGGAGTCACTAGCTCACTCGTCGCGGGAGTACCCTCGCCCGGATGGTTAGTCTCATCGAGGGCAGGCTTTTCGGGGGCCGCGGTGCCGCTCTGTGGGCCAGACTGAGGCCCTGACTGCGGGCCGGATTGCGGAGCGTTGGGCTGCGCTGGAGTCGTCACCGTCGGGGCAGGTGTCGGCGCAGGCTGGCCATCGGCGTGCGCGTCAGTTGCAGCCCCTTCGGAGTCCAGGCCCTTGGGGTCAAAGTTCGCGGGGATCGTGGTGCCAGCCGCCAGAGACGCGGAGTTGAGTGTGAGGGGGAACGTGTCCCCATTGAGCGTGATGAGCGTGTAGCGCAGGTTCTTCTGGTTGATGAGCTCGCGGTCGAGCTTCACCGTCCACGTGACCACCCCATTCTCGTAGGCAGTCCTACCGTCGGCACGTTCATCTTCGGAGCAGACAAGCGTCTTGGAGTCCGGCGTAGAGCACTCACCGATGGGCGTGTTATCCACAGGCTCACGCATCGACCACGAGTGCGGCTCGAAGGACGCGCCCTCGCCGATGGTGGCGACGAAGCCTCGCCCTGACGCGGGCGCAGCATCGTCGTAGCGGAATCGGACGGTGACGGTCGTGTCCTGGCCGCTCGACGGGGGGACGGGCAGTGTGTCCATGTGGTGCGCGCTCAGTCCGCTTGGAGCTGGGTCCGCATAAGCGGGTGAGGTGGCATAGCCGGCAAGTCCGGCCAGCATGATGAGCGCAGCGCTTCCGCTGGCGAACACGCGGTTCCTGGTTGTTGTAAGCATGGGGTCCCTTCTGGTTGTGGGCGTTGCGGTTCCTAGTGTAGTGGGTTGGTGGCGGGAGATAGAGAGCCGCTGCCAGCGGGTCATGGCTTCAAACATGGTGGGCGGCTTCCATCATGTTCCGCACAAGATCGCCGTCGATTCACTCCCGGCCAGACAATGAAAATCGCCGTGGCGGCGTTAGGCCTGGCCACGGCGATCTTCGAGAATCTAAACTCAATCCTCTGATCCGATGAGCGCCCAGGGTGTGAACTGGGCGGACGATTGTCATCGGTTATGGGTAGTTGCAGCTACCCACGGCCCTATTGTATCCACACGATGCACTCTTCGGCACATTAAACTGGGTGTGGCGCATGGTTGCCATCAAGAGGCACATAGCGAAGCGCCCACCTCACAAAGGAGTCGAGGTGGGCGCTTCTTCATGTATTCCCCGCTGGGGAGGGGGCTGTTAGGCGTATCCGAGCCAGCGGCCCGATGGGGCGAACTGGGAGGAGCGACCATCAACGGTGGCCGTGCCGACTGCCATACGCCCGTTGTCGGGGTCAAGCCAGTACCACGCGCCACCCGACTGGATCCAGCCTGTGAGCATCTTCCCGTTGCCGTCGAGCCAGTACCAGTTGCTGTTGTCCTGTACCCAGCCGCCCGAGCGCATCGCGCCGCTGTTCGACAGGAGGTACCAGCCGGTGCCGTCGTTGATCCATCCGGTGCGCATCTGCGCATTGCCGGGCTGCATGTAGTACCAGGAGCCTCGGTCCAGCATCCAGCCTTCGACGGCCTTACCACTGCCGCTCAGGTAGTACCAGGAGCCCCAGATGTTACGCCAGCCGCCAGCGTCCATGCGTCCGCTCGAGGGATCCATCCAGTACCATCCGGTGCCGTCGTGAACCCAGGCTTGCCCCATCTTGCCGCTGGAGTGCAGGTAGTACCAGGAGCCGCGGTCGTTGAGCCAGCCGGTCGCCATAGCGCCGGAGCCGGTGAGGTAGTACCAGGTGCCGCCGATGCGATACCAGCCGTCGCGGAGCATGTGGCCGGAGTCGTCCATCCAGTACCACTTGTCGCCGTCCTGGATCCACGTGTTCACGGCCATGTGGGAGAGACCGTCCATCCAGTACCAGTTGCCCTTGTCGAGCACCCAGCCGTTCTCAACAGCAGACACGGATCCGTCGAAGTAGTGCCAGCCGTCGTAGAAGCCCTTCCACCATCCGCGCGTGACCGCTGGCTTACCATCATGGAACCAGTACGTGTGCGGCGTGGTCGATCCGAACGTGTGCCCCATTCCGACGTTCATGTGTGGGCGCGTGATCCCGCCGGGAGTGAAGGTGCCGACAAGGGCGGGGATGCCTGCGTTACGCATCGAGTACGCCTCGAACCACTCGTAACGGCCCCTCAGAGCGGGCAGACCGAGACGGTCGGGGGTCTGGAACTCATAGCCCGTGTTCATGACGAGCAACGGAGAGAGCGCATCGAGGAAGGACTCGCTATTTGACGTGTGGAGGCCGTGGTGACCGGCTTTCAGCCAATCCACGTGCCCGACCACCCCAGCCACGTAGTCTTCCTTGCCCTCGCCACTCTCGAGGTCCGCAGACAGATAGGCGCTGCGCCCGTGGGCCGTGATCTTCGCCGTGTAGCTGATGAGGTTCGTGTTCGCGAGCTTACCGGGGTGCGCGTACTCCTCTCCCGGAGATAGGGGGATGATCTGGACGAGCATGTCACCCATCTGAATGAGGTCGCCCTGGCCGGGCTTCACGTGCTGGTCGAACGTCGCCCCGTATGTGCTCTGCGCCCACGAGGCTGCGGCTACGAGGTCGTCGTAGATCTTCTGGTTGTCCCACAGCGGGTTCACGTCGTCACCGACCGAGTAGGAGTCGTCGTAGACGGGCGTGTAGATGTGCTTGGGCCGGTACCGGTGGATCAGGGTGTCAGCCCAGCCGATGTGGTCGGAGTGCGGGTGGGTGCCGATGAAGAAGTCGAGGTTGGAGGAGTTCACGCCCAGGCTGTCGAGGTAGGGGCGCACCTGGTCTTCCTGCCCCCATGTTGCGATGTTCGCTCGCCATGGGTAGCGGGGATCTGACCCGTCTGGGTAGTCGTTGTCGTCGCCTGCGTCCACGATCCCGAAGTGGCCGTTCGACTCCACCACGATGCAGTCAGCGCCCGACAGGGACAGGATGTGCACCTTATCGTTGCCGACGCTCCCGTCCGGTTGTGCGGTGACGAGGGGCGGGGTCTGCGTCGATGGGGCCGAAGGAGCAGGCGAGGTGGGCGGCTGCGGGTCGGGTCGCGCTGCTCGGGCGTTCTCCTCGGCTTGTTGGGCGTCAGCCGCTTCTCGATCCTCCTCAGACACGGAGGGGTTGCTGGGAGCCGTGATCGACGCATCCCCCGAAGAGGAGTCCGACTGCGATGGGGCTGCGAACGACGCGGCGGGGATGAACGCCAGAGACAGGGCTGCAACCAGCCCCACTCCGACGCTTCGAGAGCGATTCATTGGTGATGGGTTTCCTTTCTGCGTCAACGTGAAAACGCGGGAGAATGCTCTCCCATCTTAGAGAGCGCAACGCTGCGCCACTGGCGTTTGATTACGCGAAAACACTCCAGGTATGACGGAAGGCCCCCAACCAGAGAAGAGAAAAGACGGTCGGAGGCCTTCGCCGTTGTGAGGTGGTGCCCTTAAGATGGGTGCTTGACATCTGTTAACTCCAGCCAAAGCCTATGCAGCAAAGCCGTTGGAGGAGCAGAGCCCCTTACTGTCCAGGTAACCTCACGCCACCTGGGATAGGAGACTCCTCACTGAGGAGCGTGCGCACTGTGGGAGTCGAACCCACACGCCCGAAGGCACTGGAACCTAAATCCAGCGCGTCTGCCAATTCCGCCAAATGCGCTTCACGCCAACCCGCCCCGCAAGGCGGGCTGGCAGTGTGATTGATTCTCGCTTGCCCCTACGAAACGTGGGAGGCAACTGGCAGAGCTCCGAAGCAACTCCACCAGTAGATCGTACCGGACTCGAACCGATGACCTTCTGGGTGTAAACCAGACGCTCTAGCCAACTGAGCTAACGATCTGTAAGGCCAGGTAGTCCCGGAGGACACCTAGCAGCTAGGTAGCTGCATCTCTGACGAGAGCAGCCGTGGACCATACGGGACTCGAACCCGCAACCTCCTGCTTGCAAGGCAGGCGCTCTACCAATTGTCGCTAACGGCCCAGGCGGGGCAGTGGGAGTCGCACCCACACGTTCCATTCGTGCGCATCGAACAGATCGCGGCTGAACTATACCCCTGACGAAAACAGGTCCGGCTATCCCCTGGGGAGATCAACCCCCAACGGTTAGCTTTCGCTACCTTCGCACGCGAACAAGTCGCGCTCTGCGACGGGACTCGAACCCGCAACCTCCAGGTTTAACAGCCTGGCGCTCTTCCAATTAGAGCTACGCATTGTGGACCGTGCAGGAATCGAACCTGCATCGGCCACTCGATCATTTGATCGTAGGAACAATCAAACGACCCAGCAGCCGCTCTACCGTTGAGCTAACGGTCCAGAAAGGGGGAGCTGCCCCCAGTCCGAGAACTTCCTAGTATTCTGTTCTCTCACGCCGGGGAATCGAACCCCTCTCGTTTCGCCGCTCTTCCGATAAGCTACACCGCCCTTGCGGGGCGCGTGGCGGGAGTCGAACCCGCACCTACTACTCCGGTCCACCAGAACCAGCGCTGTGGGTCTCGACAGGATCGAACTGTCATCTCCTGCCGTCCTTCGGGCAGGCGCTTTACCCAGGGAGTCGCGCAGCGGGCCTAGAACACCGCGTAACGGCCCCAATTAAGCTAGAGATCCGTTGTGCACTGTGTGCACCGTCGGGGTGACAGGATTTGAACCTGCGACCCTCTGCTCCCAAAGCAGATGCGCTACCAAGCTGCGCTACACCCCGTATTCAGTTTCATCGCCACTGGTTTGTGGCGGTGGAGCTGCCCGAGGGATTCGAACCCTCAACCGTCCGCTTACAAGGCGGATGCTCTACCGTTGAGCTAGAGCAGCGTGCGCCGCCCGAGGCTTTGTCGAGGTTGTGAGCCTCGGGCGGCTATCCCTATTCACACTTATCAGGAGTTGGAGAAGCACTCTCGCAACATCGAGACATAGATTAATGTAGCAGCGGGCAACTCTGCGCGCAACCGTTGGGAACCCATGTTTCGGTTAAGTGGATCACAAGGTATTTAGGGTGGAGAAAACCCCCAGGCTCCATACGAAACCTGGGGGCAACTCCCCTACCCGGCGCACTCAGGCACTACTTCACTCGAACCCAGAAGCAGCACGCCAGGCAGGGGACATTTCTCGAACCTCCCCGTCAGTTGCCGAGCTCGGACACGGCTGCGTCCACGTCGGCCTGAGCAGATGCCACGTTCTCCTGAGCGGAGGCGACGGCATCCTCAGCTTCGACGCGGTTGGCAACTGCGTCAGCCACGCCCGCGAGCGCGTCCTCAGTGCCCTTGTGGGCATCGGTGAGGGCCTTGTCGGCGGCTACGATGTCCGCAGCATCGCTGGCGGCGGTATCGTAGGCTTCCTGGGCGACTTCCTGGGCCTTGACGGCCTCAGTTACGGCCTGGGTGGCCTGTTCGACGTTCTGCTGGGCGGGTGCGACCTGCTCGGCCTGTTCGCGGGCGAACTCGTCGGCCTGGGTGGCCTTTTCCTGCGCCTTGGCCTGAGCGTCGGACGCTTCGGTCACGGCCTGACGTGCGGCGGCGGGATCGGCGTTGTCGCGGTCTGCGACTGCCTGGTCGCGCGCGGCCTGAGCGGCCTCGAGGTCGGCCTGGGTCTTGTCGGCGGCTGCGGTGGCCTTCTCCGCCGTCTCCTTGTCGCGGGTAACGGTGGCCTGAGCGTCGTTCAGGGTGCGCTCGAGCTGCGCGAGGTTAGCTCCGTCGGCCTTGGTGACCTTGGGGGCCTCCTTCGTCTCCACGTCGCCCTCGAAGCCGGGGTAGGAGTGGGAAGGAGAGTAGGTCGGGTTCGTGGCCTGCGGGATCTCCTTGCCACCCCACACGTCCACGCCGGTCGGCGCGTAGGTGTAGGCTCCCTTGGTGTTCTCATCGGCGACGAAGCCGACGACGGCGATGTGGCCGTCCTCGCTCACGCCGATACCGAAGGCGTTGATGCGCTCATTCAGCATGGTCGCATCGCCGTAGCGGTTGTTACGGAACTTCTCGAATGCGGCCTGAGCGGCCTCGAGGGGGTTACGACCCTCCCAGCTGGTGCCAGTGGACAGGGAGCCGTAGGGGCGGTTGGTGAGACCGTCGGCGCTCGCCTTATCCCAGTCGGCCATGTTGGGACCAACCATGTAGCCGGGGTTGGTGTCGGCGTGCGCCTGAGCGAATGCCTGCACGTCAACTCCGATGGGGGCCGCGGGCAGACGGTACTGAGAACGGTAGTCGTTCATCATCTGGAGGAGGAACGCGCGAACGAGATCCTGCTTCTGAGCGACGGTCAGCGCATCCCAGTTGATGCCACCGGCTTCGGCGGCGCGCTTGGCCGCATCGAGGTTCGCCTGAGCCTCGTTCAGGGAGGCGGTAGATGCTTCGAGAGCGGCCTTCGCCTCAGCCTTCTTGGCCTGAGCGTCAGCGTTCGCGTCCTTCGCGGAGTCCAGTGCAGCTTCCGCATCGACGGCGGCGTGCGCTCGAGTGGCCTGGTCAGCCATGACGGCGGCGAGGCGGTCCTGCGCATCCTTGAGGGCGGTGTTCGCCTTGTCGAGCTCGGAGTGAGCGGTGTCGGCTTCACTCTTGGCCTTGTCGGCCTGGGTGCGAGCGTTAGCCAGCTCGGCGTTCGCCTGGTCGAGGTTCTTCTGAGCGGTGGCGGTTGCAGCCTTCGCATCGTTGAGGTCGTTCTTGGCCTTCATGTAGGCCACGGACCCAGCGGGGTTAGCCTGCATGGCAGCATCGAGCGCAGCCTTCGCGTCGGACTCCTTGACCTTCGCGTCCGCGAGCGCATCCTGAGCGGCGGTTTCCGCGTCCTGAGCTGCGGAGAGCTTGTTCTGCGCGTCGGTCAGTACGTTGTTCGCGTCCAGGAGTGCGGCCTGGGCGGCGGCGAAGCGCGCCTGGGCGGCGGCATGGCTGGTATCAGCCGAGACCGTGTTGTCCGCCGGGGTGGTGTAGTCGTAGCCACCATCCGAGAAAGTGGGCTGCGAGGCGGTGCTGGTGTAGCCATAGAAGCCGCTGCCCTGGCCGAGCTGCGGGGTGGTCGGCGCGGGAGAGACGGGCACTCGCGGAGATGTGGGGTTGGTGGGGGCCGGAGTGCTGGGGGCCGGAGTTGTGGGTGCAGGCGCGGGAGTGGTCGGCGCGGGGGCCGGGTTAGTCGGCTGCGCATTGGGGGCGGGAGTCTTGTCCTTGGAGGGAGCGATCTCCTTGCCAGGGTTGGTGCACGCGCCGAGGGTGGCGGCGGCAGTGAATGCGACGAGCGCTGCGATGATCTTCTTGGTGTTCATGATTGTTCCTTCTGGATTGATTGGTTGGATTGTCGAGTGAAGTAGTATCCCTATTTGGGATGGTTCATAGCATATGTCGTCCACTTTGGATGCGCAAGTCCCAATATTCACAATGTTGGTTAGATGGGTCACATATTGGATGGGGTGAAGATCGGACACGGACGCACATCCTCAGCGAACACCGACCTCCCCGCATCATCCATACGTCCAACAACCAGCACTCTCACACCGAGCATCCGACGCATCAGCGGCACCGCCTGCTCACGCACCCACACCTGCACGGTTCTCCCGCTCACCTCATCGACCAGGTAGAAGCCGCGGCCACGCACATCTGCTGTTCCTTGTAGGACACCTGCAACACCTCTCACGCTTGTTCCCCACCCACGGGGAGAACCCAGATCGTGTTGAAGCCAACCCGCCCTGACTCGTGATCGACGGGGACGTGCAGCCACCCCCACTGTCCTGTGCTGGTGACGGCGGTCAGGAACGCTTGGGAGATGCGTGTTTCGTCGAGCTTCGACACGAGCTGCGCAGTGTCGGGGGTTTGGGAGTCCCAGACGCTCACCTCCTGTTGAGTGAGGGCGCTCAGGAAGCTCACGACACGAACAGGCACAGGCGAAGGTGGTGCGCTTTTGAGGGGGAGCTGGAACCCTTCTGCGGGAGCGTCGTCAGGGTAGCAGTAGCCGCTGGGAGTGAGGGTCCAGTTCTGGCTGGTCATAGGTTGTCCTTTCGAGACAGGTAAGGCCCCGCCGACGCGAACTGGCAGGGCCTCCCCTGGTGGTTACTTCTGGGGGCGCGTGCGTCGACCTTCGCTATTGATGAGATTTTAGTCCACAAGCCCGGCATTTCGATGCTGGGTTGAGGTATTTTCAATTATACATATGGTAGTAACCATGCTACATTTATCCGCATGAGCGCAAGCGACGAACGGTTCACGCATGGTAGGACTTCAGTGCATAACCTGAACTACCACATCGTCTGGTGTACGAAACACCGCCGTAAGACGCTCACGAACGGAATTGACTCAGATCTGAAGGCCATCCTCCGCGAGATAGCAGACGAGCACGGCTACAGCATTCCCCACATGGAGATCAGATCGGACGACCACATTCACCTGTTCGTGTCCGCCCCGCCGAAAATCAGTGTGAGCACCATCGTCAAACAGTTGAAAGGCACGTCCAGTCTCCGACTATTCGCTATGCACCCCGAGCTGAAAAGCCAGTACTGGAGGAGCAAAGGTGAACGAAGCCTATGGTCTCCAAGCTACTGCGTGGAAAGCATCGGCGCTGTCAACGAGCAGGCTGTGGCCAAGTACATCGACAGCCAACGACTGAAGGAGCGTGAATCGAAATGACCAACCGCAAGGTGGCGCAACGCATAACGTTCACGCCGTCCAAGACGCAGGCTGCGTTGCTGGAACAGTGCTTCGGGGCCAGGCGCTTCGCATACAATCAGCAGGTCGAGGCGTTCAACACGTATGACAAGGAGTCCAATCCGCGGCCCACGTATCCGAGCATAACCGCCATGAAGAACGCGAACGAATGGCTGAGGGATAGTCCGATCCCGTCGAATGCGTTGAGTAACGCCATCATGGACTTCCGCAAGGCGCAGTCCGCATATTTCCGCAAAGCTGAGTATGGGAAGCATCGTCCCCGTTTCGCGTCGAAGAGCGACAATGTTCAGTCATTTCGTAACACCATGCCGATGCGCCACATGGACGGCAATCGGTACCCGTTATCCAAGAAGCTCGGGTCGGTGCGCATCCGCAGGCGAGACCGGATCCGCTACCCGCTCGAATCATTGTCCAGCTGGACGGTGAAGCGCGAGAACGGGACGTACTATCTGGTGCTCCTGTTCGACGTAGACGTTCAGCCAAAGCCGCCGGTGGATGGGCAGGTTGGTATCGACTTGGGTGTTAAGGACTTCCTCACCCTGTCCACCGGCGAGAAAATCAACTACCCCGACCGGCTGCGCCGATTGGAGGAGAACATCAAACGGGAGCAGCGCAAGCTGTCCCACAGGAGGAAGGGGTCGAGCAACTACCGCAAGCAGAAGGCCGTAGTAGCCAAGGCATACGCGAAGCTGCGCCACTACCGCGAGGACTTCCAGCACCAACTGTCTCACAGGCTGATAGAAGAGAACCAATTCATCGGCATGGAGACACTGGCTGTTCGGAACATGACGCGGAAGGCGAAGAAAAGGTCGGACGCGAACGGCAAGCCCACGCGGGGCGGTCAGTCACGCAAACGCGCAATGAACCGTTACATACTCCGTAACGGGTGGAGCAGTCTCGTGGGTAAACTGTCCTACAAGGCACAGTGGTACGGGCGCACGCTCGTCCAGGTGGACAGGTTCTACCCGAGCTCCCGACTCTGCCACGACTGCGGACACAAGTACGAGGGACTGCGACTATCGGAGCGCGAGTGGGTGTGCGAGCGTTGCGGAACCTTACACGACCGGGATGTGAACGCTGCGCTGAACATTCGGGATGAAGCGCTTCGACTCACCCAAACCGGACAATAACGTAAAGAAGAACCGACCGACAATCGGGGATAGCCTGCCCAATATGGGAAGCCACTGGACCCTCGACCTAACAGCCGAGTCCAAGCAAGCCCAGTTCGCAGGAATCCTGTAGCTTCAACTACACAGGCGTGTCAAGTATTCGAGCTCTTCGACGTAGAGGCGCTTGGTTGCGCTGATGAGGCCTTCGGCTTTCACCATCTCGGCTACGGTTGTTCGACGGGAACGGTCTTTGGTATGTAGTCCTTCGACGGACACGGCTTCGTAGCGGAACAGGAATGCCATCAGTGTGCCGTTGTACTTGATGCGCTTGTAGAGGCCAGGTGGAACAACGTGGCTGCACATTGCGTACATGAGGGCGTAATGCACATCCCATGTGGGGTCGATGCTTTCGTCCCAGAGTCCGTCCGGCTCGCCGACGCAGTGCTCGTCGAAGTAGTCGTAGCACTCATCAATGCGTCCGGTGACGCATTTGATCCACATATCAATGAGCTGTTCTGGCGCTTTGTTTAGCGCTAGGTAGTTCCATCGCTTTTTGATGAGGGGGGTTGAGCTTGCGGCGGCGAGGGCAGCGTTGTATGCGGTGAAGAAGGTGTGCGCGTAGCGGCCTTCGTTGATGCTGGGCTCGGCGGTTTCGTCTTCGGCGAGGTAGAGGCTGGCGACGGGAGCGAACCCTGCCCAGACTCTCCACTCGCAAGGGTAGGTGTTGCGCATTGAGATGCTGATGGGGGTGTTGAGCCAGTCGCGGGGTAGTAGGTGGCCGAAGTGGCGGAGGCACAGGTCGAGCAGGCCGCAGTGGTGTAGGCACTTGTAGACGTGGGTGGGACCGTCAGATCTCACCACTGCACCAGCAATTGCGCCTGCGAGATCCGCCCTGTCGTCGTCGGTGATGCTGGGGTCAGATAAGCCGTCCTTGATCTTCCGCATAGTCTGAATGATCGTTTCGCCTGTTGCGGTGATGTCTTGGATGAGGTCTTGGGTCCATTTGCGTACTTTGGGCCCGTCAATCTTGTCGGCCAGTTCGATCTCGTTCTTTGGCATGTTGAAAGCCTGAATGTAGAGTGGCGAACCTTCCATCGTCTTCGGGTACTTGGCGCACAGGTCTCGCAGGAAGTTGGCGGCTGTTTTCTCATTTGAGTGGCGGATGAGCTGCCGGTAGAGGAAGGGGCCGTGTGGGCCGCTGAGGATCTTCGCGTCGGTCTCGGTGGGATTATTGAACGGGCGTGGGCGTGTAGGCGTGTTGAAAAGTCGGCGGAAGCGGTCTTCGTCTTGGACGGGCATGAGCTGGGCAGAGTGTGCCAGTCCCAGGTAGCGGAGCAGCGCTGCCGCCGTGTTGTCGTCCACGCCCCTGGCGTTGGTCATGGCGCGGATGAAGTCGCTGTAGTTGTCGGCATCGAGGAGCGCTCCTGCGGGGAGGCGTTTCCCGCTTTGGGCTGTTTCGATGACGCGACGGTAGAGGTCTTCGCCGGAGATCGTCGCGTGGTGTCTGCGTTGTGTGGCCACAGTTTTGATCCTTTGCTGTTAGTTGATTGGCGGGGCTGGGAGTTTGTCGTCGTAGAGGTCATGCTTGTAGGCGAGGTCTTCGCCGGTGCTGAGCGCGTATTGGCCTCGCATGGGTACCCATCCTTGGTTGCCCCACATGTCGATGAGGTTGGTGATGGCCCTGTCGAAGTTGCTGTTGTACTGGGCCCACAGGGCAATGGGGGCAGTGTCCCGGTAGCGGGTGGTGAAGGGGGACTCGCGGACGACGGACAGGTACAGGGACGTGTTGTAGGCGCACAGGGGGAACATGTAGCGTTCGACGGTTCGCGCGAGGGGTTTGCGGGATAGCATCAGCGTGTAGGGGACGATCTTGTCGAGGAACGTCTTAGGGACGCAGTACAGGAACGCGCCGTCAGGGTATTCGTCTGACCGTGGGGCGCGTTGGGCGTACTTGAAGCCGTCAGGCATGTTGTTTGCCTGCTCTGGGGAGAGCCGGAGGTTGACTTGCGAGGCGATGGGGATACTGCCAGAGGGACAGGTGACGGGCTGTGTGCCGGTCTTCTGGTAGTACTCGTCGTAGGTCGTGACCTCGAGGGGCTTGTCGTAGCGGAAGGCGATGGTGCCTTTCAGGGGGGCTGCAACGTCGGGGAGGGATGCGTCCCAGGGCTCGGTGACGATGAAGCGGTCGGTCTCGAACAGTCGGGGGATGTCCCATCCTTGAGGGCGTAGCGCTTCGAGGGTGGGGAGGTAGTTGGCGGGTCGGGACCGCAGGAACGCTGTGTAGGCGCGCTTCTGTTTCTTGTCGTAGTCCTCACCGTTGAAATCTGGCATTCCGAGGGGTTGCCCGTACACGGAGATGGGCTGGTTGCTGGTTTGCTGGTAGGGGCTGGTCAGCATGGCGGGTGTTCCTGTCGTGGTCCTTTCGAGATGGTGAAGCGGAGGGGCAGGGTGTGAGTGTTCCTGCCCCTCCGCGTTAGGGGGTTAGTTGGCGTGCGCCCATTTGCTGAGGGTCATTGTCCGTGACCTGCGGGCGGTGGGGTCTGGTGCAGTCAGGGCGTTGAAGTTCCGTGAGAGCACGATCCAGTGGGGGCTGGTGACGCGCTGTAGGGGGAAGCTCGTCGGGGACGTGTATGCGCCTTGCGGGTAGGTCACGTCGAGGGCTGGGTCGTAGGCCTTGACGAGCTCGATGATCTTGCCGAGGTTCCGGTAGATCTCCTTGTCGAGGGCCGGCATGTTCGGCATGAGGAACGTCATGTTGAAGGGGGCGACGTAGACGGTTGCGGTCTTGCCGGTGAAGCTGGTTTCGACGCGGATCTGGTCGAAGCCAATGAGGTTGCCTGTGCGGGGGTCCGCGACTCCCCATTTCTTCGCAATGTACGTTGCCCGCTTTTCCTCGGGGGTGCCTTTCTTGAAGGGGACAAGGCCTTCCAGATCGTTCTTGTCTGCGAGTGGCGTGTCGCGGAGCAGGAGGTATCGCTCGTCAGACAGAGAGGCGACTGGCGTGTACGGGAGGATAGCCTCGCCGCCCTTCTGTTTCTGGCAGAGTTTCGTCCAGAACTCCTTGTGGGCGACCGTGACGTTGCCGCCGGGCTCGGGGGTCATGCCGACGTACTTGTCGTACTCGGCGAGGTAGTCGGCGCGCGTCTTGCTCCACGTCGTGTAGAACGATTGGGGGATGCGGAGAGTGTCGGCGGTCTTAGTGTCCTCGAGGGGCCCGTGGTCTTCGCTGGCTTGCTCGTAGGTGAAGCTGTTGATGAGCTCGTCGCTCTTGCGGTCAACACCGTCGTTGTACGTGTTGGCGAAGGCGGGGAGTGCTTTCACGTCGCGGACCTTGTTCTGCGTCTGCCACACGCCCTCCCATGTGGAGGGGTTGCCCTTGAAGTGGAGGATGCGCGTGTCGCCCTCGTTGCCTTTGACCCACAGGAATGGGTTGGACCGCCAGCCCTCAGTGCTGCTCCAGTGGCCGGTCATGTCCTCCAGGAGGAACGCCGGGTAGATGAGGCGAGTGTCGAGTTCAACGACGTGGAGGGCGACGCGACCGCCCTTGTGTTGGTGAGCGAAGATCTCAACCTTGGAGGGGGTGCGGCCTGTGGGCCACTTGATTGGGGGCAGGGATGCCATTTGCTTGTTCCTTCCGTGGTTCCCCAGTGGTTGTGGGGCGTTGGCTTTATGGGGAGAGCATTGCTCTCGTTGATGCGGTGACGCTTACGCGAGCGCCCCGGCCACCCTACGATGAGTGTGAGGCAACCGGGGCGCGAGTGGTCAGCAGTACTGCATCCACTGCTCGAGGGTGGGGGCCTTTGCTGTAGCCCCTTCGGGGGTGAGGGCGCGGGCCCATGCGGGTGAGAATACGGAGCAGATGACGCTTTCTGTGTTCTTCGGGGAAGTCACGCGCAGTACCGTCGAGCTTGTCGGCGCGTTGAGGCCAGCTGCTTCGACGGTGCTCATCGCTCGGTAGACGATCTTATCGAGAGCGTCGCACATGGGGACGACGATGGTGCGCTTCCAGGGCTTGACGTAGGCGGCGACGAGGGTGCCGTCGCAGATGCGGGCAATCTCGATCTCTGACGGGTAGATCTGCTGCTGTTCTTCGCTGGCATCGGTTGTTGGCCAGTGCTTCTGGATGTATCGCAGGCGAGACTCGAGTTCCTTCTCCTTGGGGAAGGGGACGATGTTCGTGTCTAGGACGGCCCCGTACTTGGATGCGCTCTCCTCGAAGGCCTTCTGTGCCTGCTGCTTGTCGAGTTCAAGGTCGGGGAAGGGGTAACCGCCTGCGACTCTACAGATGTGGGACCACTGTTCTACGTCTGCGACGGTCCAGGGGTCCGTGCTGATCGCCGTGATGAACTCTTCGGCCCATTCGGGGGTGGGGTGTTCCAGTGGGGTGGGTTCCTGTGCGCCGTTTTGGAGGGCCTGGTTGAACAGGTCGTCGAGTGTGTTCTCGTCGAGAGAGCCGGTCGTCTTGTAGGTGCGGTTCAGGTCTACGCGCCCGGTAGTGGTGCTGACTTTGGAGAACTGCCAGTCACCGCTCCATGTGGACAGGGTGCCCTTGAAGCCTGTGATGACATAGGCGGGGTAGCTGGCCTGTTCTGATGTCGGTGGCGTGTAGACGAACGGGTTGTGGGAGATGTCCGCGTTGAGGAGCCTGGGGTCGATACGTAGGAGGTTCGTCGGGCATGATCGCCTACCTTCGTACTCGTTGTCGAACGTTGCGAGTGCGAAGTACTGGGAGGGAACTCGGTTGTGGAGTTCGATGGTGACTTGCTTGATCTCATGGTTGGCGTTGTCGGGGAAGAGGATGGGGAGTCGCGAGTGCGCTTTGACGCAGCGCTCATGGTCCGTGAGCTCGTCGTCTTCCTCAGCAAGGGGCCCGTCGTACAGGGGAATGATGGTGTCTTCTTCTCCGTCGCTCTCGTACATGACTTCACCTGCTGCTCGGCGCACCTGGTCGATGCTGTAGGTGACCTCCCGGCACGTCTTGATCTCGTCGTCTGCGAAGTCGTAGGCCTCGAGACTGGAGCCCTCATGAGTGAAGAACGTGAACTGGTCGGCATCCAGATCCCAGAGGAAGGACACACCCTCCTGGACGCTGGGATGGGTCTTGACGAACGCTTCGGCTGCTTCACGGCGAGCAAACGCGCGCGCCTCACAGCTGCGCTCAACGACACTCCTGTTGCTCAGTCCGACGTAGCTCGGCTCGGAGCCTCCTACTTCTTCCGTGTAGTAGGGGACAACTGAGTAGCCCTTGAGGGGTGCGCTGCCGTCGAAGCCGTAGTCGCCGTTCGAGTCGATCAGGGCGAACGATTCGACTGTCCCCATGTCGTGAATGGTTTTCTTGAGGACTTTCAGGAAGTCGCTGCGGCTGTAGCCGTCTTTGTCTGCGCGCTGGAGAGCGTGCTGGAGGGCGAGGAATGTGAACTCGCCGTCGTTGACGGTCATGTAGTCAACGCTGATGAGTCCGGTGCGAGCATCGTGTTTGATCGTCGCGTAGAGAGCTGATTGTTCGTTCATGTTCTGGGGCCTTCCTAGTTGGAGGGAGCAGAGGGCCCCGGTCATGGTGTTTATCGCACGACCGGGGCCTTCGCGAGGGTTAGTGCTTGGCGATCCAGTCGCTCAGCTTGATGACAGCCTGGCGGTTGTTGAGGCGCTTGCTGGTTGACCATGCGGGGGAGAACGCAGCGCACATGATGGCCTCACTGTCCTTCGCTGTGAGGCGCAGGTTCGTCAGCGGGGCGTTATGGTTACCCGCGTAGTCGTAGACCGCTGCCGCCAGGGCACGGTAGACGAGCTTGTCGAGAGCATCCCCCATGGGGATGACGAGGGAGCGATCCCAGGACTTCACGTAGGCCTCGACGAGCTTGCCGTCCGCGACAGGGGACAGCTCGACATCTTCAGGCATAACAGGACGGCCAGCAAAGCCGAGGAGCCAGCGGCGCTGGATTGCGTCGAGGCGCTTCTTGACGGGCTTGCCCTTCGGGAATGCGGCGAGGTCAGGCTTCATCGCGTCGGCGTACTTCAGGGCACTCTGCTCGAACGCTTCCTGTAGGCCTGCTGGGGTGTCGGGCATCTGCGTCTCGTAGTCGAAGGGAACGCCGCAGCGCTTCGACCAGTACTCAGCGTCGCCAAGCGTCCACGGGCCGGTGCTCACGTCACGCATGAAGTCTGCCAGCCACTCGGGTGCGCGCCCGTAGTATGCGTCTGGCTTGTGAGCTCCACCTTGGACGGCCTTGTTGAATAGCTCGTCGAGGGTGTTCTCTTCCAGGTTGCCAGTGACCTTGTAGGTGCGGGCCAGGTCCACGCGCCCGGTCTTGGCGCTGATCTTGGAGAACTCCCACTCGCCGCCCCCGTTTTGCGGGTTGCCGGAGAAGTCGGTGACGACGTAGGCGGGCTGCGCTTCAGGAGGGCGATGCGGGCGTGGGTGGGAACGTCGCCGCCTGGCCACTGGAGGGGGAGGCGCTGGGAGGCGCGTAGGGCGATGTCGGACTCGCTCTCCTCCTCAGTGGAGGGTTCTGCGGGGAGCGCTCCTTCATAGAGGCGAACGATCCGTTTTGATGACATTCTGCTGTCGTAGGTGGCTGATGCGTTTGGGTGGCGCAGCTGGTCGAGGCTGTAGGTGATCTCCTTGCAGATGACGGTCTCGCCGGTTGCGAAGTCGTATGCCTCGAGGGCACCCCCGCTGTTGGTGAAGAAGGTGAACTGGTTAGTGTCCAGATCCCACAGGTACGACACGCCATCCTGAGCGTGGCCGTGTTCCTTGATGAACTTTTCAGCGGCCTTACGTTTGGCGAACGCGCGAGGGGTCGAGAAGCGCTCCGACTCCTTGCATTTCGACAGAAGCAGGCCGTCACCCTTATCAACGCCGAGACGGTATTCTTTCCCATCCTCATGGTTACGAGCAACGAAGCAGTATCCCTCCATGGGACTGTGGCGGTCGTAGTACTCATAATCCTCGTCAACCATGTTGAAAGCGCCGATGTGTTCCATGTCGGCGATGGTCTTTTTGATGAGCTTCAGAAGCTCGTCCTGGGTGTATCCGTCCTTGCCCGCGTGCTGTAGGGCGAACTGGAGATTTTCTGTGATGTAAGTGCTCCATTGGACCGTCACGTGGTTGACGGTGATGAGGCCGGTGCGCTCGTCTTGAGTGATTGTGGCGTGTACGGCTCGTTGTCCCATGAGGGGGGTTCCTTTCGGTGAAAAGTGGTTGTGGTGTTTGAGTGTTGGCGGGCGGTCAGAGGATCACGTAACCGGGCGCGGTTGCGGTTTCGAGGGCGACGACTCGGGGCATGTCGTGTGGGATGTTCCTGTGGCCGTGGATGATCGTGATGTCGGCGCGGGCCGCTGCCTCACTGAGGGGTTCCGGGTAGTCCTCGTAGTTGATCTTCCTGCGGTAGGTGCTGGTGCGGTCGTTTGCGCCGTTGGTGCATTCGAGGGCGGTGAGGGTACGGTCCTGGTTTGCTGTGCCGCCGGTGGTGACGTAGTAGGTGCCTCTGTCCGCGTGGATGGTGAGCGCGCAGGTGAGGTGGTTCAGGTGGCGCAGGAGGTCGCGTTTCTGTGTTCCAGTTCGAGTGATTGCGTCGATAACTTCTCGAGCGCCAGGGAAGGCGTGGGCGCTGGCGGCGTGGGTGAGGGTTTCGCGCAGGATGGTCTCGTCGATCCCCTCAAGGAAGATGGTGGTGTGGCCGTGTTGCTTGGCTTGTGTCTCGAAGTACTTGAGGATCTTCCACGCCTGGGCGACGTGTGGGCTGGATGCGAGCGTAGCCCCGAGGAACACCCACGTCACGGCGCGCGCGTCCTTGGTTGCGTCCCACGCTTCCATGAGCGCCTGGCTGAGGGTTTGAGCGCCACCGTAGGCACTCCCGATGACGACGACGCGCTCCCCCACTTTCGGGGTGATCGTCTGTGTGTAGTGGCCGTTGATGGTGGAGCGCACGAAGTCCCGCATGGTATCGAGGTTGACCAGGTGCAGCCCGCAGTCGCGTTCTTCCCACTGGGCAGACACCCACATGTCACGTCCCGCGTATCGGCGGCACTCGCGGGTGCCTTCACGGACTCTGGTCGAGATCCTGAGTACGTCTTCTTCGGGGACGTAGGTGACGGTGCCCGCACGCTTCGCGTTCTGCGCGAGGACCATCTCATCGGTGGCGTTGCCTTGCATGTCGATGACGGCGACCTGGTAGCCGTAGGCGCGGGACAGGTCGGCGAGGTGCTTGAACTGTTGCAGCTCCGGGTTGGTCGCGTCGAAGAACACGTCGCCACCCTGCTCGAAGCGTGACCGCAGTGCGGACTCGAGGACGCGGGAGATCGTCCCCTCAGTGTCCCCACAGATGGACCTTCCGGGAACGCCGTCCCAGTCGGGGACGGGCATGGCGAACACGTCTCGGATCCCGTCGAGGGAGACGACTTGGCCGCGGGCCTGGTAGAGGCTGAGGAAGGTGCTCTTGCCGATACCGGGTGCTCCTCGGACGATGAAGAATGTCCTCATGGTGTTCCTCTCTGGATGATTGCGCCTATAGGGGCAGAGTGCCGCTAGGGGCTCATGTCAGTTGGTTATGCGGATCGGATGGTTAGGTCGCGCAGGTATTCGGATGCCGTTGCGATGTTGATGCCGGTCTTGCTGGCGGCTTCGCGTAGCGTATGGAGCCTGACGCGCTGTAGGTGCTCCGACCTTTCAGCAGGACAGGTAGGGCGATCACCTTTGAGGTCGGCAGCGACCTCAGTCTTTTGGTGATTGCTGATGACACCGAGAGCGTGCAGGTGGCAGAGCAGTTCCTCCGTAGGTGCTCCGTACATGACGGAAGCGTTGGTTGCATCGCGCGATGTCCAGGTGCTCCCGTGGGCATAGAGTGCGCACGGTGGCATGAGGAACGCTCTCCCGAAGTCCTTAGCCTCTTCGATCCTGTGCAGTGTGCCAACTGGTTCAGTGTCGGTGGTGTGCAGGGCGAGGTGCCCTAGCTCGCTCGCGAGGGAAAACCGCTGCGCTACAGCATCCCGTCCTGTTTGCAGGAACACGTAAGGCACTCCCTCCCGCATGAAGGAGAACGTGCTGACCTTTGCTTGCCCCTGGCCGAGAGAGAAGACTCGCACTCCCGCCGTTTCGAGGAGGCGCATCATGCTGTGGACTGGCCTGTCAGAAAGCCCCCATTCAGCGCGCAGGAGTTCAGCTGCGTGCGACGGATCAAGCGCAACGTCTGCCACATCCAGGGGTTGCGGTTGCGGGAACCTCGCGCGCTTGCTGAGATGCTTGCTGAGCTTCACGCCCATGTAGGCATACTCGAGGGCGACGGAGCGCACATGAACAGGAAGCGACAATGGCAGACTCGTCGCTTCGACAGGGATCTCGTTTGCTTCGTCTGGGCGCATCTTCGTTACGAGTTGATGGCATCTCCCATACCGACGCTGACGTAGCGGACGTGCGCGACCTGTTGCCCGTGCATAATGGCGGGGTGTGCGAACCAGTAGCCATTCCCTACGGGGATGGGCTTGTCCGCGTCCAGGCCGTAGTCTGCGCACGTGTCGGGCCTGAGCATGGATTCGCTCCACTGTGTGCCGGAAGCGGAGTTGACTGGCATACACATCGTGTAGCCGACGATGATCCCGTCGGGCGCGACGAGCACACCGCTGAGCTCGCGCATTTGGCGCGTGAAGTCATCTTGCGCATCCTTTATCCACAGGGAGGTGAGCCATGCCCAATGCGCCACGGGGAAAATGTTCGCATCCTTCATGTGGAGGACATCTACAAGGAAGCGCTGGGTTTGGCCCCAGTGGTACTCGAGCTCGGGGGTTGGCATTAGGCTGTCATCTTTCACCTCGACAAGGAACTCAATGCTCTGGTTCACCTGCTGGGCTTCTTTGAGCAGGTTTTGGAACCGTGTATCCCTACCAAGTGGCATGTGTTGGGTTTCCGTCATGATGGTCTCGCTTTCCTGGGATGAAACGCCGTTCAGCGTGTTCGTGATAAAAAATATCATAAATGCGCCTATATGTGCTACTTTGTGGGTATGCAACTGCTCAACATCACAATCAGCAATCACAAGTCGATCAGGGATGAGGCCACCCTCAACCTCGCCCTATCGGCAATACGCACCCTCAATCCGCCAGGAGGCACCCAGTGGGGCGACTACCTGCACCGCCTCGCAGGCATCTATGGCCCCAATGGCTCTGGGAAAACGAACATCCTAGAAGCCTTCCACCACATGAAGAGTGCGATCACTACCCTCCTGCCCCTGGGGGCGAACGCGCTCCCTTACAGGCCATACGACGCATCGAAGCCCACCTGCTACAGCGTCGAGTTCATCCTCGATGACATGCGCTACGAGTACAGCCTGTCTCGGAACGCAGACGGCGTTGCAGGGGAGCGCCTGCGCGTTGCCCGCAAGCGGTGGAACACCATCTACTCGCGCGACGAGCACGGGGCTGTGACCGGCCTAAAAAGTCTCCCCCATGTCAACGTGAACGAACTGGTTCTCACTCGAGCGTCCCTCATGGGCGACCCGCAGGTGAAACCCGTCCGCGACGCGCTCACGACTGGGGTCAAGGTCTTCCGTGTCGGCGCTCCCTCGATGGAGGACGCATACCTACATATCGCCAAGCATCTCCTGTTGCGCCGCCTCGACACGACGGCCCTAAGCACGCTCGCCCAGATCGCAGACCTTGGCGCTACGAGCATCGAGCTGCGCACCCCTAAGCAGTCAGCGCGCTCCACACACCACACGCCCGTAGATAGAGAGGCTGCGGAAACCTCCCTTGCGCGGGCTCTCCCCCACCTTCTCGAGTTCCATTACGGTGAGCACGCAGTCTCTCATACGGCACTCTCAGCGTCTTCGGGGAGCATCATGTGGCTGGCGCTCGCCGCCGCAGCCGTTGATGCACTCACCAGCGGGCAGGTGCTTGTCGTAGACGACCTGACTGCCTCCCTCCACACGGAGCTTGGTCGCATCATCATCAACTGGTTCACCGCCTTCACCGTCAACCGGACGGGAGCCCAGCTCATCTTCACGACCAACGACATCGCACTCATGGACATTGGCCGCGGCCCCATCCATAACCGTGAGCGCATCTGGTTCACAGAGAAGAACAGCGCACAGGCCACCACGCTCTACCAGCTCTCCGACTTCACCGGCCTACAGTCGGGAAGCAACATCACCAAGAACTATCTCGAGGGGCGATTCGGAGCCACACCCTACACGTGCCCTTCACTCATCCACCACCTTCTCGCCAACTGACGACAGCGTCACTACGGCGACCGGGCTCCACACGCGACGAAGAGGAGGGAACTACCCGAAAGTAGATCCCTCCTCTTCTCGCAGGTGCGATCAATTAGAGATGCCTACGCCTTTCCGTTGAGTGTCGATGAATGAACTCATACTGGAACGGGGAGTGAAGGATCCAGTACGTCGTCCATGTTCGAGGGTCAGCTTTGATGAGCTCCGCGTAGTCCTTAAAATCGAAGCCATTGTGGGTGTACCACCAGTCCCTCAAACTGAACAGTTCGTCAGCTGTCCCGTGGAAATGGGGGACTTCCTGCCCCTCGTATGTGCACGTGTCCCCTCGGCCCGTGCCGCCAACTGCGACGACATAGCTACTACGGATGTTTACTTGGTAGCCTTGGACATCTGCTCGTGAGTAGAGTTCATTTGCCAAGCGCGCGCGCTCATTTGCAACTCGCCCTCCCTCTCTTCTTTCAGGCGCATCCTCAACCTCATAAGGGGTAATGATGATATGCCCGTCGGGATCCATCCGAGTGCCGTTGGTCCTATCAAACACGTTGAAGGCATCATCACAAGAAGGAGATTGGCCCCACGTGTAGCTTTCGTGCACAATATCTCGAACATTTCCAGTGCGCACGTAGTCCAAAATGCGCTTAGATTCGTCTTTTGTGAACACTGCGTCCCTTTGGGGCGACTTTTGCATAAACGCCCAGAAGACATTCTTCACGATGCGAGCCTGTAGCCCGCCCCAGTCAACCTCAATCTGGGAAGTGGGAACATACGCATCGTGCCGTAGCTTCTGGTTCGTCCGCACATGCTCACGGTCGTAATTGTTATTGAAATAGTCCGGCCAGGAGTACCATGGAACCGCAAAGAAACAATCCAGTGTCCTGTCGATAAATGACCCAAATGTTGAGTCATTAACATACTCTTCGCTTTCTCCAAGCAAGAGCTGGCGACTCGTTTTAACGTGCTCCAGATCGGTCTCGGTGAGGTGCAACTTGTTTAGGAGCATGTCTACAACTTCGCTGCGTTGTTGCCGCTCTGCCTGGCGTTCTTTGTTCATTGGCACGCCGTTGCGACGCAGGTGGTTTTGAACAGAAGCCCACTGCTTATTCATGCAATGCACGCTATCGAGTAGCGGCAGCGTGTCAGCAATCGCCTGCATAAGCGTTCTGATGTCCCCAAAAGTGGGGGCCTGCTGAGCTGTCGGCCTGACGGCAGCATCAAGTGCCTCGTGTAGTTCCTTTTGCTTAGAGAGCAAAGGGTTCAGCAAATTGAGATGAGGAGCAATCGCCGACAGTTCTTCTTCTCCGCAAGATTCCACGTATGACGTGTCATATATTCCTGCGGACACGCAAGCCTCCAGCAGAGAACGGTGTTCATCTTTTGAGTATGGCTTCTTGCTGCGTGTTAGCGCACTGATGATAAGTGCATCCACGGCGCTAATTCTCGACGGAAGCAAACCTCGAAGAAGCTGGGTGGTTCCAAGCACGGGGAACGGGATAAAGTGCGCGAGGAAGTCAGCGCAGTCACTACGTACCTGCTCGCTACGCCCTTCTTCGACAGCGAAGACGTACTCGTGTGGAAGGAACGTGTTGAGTTCACTTACAGGCTTACCCTGTTCTCTCTCACACGCTTCCCACCATGAGCCCTTTACGCGAAGGTACGCGCCGAGAGGGAGACAGTTCAGGTCTTGTAGCGGCTTGACTTTGCTGCGCTTCTCCTGAGCCTCATAGAGGGTGCGGAGAACACCGCTGGTTTTGAGATGCCATCTCAGTGCTTTAACAGCATCCGCGACAGGCTGGGAGATTCCCTCAGTGGCGATGGCGTTGACGCTGCTGTTGTAGAGGTTGATGCGCTCAACCGCCACCCACCCCTCTTTCTCAAAAAGAGCGGTGTAGAACTGGTCGGTACGTGGAGCTGCGTCATGTAGCTGTGTTAGAACCTTGTGCTGCTCGACCAGCTTTTCTTGCTCCGGGGTAGAGACTCCGATCAGCTCCATGACGGAGAGCAGTTCTCCCAGGGTCTTCGTGTCTTCGGCGGAGACCGGCAGATCCTCCACCTTCAGCAGTGGAAGATCTTCGGGGAGCCTGTACAGGCTCCGCACGTTCTCGGGAGTGGCTGCGCGGATCAGCGGAGCATACGCTGCCCAGTCGCCCTCGCCGCGGATGCCGGCGCGCAGGATGTTGCGAACTCGGTCATGGATGGGGTACAGGTCGTTGGGGAAAGACCCGTGACCGGCTTCTGGGCTGGCCGGATCGCAGTACGTCTCCTCGCTGTCGAACACTGCGCAGCACTGGGTGCGCAGGTCGTCAACAAGGGCTTGCACCCACGGCTCAGGGTTTTCCACAAGACTCAGGCGAACGCCGTGGAGGTAGGACTCGCCATAGGGAAGACCAGACAGGTTCTCCACTACCTCCTCGCGATCAAATACGCGCTCCCGAGCCTGCTGTTCTGATTCTTTTGTCAGCCTCTCCTTGTTTGAGGTCGCAGCGTCGCTCGAGGAGTGGAAGTCAACAAGGCGAAGACTGCCCTCCTTGATGCGCATTGTTTCGACATCCAGCACTGCTTCACAGGTGAAGGAGCGACCGTACTCCACCTCGGTCAACGTCTCGTCGCCCACGTGCGTGCTGACGGGCGCGGAAACGGTCGCCGCAAAAGACACGGTGATGGTATCGCTTCCCTCTGACACCTCAAAGGACGTATCCCTTTTGAAAAAGTTTGCAGGAGTGTTGAACGGCACGATCTTTGCCTGTGGGGATGCCAAAATGGCATCGTTGATCTCTTTTGTGCTGCGTTTGATCTTCGCGCCGTTCTTGACGGCAAGATCCGCGAGGAGACTCGGGTTGTACATGTCACTTCTTCTTTCTTGTCAGTAGATGGGGACGTAGTGGGCGATAACTCGACGGCCAGCCTGTACCTGCTCAGCGAGGTCTTCCGCGAGTGAGTGGTCATCCCATGCGCCTTCATCGGGGCTGCGCCACAAGCGCTTGAACTTCATGTACTGGCGGTCCTCATGCGTCTTGCCATGGCCAGGGCCTACGGTGACGATCACTGTCCCCAGAGGGAGGGTGCGTAGGTCTACCTCGCCGTGCATGTCGATGAATGCGATGGCGGGCATGTCCTTGCGTGAAGCCATGATCGGGGTTCCTTCCTGTGCGGCTTTTGACTACTGAGCGTCCGCGTTCTAGTGCGCGGCCTCGTAGGCTTCAATGATGGTCGGGCCGAGTCGGCCTCGCGTGGATGACGTGTAGCCCTTCTCGATGGCCCAGGCGCGGATCTCTGCCGTCTTCTGACGCTGAGCGCGCCCCGTACTGGCGCTGCTGGACCTGCGTGACGACTTCCGTGAGGTCACGCGCCGACCGTTGGTGATGTAGGGTGCGAACGCCTCGCGGAACTTGTCTGCGTTCTTGTCAGACAGGTCGATGGTGTAGTGTGCGCCGTCGATGCTGAACCTGATGGTGCGGGTGGCTTCAGAGCCGTCGAGGTCGTCAATCATCTTGGTGACCTGGTATTTCTTGAGCATTTGTTGCTCCTTTCTGATGAATTGTTCCTTAATGCCCTACTGTAGCATTACGCGCATTACTGCGGCAACATTAAAAGCGTTACAAGGCCGGGCAAAACCACGGTTTTGCAAAAAGGGGGAGGCCCCGGAGAGTATTACATCTCTGGGGCCTCCCTATTTGCTGACTGGGGTCAGTTCTTGTTCTGGCGGCGGCGGGCCACCAGGAGCGCGCTACCGACGACGGCGAGCGCGCCAGCGCCAGCGATCAGGCCAGCGTCGGCACCCGTCTTAGCCAGCGTGCCACTGCCATTACTGGCGGGAGTGGAAGGCGTGGGGGCCTTGGGGGTCACCGGAGGGGTGTCCGGGGTGCTGGGCGTGTTGGGGGTGACAGGGGTGGTCGGCTTCGGCTCAGGTGTGGGAGCCGGAGGCGTGGAGGGCTCAGGCGTAACCGGGGGCTCCGAGGGCTTCGGGTCCGGGGTCACGGACGGGACGCTGGGCTCGGGATCCGGGGTGACCGGAGGAACGCTGGGCTTCGGGTCGGGAGTGACCGGAGGAGTAGAGGGTTCCGGCTTCGGATCCGGGGTGGGCTGCTCGGGCGTGGGCTTCGGATCCGGCTTAGGAGCATCCGGTGTCGGAGCAGGCGTGGGGGCCGGGGGCTCCGAGGGCTCCGGGGTGGGCTCAGGCTTCGGGTCCGGCTTCGGTGCCTCCGGGGTGGGGTCCGGTGTCGGAGCGGGCGGCTCAGGGTCGGGGGTGACCGGAGGCGTGGACGGCTCCGGTGTCGGCTCCGGTGTCGGGTCCGGGGTCGGAGTTGGCGTGGGTGGAACCGGCTTGGCGTCCTCGTCGGACCCGACACCG